AATTAACTTCACCACTCACATTAAGGTTAGAATTAGATGCGATGGCACTCGTAGTTGGTTCATTAATGTTAAGACTTGAAGTATTTAAATTATTCACAGAGAAATTATCTCGTTGAGTGGGTGGGGGGCCTTCCCCACCTTCATTATTTTCATTTGTATTACCCTCACCTGTAACAGGTTGAACCTCCGTATTATTTGAACGTTCAGTAGGCGTTGCGGTCGAACCAGGAAAAAGGTCTTTAAGTTTGTCCATAAAATCCCTTTTAAAATCAAATTCCCCAAATTTTATAGCCGCCATATCGAACGCTTCTTGAATAAACCCATACGCAGCATCCGCAAAATCATCGGCCTGGTCTGGACTTACTTTTAATTGACTTAATCCCAAAGAAAACGCTTCGACAACTTTATCAGGTATTTGAAAAAATTCTTGTGCCCTTCTTCCTTTACCTCTTTCACCTTTATCGTTCTCACCTTTAAGAGAGTCAATTACATTGGTACTAGACGTTACTAAACCTTCCGCGATATCTGTAAAACCGTCACCTTGTGCTAATTGTAGTCTAGTCATATTCGTTAGAACTGATTGAGCCGCGGCTATTTCATTGAGATATCCCATCGATTTTTTAGCAACATCTAGTTCATTCATCGCATCTTTAGCTACAACTTTTTCTAATGCCGTGTAATCATTAGCTGTCATATCATTGAAACCTTGACCAATTTGTCTAAGTGTCCCATCAGGCATAGTAATATCAATATTACCGTCTTTATTAATCTTACCAAGATTAGAAATTAACTCTTTTTGTTCATCACTTACACCACTAAGATTACCTAATATATCTAATTTCTTATTTTTTTGAGCTGCCTTCATAGCTAATTCGGTCATCTCTTGGTAACCCATTCCAGCTAAATCCGCGGCCTCTCTAAGTCGATACATCTCAGTAACAGGGATATCAAATTCACCCGTTTCTTCGTTAAAACTCACTGATGCTGCGGCCATACCAACAACACTATCTTGTAGACCTTCCATATCCGTTTGAGCCATGTGAAGTAACTGAAATGGGTCACCTAGTTTACCAATGGCACCACCTAACATTTGGAAACCTGCGGCGGTTTCAATCGCGGCTTCAGGGGACATTAATTTATCAGCTAAACTAACAGTTGTACCCATATCAATTCTTAAAGATTGAGCTTGTGCGACCATATTAGAAAGACCTTTCACACCATCTTTAAAATTATATGATGTCATTAACTTTAAATTCTTGTTAACACCACCCATAAATTCTGAGACATTTAAACCATATGACCGAGCCTGTTTTGTCATACCTTCCATTGTTTCCAATGTTTTGTCGGTTGTATAACCTAATGTATCAAATGAAGTCGCCATAGTAGCTAATTCCGCGGCAGACATATTAGCGGTAAAACCTAAGATTTGAAATGCCTCAATTTGTTTGTCAGAGAAAAATGTTAATCTCATCATGGACTCATTTAGAGCCCCATATAATTTAATATTATCTTCAACACCTTTTCCAACTAATAAAGTATTTTCTGCGGCGGCAGCGGATGCTTTTTGTATTGCGTCACCAACAATCCTTGTGGACCCCATAGTCTCTCTAGCGGTATTTGCAGCTACAGTATTATAACCCGCCACGGAGTTAATTACTCCTTGTATATCGGTTAAACTATTTTTAAGATTTTTAGTGAAATTAAGAAGAGAAATATCAGCCAGTTTAATATTACTGGCAATATTACCCGTTACCTTCTCCATATCAGAATTGTTGGTCTGAAACATAAACATATAAAATATCTTTTATTATAAATATCGTTTATCTAGATTTCTGTCGTTGTTTTTCTATCTGTTCGTTTTTTTCTTGGAATTCAGAAGAAAGTTTATCAATAAAAAACTTTCTCTCAAAGGTGGGCATTAATTGTAGGTCTGAGTAAGACATATTAACATGTTTACTTAGATAATAGAACTCATCGAGCATAATTTTCCTATAGTTAGAAGAAAGGACGAAAAAACTCTGCCCCAAAAGTGATACGCATAGTCACTTTTTCTCCTGACGGGGCTGTAGTAGTTCTATTAAGGTCCAACTTAGGTTCACAATCTTTCATTGTGTTTCTAATAAATTTTGAATCCATAATAGGTAGCGTACTTATAAAGGTTGATATTTTTTCTCTATTTTCATCCCCATCTATGGAAATGATTAACTTTTCTAACCGTTTAGTAACAAGAGGTACCGTTACTCCGTCAGGGTATAAATCAGGTAATTCAGATAACTCATTAGTATCTTGAATATTTAAAAGTCGACATACAACATTGACACCTGTTTTTGGTAAATTAAATTCAAATAAGCCCTTTTCATTAGGTTTTATCTTAGTTTTTTCAATGTTTAATTCATCTAAAGCCACCTTAAAATTAAAATCCTTACCTGTTTTTGGGTCTTTTAATACAAAGTTATAGTCAGAACCAAACGCAGTATTTCTTAAAAATATTAATACAGCCTCGGCGTCCCCATCTAATAATTCGTTAACATTAAAATCAGGTTCGTAAATTTTATTTTTTAGTAATGTCATCACTAAGTTTTTACTTCCTGAATTAGATAATAATAAGTTTTCATCCTGAGCGGTTAAATAACCGACTTTAAGTGATTTTTTCTTATTAGTGTAAAAAATACCTTGCGATGGTAATGGTACCACATCGTGTGGTAAATTCATATTTGCTTGTCCGTATTGTTTTCCTTGGTCCATAATAGTTTATTTAAATAAAAAACCATAGAAGTTCAATGACCTCTATGGTTTTAAATATACAATTGATTGGTTTATTATCAATACTTGTTTTATATTAGTATACCAAAATACATCTATCAGGACGTAATGTAGCTGTAATAGTAGCTAACGCATCATCACTATATCCTAAACTATCGAAATTAACATCAGTTAAAAATGTTCCTTGTAGAATCCATTTTTCAACCGCCACACCTGTTGGGTCTAACATCTCTAGGTCTAAGTCTTTCTTATAACCTGCAGCATATCCCATACGTCCTGTTACGGACTCTGAATGTAATCTAACCCACTCCATTAACGCTTGTGACGCTGATGGTCCAATTGGGTCACGGAATGTAACGTTTATCGTGTTCCACACGAATCTACCTGCTACGTATGTAGAGGTGTTTAAAAAAGGAATCTCTGTTGACCCGATTTGGATGTTAGGTCTTGATGTAGACTCAACATACCAAGAATTAATACCCAATGAAGATGGAAACGATAGTATAAATCGGTTCTTCCTTTTTGGTTCATAGGGAACGGGCATTTTCATTAATAAGTCTGCCATTGTATTTTGGTTTTATATTTCTTTAGTTTATTTAATTATAAATATCCAGTTTAAAAGTTTTTCTATTTACTTTTATTTTTTTTTCAGTAATCTACTAGAGCAAATAAAATATAATAATAATTATACTTCTTTTTTATCTCCTCCTTTAGTTAAATACATTTTAACTGGTTTATCTTTATATTCTTTATCTAAAAATGCTTTAATCTTTTCTACATTGCCTGGGTCATCGTCAGAAAACCCAATCATAGGTATGAAATTATTTTTTATATCATTTTTAAGAAAGGCTTTTTTACCAATTCTTTCACTCATTTCTTTCACATACGCGATAAAACTCCTTAAAGCTTTAATTTTACCCTCTTCAGGGTCAGCAGCGTTACCTTCACCATATGTTACAGGATGGTATTTATTTAAATCCAAATAATCATTAATCATTACGGACGAATCCTTTTCCTCGTCACCCGACATATTACGATACTTTTTAAGATTGTCAATTAAAGACTCCTTGCTAATACCGTTATGGTTAGTCACAATCATATTATAAATCGCTTCACGTAATACCGATGGTGTGTGACCTCTTGCAGTGATTATTGAAAAAATTGACCCCCCGTTTATCGCTTCAACAAAATCATTCCACGATGGACCTGGTTTTGCTAATAGGGAGTCCACTATAAAGGCGTTATCACCCTTAACTCCGAAATTTCTGTAAGGGTCATCGGCATACCCTACAATCATTTTACCCTTATATTCAAAAGGTTCTTTACCAATCATACCTCGATAGTCGGCGAAGTCTTCTGTTGACATTCCCACCTCCTCGTCCTCATCGGACAAAAGTATGATTTGTGTCGGCATAGTCGCAATATTATCATCCCAATCAAAAGCATAATACTTTAAATCGGGATTACCTTCAGGGTCAAACCCTTCTTGTAATTTTTTTTCGTGATAAAATTCTCTAATAACCTTCTTTAAACTCATCTTTCTACTTAGTTTTTCTTATTAATTTTTACCATTAGTCTCTCTAATTGTGACTCAGATATAACAATATTCTGAGGTTTTTTAGAAAAAGACTTTTTTCCGTCAGACTTTACGTTTAACGACTCGTTAAGTGTTTTTTTCTTGAATTCCATTTTATTTTTGTTTAAACGTTTAATTGGCTAAGAGGAGGGAATTAACCCTCCTCCTTAATATAAATATAGTTAGTTATTAAATATCTTCAAAAGATGCTCCTGTAGGAGTAATCAAGAATTCAATATCTATAAATTCAAGTGCTCTTGTTGGTTTCAAGTAAATTTTACCTGTTAACGTATTAGAGTCTAAATCTTCAGGTGTATTTGAAACTGTAACTCTAAAGTCAATCAAACCTCTGTCTCTTCTAATACTATCTAAGATAGGATTAACTGAGTCTAAGAACTCTTGTCTAACTTGTTCATCGTTTTGTTCGAATAATAATCTTACCGCTACTGCCGAAATTAACTTACGTGCTTGTAGTAATAATCTTCTAACATTTATTCTATCAAGTGCAGATTCTTTAATCTGTAAAGTTTTGTTACCCCAAATAACTGTACCAACATCAGAGAAGGTTGCTATCGGGTTTAATCTACCTTGATAAAGTGTATCTCTATCTTCTTGTGTTAGTTTTTTACGTGCTTTAACAGAATTAACTAAACCTCTCGTGTAACCCGCTGATGCGAACCATGGGAAAGCGATGTTGTCTGTTAATGCTAAGTTTCTAACAACTTCACCTGTTGGTGGAAGATAAATCTGTGTATTATTAACCGTATCTCTTGTAAGAATCCATGGGTAATAAGTTGCAGTGTAGTTAGAGTCAATTCCTGTATCCTCTAAATTATCTACCGCCTCTTCAGGATAAATGAAGTCCGTATCGAAATTCCCTAAAGAAGGTGTAAACATATTATAATCAGGTGTTGTACAAATATAAACTGAATCCGCTCTGTCCTGTTCAATCATGTCAATTGCTGACTCAACTAAATTTGAGTTGTTAACATAATCAATACCAGGTGTAGTAAACACGTTAATGTTAACTGATTCAGGATTATTGAATGTGTACTGACCCCATAAGTAAGCGTAATAATCAGTGTTAGCCCAAGTTAATTTATCTGGACCTACAATTTGTTTAAATGCTCCCCACCCTGTTGCGGTTGGATAAGTTATTGATGGTGCAGCACCTGCTCTAAATCCAGCAGCTCCTAATTGGTACCTGTCACCATTAGTTCTATATTGCCTGTAAATGTCCCATCCGTCAAAACCTCCTGATGGTACAACAGTGAACTTACGTGCATTTAATCTATAATATGGGTTACTTTCACTTTGAGGTTCCCCGTCAAAACTAGCGTCACCAACTTCAAAAGCGGTTTCACCTGAAGTAACATAGTTAGATGAAATTAAAATAACCGTTGCTCCTGAATCCATATGGTAACCTTTAGTTAGGTAAGACCATGGTTGTGAATCAGTAGCGGTCGCTAAATTAGTAGGATTTTGTTTTCCTTTATATGATAAGAAATCCGCATCTATACCTGCGGTGTTAGAAACACCTAAGTATGTTCTTCTTACTCTATCACCTGAACTTCTTGTTTCATTGTCTGTACCTGAAGCCGCACCAAATGGTGGGTTCCAAATAACTTCACCCGGTGTGTCATATTTTGTTTTATATTCTAAGAATGGTGATTTAACCCCTGAATACTGTCTAGTTTGATATCCTCTAAACCCACAAGGTAGTGAATCCATAGGTGCATCTTCATTCATTTCTAACATTATAAATCTTGACCTTAATTCAAATTCACCATTAGATGTACCAATTTTCTTAGCTACAAAACTATTTTGGTTGATATCCATCGTACAGTTAGTGAATTTCTCTAAAACTACAGGATTTGCGTCTGTATCGAAGAAATCACGTACTACAACATCAAAGGTTCCATTATTAAATGAGATATTCATAATTGAAACTTTTACCTCTCTGTTTGCAGCATTACCGTCAGATATTGTTATAACTTTAAACATATCATAAACTTGGTTACCTCTCAGTTCTGAAACAAAATATGGAGTTTCAGGTGTTTGATATTGTTCTAAATACCAACCAATACTTGTGTTAGTTCCTAAATCTTGTCTCGCACTTGGTAAATCAGTTAGTGTACAATTTAAACCACGAACACGACCTAATCTATAACCAGTATTTAATAAGTTATAATATTCTTCTTCTACGAATAAAGGTACTTCAGATTTTGGTTTTGCAAAATTCGATTTTCCGAATACCTTTGATAGGTAATTGGAATTAGATACGTTAAATGATGTTTGGAAAAAGAAATTATCTCCATTTGCAGTTGTTGCTGAAAGACCAAATGTAGAGAAAGGGTTAGTATTAACCTCCGAGTAAACACCCGTACAATCCATGTTAACATCAGTTAATCCTGATACTTCATATACAGGACCATCATCAGAAGTATATGTATCGATACCTCGTGAACGTAAAGTTGCTACTACCACATCATGATAATCATTATACGGTGTACCTGTATAATTAGTTACGTAAACTTGAGCGGTCCCTTGATATTCGAGACCAACCGTATTTACTAACGTGGTTACACCAAAGCCGAAACCTGTACCATTATAAACACCATTAGATTCTGTAAATAATGCGTAATACCATGGGTCGTTTACTGAGTCAGTTAATTCTATTGATTCAAACTGTATATTTTCAACACCTAAAACATTTACGTTACTTACGTAATTAGGTGTAGTAGTTACTCCTGTAATATTATCATATGTGGTCGAATCGACTGCTCCCCAAAAATAGGAGGTTTGTCCCGAATTTGCGTTGTTTACAATTTCAGAATAGAAATAACCTTCCATATCTGATTGTAAAGTTGATTCACCGCCAGTATATGTTGTATATGAATCTGTTATCACACCTTGAATTGAAGCGGGTAGACCACCATAATTGGTGATAGCCACACTTGTAGATGTTCCTGAAACTCCGGAGAATGACACTGTAAATGGTCCAGTTTGTCCCGTAGCGGTCGTTCCTGAACTATCTAAGTTACCGATAGTTGTTATTGACCATGAAGGTCCTGCGTCATACCCTGATAATCCAAGTACCCTTGTTACAAACAATTGATTTGATTGTTGTAGATAAGACTTAGCTATATAAGCCGCCTCATACTTAGGTATCTGAGTATTTACAAATTTAGTTGGATTTGTACCACCAAAATAGGATTGGAACTCATCGTAATTAGTAATGAAAATCGGCTCGAATGCTGGTCCCGAAATTGTTTCACCTACTAACCCAAGAGTTGTTACTCCTACACTTTGTGCTACAAAACTTAAATCTCTTTCTGATGTATAAACACCCGGAGATACGAATACTTTGTTAGATGTCGCCATTGTGTAATTTTTTTCTTAAGTTTTTATTTATAGATAAATATTAGCAAAAAGATGAAAAAACTATTACATAAAGAGTATATTTATATAGAGTAGGAAAAAATTCTACCTTTTTTCTACTTTTTAAAAAAACATGGATGAGTAAAATAAAAAACATAAAAATTTCACCTGAGTCACATAAGACTTTAAAACTATACTGCGAAAAACACGGTTTAAAGATTTATAAATTCTTAGAAAAGTTAATTGAGGATAATTGTAAAGAAGTTAGAGATATCTACGGAGAGTAATTATAGAAGTCTAGCTTTAGATTTTAATACTGACTGTTTGGTTATATCTATTTTAACTACATCAATCTTAATCTCATCATTAGTTGATACCTTTATTGTTGCGATATCATCACCAATATAGTTATCATTAATATAAACGGAATAACTATCTACATTAGACGTTTCTAATATTGTTAAATCAATTTCATATCTGTAAGTTTCAGTTAAAGATTCTAAACCACTAACAAAAATAATGTCTAAATCAAAATCACTTGGATTCGAAGGTAATTTCTCAACTCTCTTACCAGTATTAAGTAAATCAACCTCAAATATAGTTGCGGTTCTAGATATTGCAGGAGACACCTCAAACTCTTCTTCATCTAATAAGAATCCCATCATTAAGAATTCGTAGTTTTGTACGTAGTATTTTCTTTTCTCAAGTTCTAAAACGGATTCGTCAGATGAACTGTTTAATATCATTGGTATATAGTGACCCTTTATTTCTGTATACGCTTGTCTAGATGAAAATTTCTGTAATACCTTTTTATTAAAGTCATTTAACTCTCTCATTCTATTACAGAATATTTTTACATTGTAAGTAATATCTACAGGAACGGGTTGAGGTATTTTATATATGTCCATTCCTTTTCTTTGTCCGTCCCACGTTGGTACTTTAGCGTAATAGAATTGTCTTCTATTTGGTATTGTATATTGTAATGATGGATTTGTCCCAAACTTAACATCGGGGTTTCTAACCGTGGCAACAAAAGGGGGTTTAATATTTTTATCTAAATCCTGAAAATTCCAAGTCTCAGTAAACTGAGCCCAATTTTGTGTGGTTATAATTAAATCTATATTTTTTATATTCTTCCCGTTTACTGAAATACCTAATTCGTCTCTAACAAAATCTAACATACCCCTATCTAAATCTGCATGTAAAATGGATTTTGGTAAATAGGTACCATCTTCTTGAATTTGTTCAAGTAGTTCCTCTCTTCTCTGATGTAAAATTTTATCAGGAGTTAAAGGTAAATATTTTTTTACATTTTTAGGTAGTCCCATTATTTTACAGTTTCACTTATAAAAAATACTTTATTCTTAGAGTTAATCATTTCAACCTCGTTAGCATTGTAAATTGGTTCCTCACCATCTTTTCTAACGAATGAGTCATACTTATACGGATTATACGTTATCACATTCTCATTTGGCTCATCAGGTAAGTTTTCACACGGAAACGTACAAAAATCCATTAAAGTTCCAATCACAAAGGCATGTACATTTTTTCTCATTTCATCTCTTACTTTTTCTTTACCTCCTTGTCGTACTCTAAATTCAACATCTTTTAATTTAACATAATCGGCATACATTACAATTTTATTTTTATATGATACTGAAAATGTGTGTTTATGTAAGTTATAGTATACCATAACTTTTTTACCTATATAATTAACTTCTTGATTATCGTTACCACATTTATGACAGATATACGGGTCGTGGCCACCGTCACTTAAATCCCAAGACCACCCACAATCATCACACACAACTTTTTCACCTTCAATACCTTCACACATATGTGACATACGGGTTTTAATAAAATTTATTTCTTTTAGTAATTTTTTCATATTCCTCTAAATTCCCCGTCATTAACAGGTGCTGCAATTATACTTCGGTAAAATGGTTTATATCCACCATAAGTATGTTTATTGTCGCTAACAACACGACCATCATTAACAACAGAGTAATACCTTACTCGGTCCTCAGTTTCATAATAACCTAAATAATCGCCATAATCGATGTCAATATTTAACTCGTCTAACGCGTCTTGGTAAACACCAACCTTTAAGTTACCTGGTTCTAATTGTGATAAATTAGCATTAGAATAATTTTGATTTTCAGGTGTCTCGATAGTTACGTATCCTTTAAATTCAACAGGAGGTAAAAACTGTATTCCGTCCTCTAAAGATTCTCCATACACATCATCGGTTTTAGTTTTTTGTCTATCGACCTTATATAGAACAACGGTGAAATGCATATCACCTTCAAGCCATTCACGACCCATATTTTGTTCTAATCCAAAATCCTCGGAACCGAAAAACTTTTCTAAACGCGTTATTGGTATCTTTCTATTACTCATATATTGATAAATAGTTAGTTTATAGTTATATTATAAATATTAGATTATGGAAAGTAATAAAGATAAATTATCTAAGATACCTGAAGTTAGGGCGCAACGTACATTAGAAGTATACGATGGGTTCAATAATTATATACAATCTATTCAAAAAAAATTTAAAGAACAAAAACATTTTAAATTAACAAGGGCTCAAGCCGACTACATCAATAGTTATCATGAGTTAGTCCCTAAAATAGCCAGAAAGTGGGTGGACTTAGATAGTTACTTCGGTAAGAAGATGATGGAAGATAAACTTCTTACAAAAGTACCTGAAAAAGTTTACATTGAAAAACTTTTGGTCGAAAAAGATAAATCTTTTCACATATGGGGTAAAATATTTGAAAATGAAAAATTACATTCATTTTGGTTACCTCGTGTTGCACTAATAAAATCACAGGAAATTGAAAAGGTTCAAATAGATTATACTAAATACTCTCATAGACCTCCGTTAGAACATCAAATAGAATCTATTGAAAAATTAGCGAGTCATAAGAAATATATCTTAGCTGATGATATGGGGTTAGGTAAGACTACCTCAACCGTCATTGCTGCTTTAGAGTCGGGAGCCGAAAGAGTATTAATTGTTTGTCCAGCATCTTTAAAAATTAATTGGAAACGTGAAATTCAAAATTATACCGAAAAAAGCATATCAATAGTCGAAGGTAAGAAATGGGAAAGTGCCGATTTTGTTATTATTAACTATGACATATTAAAGAATTTTCATGATATAAAAAACAAAGAAGAATCAATAATATTGCAAGAAGGGTTTGATTTAGTTGTTGTCGATGAGGCACATTACATTCAAAATGTTCAAGCAAAAAGAACTAAATTAATTAACGACATAATAAATTCAATAGGTAAGGTATGGTTACTAACGGGTACTCCAATGACATCAAGACCAATTAATTATTATAATTTATTAAATTTAGTAGAATCACCTGTGGCTTATAATTGGATGGCGTACGTAATTAGGTACTGCGAAGGTTATCAATTTAATGTGGGTAATCGTAAAGTGTGGAACGTAAATGGGGCGTCTAACTTATTAGAGTTAAGAGATAGAACCAAAACGCATGTTCTTAGAAGATTAAAACAGGATATTTTAGATTTACCTGATAAGATTATCACTCCCGTTTATTTAAATTTAAAATCTAAAGAGTATATGGCACTTATGGGTGAATACTACGATTGGATGGAGGATGATAGGGAGAAAAAATCATTAACCGTACAATTTTCTATGTTAATGAAAGTCAGACAAATAATTGCCGAAAATAAAATAAAAGAAACTTGTGAGTTAGTTGAAAACATTATTGAACAAGGAAAGAAAGTAATTGTCTTTACCAACTTTACTGACACACTAAATAGAATTGCGGACCACTTTGGTAAAAAGGCAGTTAAATTAGACGGTAAGATGAGTAAAGTTGCTCGTCAAAACTCTGTAGACCAATTTCAAGAAAATGATAAAATAAAAGTTTTTGTTGGTAACTTAAAAGCTGCAGGTGTTGGTATAACTCTTACCGCAGCAGAGGCAGTAGTTATGAATGATTTATCATTTGTTCCTTCTGACCATTCACAAGCCGAAGACAGAGCGTATAGATACGGACAAAAATCTAATGTTTCTGTATTCTACCCAATTTTTGAAAACTCAATAGAAGGTATCATATATGATATTTTATCTAATAAGAAAAATATTTTTGAAACGGTTATGGGTGATAATGAGGAGAGAGGGGACATAATGGAACAAATTATTAATGAAATATCAGTTAGAAGATAAAAAATTATAATTAACCATTATTTATAATAAAAAAATAAATGAAGTTCAAAAGATTAATAAATAAAATCTCAACGATTGAACATAAAATTAATAGCCGAGAAAAGTTAACAGAAGTTAACGTTAATATCTCGCACACTCCCAAACAAATTTTAACAGAAATGAAAAAAATTGGTATAGAAACATTACCGTACTCTTATTCTGCCTTAGAGAGATTTATAGATTCAGAAACTATGGATACTCACTATAACAAACATTATAAAGGATACGTTAAGAAATTAAATAATGCATTGTCGAGTAGAGTTGACGGTAACATTGAATTAGAACAATTAATAAGAGGTATTTCACGATACAATAAAACAATTAGAGACAATGCGGGCGGAGCATTTAACCACGCACTTTTTTGGAAAATAATGTCACCCAAAAAACAAAGAGCTCAAGGTGAAATTTATGACAAAATAATTAAGGATTTTGGTAATTTTCCTAAATTCAAAAAAATATTTAGTAATGAGGCAATAAAAAACTTTGGTTCAGGATGGACTTGGTTAGTCTTAACTAAGAATGGTAAATTAAAAATAATGTCCACCCCAAATCAAGACAACCCATTAATGAATGTGGTTAAAAATGGTGGATACCCATTATTGTGTTTAGATACATGGGAACATGCTTATTACTTGAAATACCGTAATAAGAGAGATGAATATGTTAGAAATTTTTGGACAATAATCAATTGGGATTATGTTAATGAATTATATTTAAATCAAACATCAAAAAAACTAACTGAAACGAAGATAGTTAAAAGTATTATTTCTGAAGGTGCGAGTGCAGGATGTAATAGAAATCAAGTACAGACGTACCGCAGATTATTTAATACTAATCCTGAGATAAAAAAACGTTTTATGTATACGATAATGGATATACTAAAAGAAGTATTTTCAGAATATTGGTATGAAAAAAACAAATACTCTAAAGGTCAAATGTCAGGGATTTATGATTATGAACAAAAAGGTCGCTCAGTGATTAATAAGTTAAATACCAACTACACAGCTTTTTGTACATTAGTGAGTGACACAAATAAATATTTAAGAAAATATGGTATTGATGCAATTAATTTTAATGATAAAAATCACAAACAACAACTAACTGAAGTTGATAGACTTAACAAATATTTGATAGAATTAAGGTACTCTATTTTTAACGCAGATTCACCAACGTTTAAAACTCTAATGTCTGGTTTAGATAAAACAAATAAGTTTGGAGATAAAAGAGAGGTTGACGCTGTTGTAAGTTTAAAAAAAATATTTAACACTTCTGATGTCAAAAAAGTTGGGGAACTAGGTGACGTAGATGATATGATTAAAGGTATAGACGCAGTCGTCACATTACCTGAAGGTACTAAAACAATACAAATTAAACCATTTAATCGTATTAATAAAAAAGACGGTAAAGTTATTGTTTACGGTACAGGAAACGTTAAACCCTATAAAACGGATTATTTAGTTTTTCATAGTGATAAGTTAGGAACTGAAGTTTTTGAGAATAAAAATACTAAAATAGTTAACGGAAGATACGTTTTTAACGAGTCATCACAATATATTAATTAAAGAAATGTAGTTTTCTGAATATTTATTAAGAAAACACACATATGTCAGTAATAGTTGAACCACAAAGAACAAAACTTTATACCCGTGTAAAACACCTATTAGGTGCACCAATACGTAGTATTGAAATAGAAGATGAAATGATGGACTCTTTATTAGAGTTATCTATTCAGGATTACGCTCAATATGTGAATGATTGGTTAATAGAGTCTCAATGGACATCACTTTACGGTATGAACTTAGATGAACAATCTGTCACAAGAGCATTCACTACTCGTTCATTAGACTGGGAAACTCAATACACCTATTCTTATTCTAAAATAGTTGGACTTCAAGCCGGTGGAGACTCAGTACTCAAAAAAGATTATATCGACTTAAAAACAAACCAACAAATTTATGAAATACCAGCAGGTAGAGAATTAAATGAATTATTATGGTTTTCAAGAGCAGAATTAGACGCAGCCTTTTTCGACCCATTTATGGGTGGATTTGGAGGTATGGGTGGTGTAGGTTTAGGTGGTGGTGCCGGATTTTCACAAATGGGACAAACAGGTAATTACATGATAACACCCGCTTTTGACATTTTACTTAGAATGCAAGACATAAATTTAAAACGAAGACTTATTGGTGGTGAATTAACGTATAGAGTAACTGCGTTACCTGAAGGAAAAAAAGCCGTACATCTTTATAATGTCCCTGGAGGTAAATTTGATTTTGGTACAATAGAAAATAACGAATATAGAGTATGGTATTGGTATTACGAAACTAATGATAGGGAAGATTGTTTAGCTAAAAACCCTGATGTAGTGAGACTACCTTCTGATATTCCAATTGATGAAATGTTATGGGCAGAACTAAATAATCCAGCACAAGCTTGGGTTAGAAAGTGGTTTGTTGCTTATGTTAAAGAAACTTTAGGACGTGTAAGAGGTAAATTTAGTGGTAATTTAAAAACTCCAGATTCTGAAGTAACAATGGATTACGATTCTTTACTCACTGAAGCTAAAGACGAAAAGAGTAAATTAATGGAAGAATTAATGAATCGATTAGAAAGGTTAAGACCTGATAAGATGATGGAAAGAGAAGCTAATTTAGCTGAAAATTTAAATAAATCATTACAATACAGAGCGTTACCGAGACAAATGTACGTAATTTAACTATGGGAATTATAAAAACACGACCGATTAAAAAAATTATTAATGGTAAAGAAACTATTTTTTCTGAAACTATTATGGTAATTAATATGCCTTTTTATAAGACAAATGGTGAGAGCGCTATTGTGGTTAAAAATAGTAATTCAGAATGTGTCATTTTATTAGATGAAACCACCACAGAACATATTACCGTAAAATCTATGTCAGACTCTATAGTAAAAACAGACAAACTAATCGATGAACAATATGAAGAAATTAGACTCGAAAAGTTTGCCTCTGTTGAACTAAGATATATAAATAACTACTGGTACGTTATGTCTTCTGATGGTCTAAAGAATTCATAATATTCATATTTTTATTAACGTATTCCATATCCACTAATTTAGTTGTATTCTCAAGATACATGTAATATGGGTTTATGTTAACGTCATCCCAAAACCTAATTTCGGGGTCAGATAATGTTAATACTTCATCTAAATTATCCTGACTACCTTCTTTCATGGGGAATCCTCTAACCAACTTAGTTTGTGATTTAGTAAAAAACGGTCTATCATCTGGATTATCCACTAATATTTCACTACGAATTTCAGGAGAAAACACTACCAACAAAGGTTCAATACGTTTATTAAATGCTGCCATATAACGAGGAATATTGTATTCACCTAATTTGTCAGGTGTTTCACTAATATATTTATCATCAATTAAATAACAATTCAATACGATTTCTGTAGAATCTGGAGGCATTGGCTTACCATTATTTATTGCATATTCTCTCTTTTCTGCCGCAGTTGCATTCCACTTATTCTTTTTTTGAACATCACCGTGAGATTTTCGTTCACCATTATTGACATAATAGATAGTATCACCTAATCCCACATTTAAGTTATGTTTTATAGCTAATTCCATATGTGCCTGTCGAGACATTAAAGACCCTGATTTGGTTCGTTTTTTTACGTGTAATTTATAATCACTTATACTTTGTTTAACACGAGATTTATTGGCGATTTTAGAAATCGGTATCTCCAAGTTATAAATTTTATTTACATACTCATAATAAAAGTCTAAAAACTCATGACCTTTACCGTCCAATAATAGACGTAACCCTTGGTCCAAAAACTCTGCGACATACGTTTGAAGCTTTTTAGATTTAATACTATTACCTGTTAATTTAACCTTACCTGTATCAGTGAGTAGTGCGTAGTTTTTACGTGCAACATTTATAGTAGACGGCCATACACCGTCAGTATCTAACCCCATTTCACCTCTCATGAAAATATCATTATACTCCGCTACGTCCGCCTCAGTACCAATATACTCTTTACCTTCTTCAACCAACCCGTTTAATCCTTTACCGATATATGTGTGTTTTTCACGTTCAGGTGGAGATGAAAAGTTTACACCATCCGTATCCATCACTAATGGTTTGTAACCTCTCTTCATAAACCACATTATCATTTGTCTAAGATATTGTCTACCCGTACAGGTAATTTGTTCTCCCATATCCATATCACCCCACGGAAATACGTGTGGAGCGGATAATGACCCGAAAAATGCGTTAATGAATATTTTAATTGGTAATTGTTTACGATTATACTTTTTAGATTGTTCTGGGTCTGAAACGTATAAATCTGAAGCCAATTTTTTATAAGTGATACGAGTATCTCTAAAATACTTTAACATACTCTTCATGGCTCCCGTTACATCACATTTAGGGAAGATATCATGAACTAACTGTATCGATGGGTATAGTGATGAGTAATCGAGTTTTAAAACGTCTGTAGAGTACCCTACTGCCATCAATCTTGACAATCCACCTGTAAATGGTCGTTTTTCACCTTTCTTAGGAATTGCTAAGTTATGTTTATATGACCAAGCGGCCATAATCATTTTCCATAATGTTGCGGTACCCATTGTTGATAGCCTCTCATATGTGGTAGGTACTAATTTAGATAGAAGGAAGTTTGCTTGATTAAACTCCTCGTCTACAACCATAGTCTCCCATATATCATCATAGAGATACCTTTCAATAATGTAGTTCCCATTTACCTTTTCATAGTGTCCTGGAAATCTTTCCATTAGGTTTTCAGTACCTATTGAACCAACTTCTTTGTAACCACCTGTCTTTGGGTTGAAATAATAATCTTTGTTGTCAAAATAAATTTTACCAATTTTATCTCCTTCAACATAAACACGGTTTTCTTTTTCCGCCCCAATAAATTGAGTTATGTATTTAAGACCCCAACTTTTAATGTCTGAGTTAATTGCTTGTGTTCTTCTAACTGCATGTGCGATATCAATGATATTGTAACCCCACATCATTGTTTGAGTGTATGGTTCCATTTCATTCGCTAACTTCAACATACCCTCCTTCTGTCTTAACTTTTGTTTGGGATTTAATGTTTTAGATATTTTTTTGACATCTAACCCTAATATTTCCGCTCTACGAAGAATAAAAGGAAAATCGAAAAAGGCTGAGTTATAACCACCAATCAAGGTCGGTTTTATACTTGCGATTGTATCAAAAAATTCAATAATAACTTTACGTTCCTCTTCATCGTTTTCACAAGCGATAACCTTTTCGAAACCTTTATTATCTTTCATCCCTATAAGGAATATTTTACTATCCTCAGGAGATAGTCCTGTAGTCTCAATATCAAATACAAAACGATGTACCTCATCGTATTCATCGAAACCTTTAAAAAGTCTTTTATTTTTTTGTATTAAATATTGTTCGGCAGGTGCTAGAATCATTATGTAGTCTGAATTACCACGACCCCATGGGTCTAATCCACCACCTTTAAAAAAGTTTACTAAATTACTATATGATTTAGTTGTCTTAACTAAATACTTTAAACCCTGTTCCATTCGGGTATCATTATGAGTATCTAATGTCTCAATAATTATTCCATGTGTAGACATAGCTTGTTTTTGAGCTGCCTTAGAACCGCCATAAAAGTTGAGTCCTTGTAGGTTACCTACCCATGCAAATGGAATAAATGTGTCTGATTTTATTGATTTACCCTGTATTGGGTCTTGAATTACTTTGAATATTTTTCCTGACGCGTAATCATATTCTAACGCTACAATATATTTTTCAGGGTCCTCTCCATTGAGGAACGTTTCAATTTGTTCTTGTGATACCATATTATTTGTTTTTTCGTTTGAGACATTTTACTCACATCGTATTGATGTGATTACTCTTTAACACTTAAACAAATTATAGGTAATGATTATAGAATTGTCAAACTATTTTGTGTTTCTTTCTTGCCATTCGTAAGATACTGAATCTTCATCTATCGGACCACCTTTAGCCCAAGTATAACAAGTTCTAGCTGAGTGACATTTGAAGTTGTGCATCCAACAGTAACCTAAACGACCATCATCATCTGATGTAACTCCAGGCATACATTCATCCATTCGTTTTGATATGTCAAATGCAACACAATTACCACATAAAGATTTTTTAGCTGCCTCTTCAGTAGTATCCCAATGTTTCGATAAGTCTTGCCAATAATCACCAGGTTCATCTACATTTAATGGTCCATATTTTATATGTTCTGACTTTATAGATGAGTCTCGATTTTTCGTATTTAATTCTAAATCTTGAGTGGCTTTTGGACAGTCCATTTCTGATTCGCCTAATAATCTACGATTTAATCTTTCGATTACTAAATTTTTTTGCCTCCTTATACTATTACTCATAGATTATAATAAGTTAATTTATTTTACCATTTTAGTCACATGGTATTATGCTTGTAACCATTCCATTAGTTACAATAAGTATATCAGTACTACCATCAACAGCTATACGACCGTTATCGAACGGGAATTCACCATTAGGGTCTGTAAATATTGGGTTATTTTGTGCTGGAGTAGTATTAGTCTCGTCTTTAAATTTAGCGAAGTAATACGTTTCAGTTTTAACCGCCGCACATTGTGTTACTCCTGATGCACCTATAAATGAAGGTAACGCCGCAGGACATGAAATATCCATATCCCATACTGTATTACTATAAAATCCAATACTTTCTAGTCTTAGGTCAGATGCAAGAGTATTTGTTTTCGGTATCACCATAAGGTTCCATGTTCTTGGGTCACCAGCATCAGTACCTGTGTTCGCCACATAATCCCCATTTTGGAATGTTGCGTTGGCAGTACCGTTTACTACCCAAGCTTCGTTAGCATCTAAATAATATTGGGTTAATTCATATGATACTCCCGCAGTAATACTTGTAGGTGCCTCGGTTGGTGAACTTGTTCCAACATATGTGAAGTTTCCGGTACCTGGACTTGTTGACTTGACTGGGTTTGTTACTGCAAGATTTGGACTAAACAATGTATTGTAGGTTGCTAAGTTATGACGTACTCTAATACCATCTGGAATTGAACGAGGCCCGAAATAAATAACAACCGCACCTGTGTCAGTACCAACACTAAAGTCAACAAGATACTTACCTTGTGTACCTATAGGTATACTTGGGGCTCTATTACACGGTTGTAAAGGTATTGCTGGCTCAGTTGGTGTCGGAGTTGGTGTTGAAGTACTAGTTGGTGTCGGGCTGACATCTCCACCTCCACCTGTTGTTGGTGTTGGAGTCGGAGTCGTAGTATTAGTTGGTGTTGGAGTCACATTTTTATCATCTGTAGTTGGTGTCGGAGTTGGTGTTGAAGTACTAGTTGGTGTTGGGCTGACATCTCCACCCCCACCTGTAGTTGGTGTCGGAGTTGGTGTTGAAGTACTAGTTGGTGTTGGGCTGACATCTCCACCTCCACCTGTTGTCGGTGTTGGTGTTGGGGTTGAGGTATTAGTTGGTGTCGGGCTTGGAGCTATATCACATATACAATTTCCATTTGTATTTGCTGACCCACCACATGATGGACTATTGTTTATTACACTCAGAGCACAAATTGTTTTTGAATCGTATCGGTCGAGTATGATTTGTGTAGTTATACCCTCACAATCTACTACTGTAAATGTTGTACCAGATTCACATTCCATACCTCCATATAAGGACCACGTATTACAACATGGATTCGTTGGTGTTGGTGTCGGGGTTGATGTGTTAGTTGGGGTATTAGTTGGAGTAGACGTGGGAGGAAGACCTGTTGTTACTGTCGGTGTCGGTGTTACAGTATTAGTTGGCGTATTTGTCGGTGTTACAGTATTAGTTGGAGTATTTGTCGGTGTTACAGTATTAGTTGGCGTATTTGTTGGGGTAGACGTGGGAGGAAGTCCTGCCGTTACTGTTGGTGTTGGTGTTTGAGTTGGCGTACTAGTGGGTGTTGGGGTGACAAAAGATACTGTTGCAATAACATCACACGGAGAATCACTTGCACATATATATACGTTATGAGTATCAACATCAACAAATGAATACCCATCAATTAATTGTTGTCTAGTTACCGTAGCAATTAGATTTCCAGCATCTATTGAGGTATGATAAATATTAATCACCGAGATATTTGTCCCGACCGTTAATCCTGTTAATGTTACTGTTCTATTCGCCATCTTAAATTATAAATATAGTTGATTTTATTATTCTTGTCATATTATTATAAATATATCCACTTTTAGTAATCTTATTATATTTTTATTTACCTTTTTAAATTATATTAATATACAAATTTTCTCTTATTGGAGCAATTAACTTACCCATTGAGTTATGTATATGGAACTCACCAATGAACCTACCTTTAGTGTTCGTATCCTTTTTACGCCACTTATAATAAATATAATATTCATAAGGAGCATCGGGGTTATTTTGTATTTTTTCAGTTATATACGCATTTTCCATTAAAATTTTAGGAATACCATTCGATTCATTTTTCATCGAAAATCTAATTGTTGCGGTATCTAAATCCGTATCAAATATTTTATATGCGTCTGTTCGCCCATCTCTGACGACCTGCATTTTCAATATTGGTAACTCACTATTTTGTCTTATAAAAAATTCCATACTATCAATAAATAGTTTTTATATTTAATTAGGTTATTGATTACTTCCGTAACATTCCATACTAATCTCATTAGATGTTATTTTATACTCATAACACTCACTACTACCTGATGGTAAGTTACTAACTAAAACATATAATGGAAAGTCGTTATATGTTAATCCGGTACCGTAAATTTCCCATGGACCACCAACACAGTCTCTAAACTGTACAGTAAAGGTAAATGAAGGGGAAGACATATTGGACTCAATAGATAACTCACAATATGGTTCTTCAGGAGTATCTTGACATATCATATGTTGACCATACGTGGACGCGTAACTATATCCATCTGCAATTCTTTCAGGTCTAAATTCAAGATTAATAAAAGTAATTCCAAAATTAGCACAATATGACATAATAGTATGACAATCAGAATTTGGTATGTTACAAGGAAAGTTTGGGCAATCAGAAATATATGTACCATCGAATGTACCTAAAGGAATGGTCCATGTACCATAGTCCCATGTGTGGAATCCAAGAACAGCATGACCCACTTCATGAGCATGTAAAAAATTATCAAATAAATTACCTGTAACTCCCGACATAACATAAGGTAAGTCTACGTTAACATTATATGCAACTGCAACATTATTAATTGTATTATCAATATCAGGATAATAAATTCCTAAGAAATTAGATATCCCTTGTAACCCCGTATTATTAAAACTTCTTCGATTTATCTGATAAATGAAGTTATAGTCAATACCCGGTAATAAAGTATTATGGTTATTTTTATAATAAGTACCAATAGTATCTCGATATTGTACTTCATTAGGATTTCCCGCAACATTCCATGGTTCTGAGGTTTGAGTAGTCCATTCTACGATACCTTTAACTTTAAAAGTGAAATCACCATTAAAACTTGGTTCATAGAAGGCATTAAGGAATAAATTCATCGATTCAATATAAAGTTGTGAATTACCACCATTTTGCTGTATTCTATTATATGAATTAAACGGTAAATCATATATCATATCGACACAATAATATTGTGACCCACTTAAGGACTGTGACATTACCGACTCTCTGAATTGATTAATTTCTCTTTCTTTAGGGTTTACAGTACTACCACAATTAAAATTAGGACCTTCGATAAATGATTTAAACGCAGTATAAAGTTTATCTGTCGTTTCAGTTAATAAAACTGTAGTACTATTCTTTTCGTATAAACAATAAACCGTAGTTTCACTAATACCTAAACTACCAATACTCTTATTACCGTCTTTAATTCGATAAGTTCTAAGTATTGGGCTAACTGACTCTATTATAGAATTTTCACCCTGACTTGACAATGTTATTTCAGGATTAGAATACTCAGTTTTTTCTAATCTCATTATCGCCATAGTTCCATCCCAATTAGGAATTGCCATTTCAAAGGACTCGTAATTATTATCGTAGATATTTTTTAGAGTTTCTGAATTGTAAGTAAATTCTGATAGGTTTTCACCTGTAGAATTAAATGTAAATAAACCTATAGGTGTATCACCTGAGTTAGTAAATTCACAATTTAACTCACAACTTAACGAATAATTAGGTGTTTGAGATATTGTGGGGGTGGGGGTAGGGGTAATACTTGAAGGTGATGGTGTAGGGGGTATCGGTGTATTAGACGGTGTAGGGGGTATTCCTCCTCCAGATGAGCCTCCTCCAGATGAACCTCCACCATACGGTTTACAACATAGTTCAGGCTTGCTAATTGAATCTGTTATATTTATAAATAATTTTTTTCTTCTTGGTAAAATTATTTCACCCTGACTATTTGATATTTTAAATTCACCTATATAACCACCGATATGTCTTGTTTCGTGAGAAGTTAATTGGTAATAAACATAGTACTCCACTTCTTCAGTGTCTATCGTTGATGGTTTAACCATAACTGAGGCAGGTTTATTCATAATGTAATAAACATTAGTTTCTTCATTCCACATACTAAAAGTGATAGTCGAGTCTTTAGTTAAGTTATCAAACTCTCTAAAGTCAACTCTACCATCTTTTACTATTTGTACCTTTATAATAGGTAACGTACTATTTTTTCTTATAAAAAATTCCATTATGTTATTACGTTAAAGTTAGGGTTACAATCTGTTTCGGATATATCAAAACCGAAATCACAAGTTATTTCATCAGTTACAAAATCAAAATCACATACTGCCTCTTCCGCATCAAAATCAAAGTAACATCCCAATAAACAAGGGAAACAGTTACTACACCAAAAGTCATATAAATTATATCTACCTTTTAGTTCTCTATAATTATGTTGAACTTGCGGAGTTGATAATGGTTCGGTATACATCCTAAACTGAGATATCCCACCCATAAAAGTTCCCCCAAAATTAGGTTCAAGTAAGATATCAGTGGTTAAACCAGATAATGAAGTACCCGATAAAGTTTGGTTTGGCATCGATTCTGGGTCCTGTATATACTTTCCTTCTGTGGCGGTACATGCGCTAAACATTAAACTCTCTCTAAGTCCTTGGGTACCTCCGCCCCAACTTACATTAAATGGTACTCCAAGTTGTTTTTCTTTTTGAGTATTTAATTCACGAGGTATAATTTCTTCAAAATCCTCAATAACCATAAATAGGTAACCATTAACATATAATTTTAATAACCCTCTTCTTCTGTCTTTATTACGTAACCATTTTCTATTTAATTCAATTAAACTTTCCTTTTTCTCTTTTTTACTACCTATATGTGTTTGTGGTGGCATTATTAAATTGTACGCGGCACCATTTATTGCTGACGGGTAAACCACATCTCTTATATCACCTAAACCTCCCCAATTAATTAAATCACAGTCCTCTAATGTTTGATACCTCTCAAATACGGCAGAAAACATTACCCATCTTTCTTCAGTATTAGCAGTTAAACAAACTAATGAGTCGTACCCACAATCATCATATATTCCCCTAACTGAACAAATCTCATTAATACAATAACCTGAAGAATATGTTAATCCTGTTGTTCCACAGCTACCTGTTGTAACACAGTCACCTGTTAATTTAATGTATTTAACACATAAGTGTGGGTTTTTAGGGTCCCCCGATAATCTTATTGACATTGCATTTGAAAGTGCATCAACCCCTGGGTCCACCGGTGGGTTAACTATTGTAGTATCATATGCTCCGCAAGGTCCCGTATTATGTTTAACTGTGGTACCTGTAGTTGGAAAAACTTTAAAACAATCTGAATTGGTTACTCCTGTGTCGGCACAAGCACATGTTCTTATACAATCATCTAATCCGGTGGTAACTCTTTTATATGTCCATTCTGTACTACTTTTACCTGAGGTATCAACATTAAACCCGCAATTATAGTTATAACAACCTAAACCGTCTGAACCTTGATTACCTCTTTTAGATTCTACTTTACCTGAAGCAGGGTGGTAATATTTATTTTCAGCCCTCGTACCAAAATAAAAGAACATACCCGCATTTTCAGGGTAGACATCATTTAAATAAACTTCAGAAGGTTGTATATTAAATTCTTCTCTTTGCCTTGGTTTAATCACAGTCTCCATAGTCCATCCTTTATTTACTCTTTCAGGAAAAACTTCGTAATCATAACCAAATAATTTATAAAAACCTTGATAAAATCCTCCGTATAACTCATTATAGTAACCTATCGAATCAAAATTATTTTTAGATACTATATTATAAATTGTTTTTGAATTACCCGAAAACCTATGGTTTGGATAATCGGCATATGAAGTTACTGGATGAAATTTCATTCTACGGTCATAGTAATGTGGGTTCCATTTTTCAAAATCATTAATACCCATTGTAAATGTTATGGTTTCACCTGTCATTTTATCATATAACCCGTTATCGGTTGCAACCAAACCTATATCACACAAAGTAGTCGCCGATTCACAGAATAAATCAACATTTTTAGGGTTATAATAATTTTCAGACACTAAAGTATTTCCGGTATAATTAACATTCCACAACAATTTCATTTTTTGGTTAGATATATTTGATGATAAATCAATATACACGGGTAACCTATCTCCATCGTCTTCCGCAATAAGTTTTTTAGAAAATACTACCTCCTCATCATAATCTCTTTCATCTGAAGCGATTGTAAGGTCAAAGTAACTACTACTATCTAAACGGATATCGTATCGATTAAAATTATAATTATTAATATTCTGACTTGCCATGAATGGTTTTTATAGATAAATACTTTGTTCGTAGTATTTATATTAAAAAAGAATCTATGAAGTCGTATCTTTATAAAACAAAGGAGGGTGCTGAGAAAGCCTCAAAGGAATTGGGTTGTGAGGGTTCTCACAAACATAAAAGAAAAACATTTATGCCGTGTAAAACACATAAAGAGTTTTTAGATGTTACTCAGACCTCAAAACCTGAAGGAGAAATGGATGAGATAATTGACTATGACGGTACTATGTTAAATTCTAAAATACCGATTTTAGACCCTAATGTTAGTGCGGATGGTAATACAACTATGGATAAGACTGTTGCGATGGCTCGTATTACACAAGACCCGTTAACAAGAGGGTATAGAACATATTATGGTGAGAGTATCGAAAAACGAGAAGTTAGTGAAGAAGATATGGAAGACGCTTTTGGTTATGACGAAACCAAATTTATGGATGCCGATGAAACTATAGATTTCTTTATGGATGAATTAGGTTTTGATGAAGACGACGCTAAAGGTAGGTCTGAAGAAATGGGTAAAGACCCTAAATTAGATGATAGTTCAGAGTTTAAAGATAAGAAAAATTTTGTCATGAAAGGTCGACTTACAGAAAAAGGAAAAGTTTTAAGTAAAGAAGACTTAATTAAGATGGCTGACGATATGTTAGTTAGTAAATCTGAAGATAAAGATTTAAAAATTGACCGTAAACTTTCACCAATATTAGTTAGAAATATAAAGGCATTAAAAAAATTGGCATTATTAGATGGTATATCAACATCCGAATTAGTTAAAATTTTAAAAAATGAATAAGGAATTATATAACAGAAAAGTTAAAGTACCTGAATCACTTTGTAATCACCTATCTCAGTGTTTTGATTCTGTTGACGCCGATAGTAATGTCGAAGGGTTTAATAGAAACCAAGACTTAAGAAAAAGTGGTGTGGCCACTTACCAACAAATTAAAAGAATTAAAAATTGGTTTGAAGGTTATGAGGGTAATAAAGAAGATTCACCATACATTTTAAATGGTGGTGAAAGAATGGAAAAATGGTGTGATAGTGTTTTAGACCATTGGAGAAAAACATTAGATATCGGTAAAAAGGCCAAATCAGAAGGTGGTATGGAAAATGAATATATAAAATATCATACTAAAGATGGAATAGTTGTTAGTCCTAATCAAAAACATGAGAAAGGTATTAACAAATTTGACACGTCTGTAACTGAACAAATAAAACAAATAAACGATATAATGAAAACATTAATATAATGGCAACACAAAATGACAAATTAGACTTCGCACAACCAGCTAACTCATTATCTGAATACGCTGAAGCGGAAAGAGCAAAGTTATTCCCTAAGAATGATTTTTCACCAAAAAGTGACCTTTACTCACCTCAACATCCCGATGCGATGGCAGATGGTGATAATATTGGTAGAGGAACTGCTCAATTTTTAGATGTCTACAACGAAACTGCTGGTACTTCAACAGATATACAAGCAAGGGTTGAAAACACAAAAATTGATAAATATAGTCCTAATAAACCCTACCCTAACTTCGACTTGTAATGAAATTACTTACCACGGTTAAAGGTCTTATAAATGAAATTGCGTCTCTTAGTGATATTGAAAAATCAATTAGAGACCGAAAAGTTGTAGTTATTAATTACGATGGTAAGGAACCCGGTGGTAAGGGATATAGAACAATAGAACCTGTTTGTGTGGGTAGAAGTAAGGGTGGTAATAATATGGTACTCAGAGCATGGGATACTGAAGGTGCGTCACATACCGCAACTATAGGTGAAAAACCATTACCCGGATGGAGGTTATTCAGAGTTGATAAAATATTTACTTATAAGTTAACTAATGATACCTTTAATGAACCTAGACCTAACTACAACCCTAACGGTGATAACAGTATGTCTAGTGTAATTTTAAACGCAAAATTTTAATATAAAATAATATGAGTGACTTAATGCAAAAATTAGCAGTTTCTAAAAAAATAATGGATAAACACAATGGAACACCTAGGAATCAAGGTGGAGGGTCACTACCTATGTCCGAAAATATAAACGCGACATATAATGTGCCTCAAGATATGATACAACAACAAGTACCTCAACAACAAGTACCTCAACAGGCTCAACCAATTAGTAATGGTGAACCTGTAAGTGAAAATGCGATTAAAAATTCTAAATTACCGGATGAAATAAAAAAATTAATGTTAGAAAATCCTATAGTTCAGCCACAGTCTAATGGTCCAGTATTAACTGACGAATTAATACAAGGAGCCACACGACTAATGAATAATAATACACCTCCTCAAACAGGTCCTTTACAAAATGAAGGTAATACTGTTATCTCTAATTCTTCAACAATACCAAACAATGGGGATTTAAAACAAATGATTAGAGATGTAGTTCGTGACACAGTTAGAGATGTTGTTAGAGAAGAATTAAAAAGTTCGGGTATTGTTACTGAAGGAAACCAAAAAGTTAATGAAACATTATCTCTTAGAGTAGGTAAACATGTGTTTGAAGGAAAAGTCCTTAAAGTAAAAAAAGTAAAACAATAACAATACCTTTTCTTATTAAAAATCTTTTACTATATTTTGATTAAAATTAAATTATATGTCAAAGATAAGAGTATTAGTCCTACCATCCGATAGAACAGGTGTCGGTAAATTTCGTTCAGTTGAACCTCACATTTTTCTACAAAATCAAAATCCTGATGACTTTCATGTAGATATAGATTACGACCCAAAAATTAATGATGATAACTTTTGGAAAGGTTATGATATGGTTCATTTTCATAGAACAATCACTAAAGATTATGATAGTACACCGGCCTTAATCGATAAATTACATAAATGGGGCATAGTAACAGTTGCCGATATTGATGATTATTGGTTACCAACTAAAGAACATCCCGCACATGCTATGATTCAAAATAATAAGTTGAATCTAAAAATTAGAGCAAACTTAAAAGCTGCTCAATATGTGACAACAACTACAGAGATTTTTGCTCAAGAAATAAAAAAGTTTAATAAAAATGTTTTTGTTTTACCAAACGCGATTAACCCTAATGAACCTCAGTTTAAACATAAGACAGAACCCTCAGATAAATTAAGATTTGGGTGGTTAGGTGGTTCTTCACATTTACACGATTTAAAAATATTAGATAATTGTTTTAGTAAATTAGGTAACTTAAAAGAAAAATATGAGTTATATTTATGTGGTTTTGATACAAGAGGCTCAGTAACTGAAATTGACCAAAAAACAGGTAATCAAAAACAAAGAGATATTAAACCAGAAGAAACGGTATGGGCGGAGTATGAAAAAATATTCACAAAAAACTATCAGGATGTACCTGAAGAATATAAAAAATACCTTTTAACGTATAATCAACAACCTTACAACGATGAAAAATATTATCATAGAGTTTGGACACAACCCGTCACTTCGTACGCTAAAAACTACGCAAAATTTGACGTATCTTTAGCTCCGATTAAAAATCATATCTTTAATAGAATGAAATCTCAATTAAAAGTAATTGAAGCGGGGTTTTATAAAAAGGCAATTATAGCCTCAAATATTGGACCTTATACCATCGATTTAAAACACGCACTTAAATATGGTGAATTTGTTGATGGTAATGCATTATTAGTAAATGAAGGTAGAAATCATTCAGATTGGGCAAAATATATTAAGAAATTGGTTAATAACCCAACATGGGCTGAAGATTTAGGTGAAAGGTTATATGAAACAGTAAAAGACACTTATGATTTAAATGTAGTAACAAAAACGAGAGCAGAAATATATAAAACAATAACAAAATGATAGATTTACCATTAAACAAACTTTTATTTTTCGATTTAGAAACTGTAGGTATTGAAAAAGACTTACCGACACTTAAGAAAAATAAACCAGAATTAGCAAGATTATTTGAGAGTTACTTAGATTGGTTTATTAGGAAATATCCTGACCAAGAAGGTAAAACACCTGAAGAGATTTTTATTAATAAGGCCGCATTAGTTGCTGAGTTCTCTAAAATTATAGTAGCATCTTTTTCTTTTATAACTCCAAGTGATGAGGTACATACTCAAACATTTGCCGAAGATGACGAGAAAGAATTATTACTTAAGGTTAGAGACTTATTAAATAAAGTTCAAAAATTAGATTTTCACTTATGTGGACATAATATTAAATTTTTTGATATACCAACCTTAGGTAAAAGATTTTTAACTAATAATATTTTACCACCAAAAATATTACCTTCATACGAAACTAAACCGTGGGAGGTAAAGGCTCTTGACACTAAAGATATTTGGCAGTTTGGTAACAATTTTGGGATATCATCGTTAGATTTAATGTGTGTGTCAATGGGTATTGAAAGTCCTAAAACGGGGGAAGTAAGTGGTAATTTAGTACACGACACATATTGGAACGCAAATGGATTATCGCCAATAGCGGAATACTGTGAAAAGGATGTAAATGTACTTGTCGAATTAATTAGAAAAATTTACAATTTAAAATAAGATATGTTTAAAAAATTTAATGAATTAAAAAATGATATGTCTAAATTAAAAGACATACAAAAGCAACTTAGTGATGTGGATATGTCTGACCCTAAAGCGATGTTAGAGTCTTTCGGTGTTGATTATGATGAGTTAGAAAAATCATTTACTCACACAGGATTTGAACCAACACAAATAGACTATACTTTTAAGTCCGTTAATCCTGAACCTAAATATCACTATGGTAGTGATTCGGGGTTCGACTTACGAGCTAATGAAAAAGTGACATTAGAACCATTTGGTAGAGCTTTAATCCCAACAGGCTTATACATTGATGTACCACAAAGGAGTGAGGTACAAGTAAGACCTAAAAGTGGTTTAGCTATTAAGAAAGGTTTAACCGTCCTTAACACACCAGGTACTGTGGACGAAGGATACACAGGGGAAATAAAAGTTATATTAATTAATCTTAGTAATGAAACTCAAGTAATCGAATTTGGAGATAAAATTGCACAAGCGGTAATATGTCCCGTAATTCAAGGTCGAGACGTTAAGTTAAATAGAGTTAAAGAAATTAAAGAAAAAGACCGTAACTCAAACGGATTTGGTTCTACAGGAAATTAAATAAAATTTTATGATAACAATTGGATATTGTACTAAAAAAATTGACCCTAAGTTTAAAGAATATATAGAACAGTCTTGCGGTGTTCATAAAATGGAGGTCATACCTTTTGAAAATCCAGGTACCCATTCATTAAGTGAGGCTTATAATATAATTTTAGAAAAGGCAAGTAACGATATAGTAGTATTATGTCACGATGACCTTTACTTCGAAAAGAAGAATTGGGGAAATAAGGTACTTAAACATTTTAAAAGAAATCCTGAATATGGTATTTTAGGGGTCGCAGGTACTAAATTTTTTCCTAAGTCGGCAAGATGGTGGGAAATTACCGAAGAGATGTTAGGTATAGTTAACCACCAACAAGGTGAAAAAAAATGGACTAACCAATATAGTGAATCAAAGGGTAGTAAATTAGATGAAACCGTCATTGTTGATGGTCTTTTCATCGCTTTAGATAAAACTAAAATAAAACATACTTTTGATGAATCTTTTAATGGATTTCATTTTTATGATTTAGGTTTTAGTTTTAAAAATCACATTAGTGGAGTTAAGATTGGAGTATTTTATGATGTGAGAATAACCCACCTTTCAATAGGTCAGACAAATAATGAATGGGAAAATAATAGGTTAAAATTCTTAAGTATGTACGAGGATAAATTACCTATACTTTTACCTACTAAATTTAATAAAAAACCAATAAAGAAAGGTGAACCCTTAGTAACTTTAGCGATGCCAATTTATAATTATGCTAAAAGGTTAAATCCTACTTTACAATCCGTTTATAACCAAGATTATACTAATTTCGAAATTACTTTAGTTAATGATGGTTCAGATGATGAGTACTGTTTAATGAAATTAGATTCATTAGAAGGTCAGGAAGGTATACGAATTATACATAAAGAGAATACTGGAGTTTCTGACACTCGAAACGTGGCGGTTAGAGAAGGTAAAGGTGAATACATTTTACCTTTAGATGCTGATGATATGATTTATCCTGGTTACCTTAAAACAGGTGTTAACATTATAAAGAAAAACCCTAAAATAAGTCCTGTTTATTGCGATACTGTTCATGTTGGTGAAATGCAGGGGTTAGAAAAAAGACCTGAGTGGTCAAAAGAAAGACTTTTACAGGGTCCATTTATAGTTAATAGTTCTATGTATTCCCGTGAAGCTTATAATTCAATAGAGGGTTACAGTACAGAAATGAAAGGATGGGTAGATTATGACTTATGGGTACAAATGATGGATGCCGGATTTATTGGTAAAAGAATCCCTAAGGGACTATTTATTTATTTCCACCATGAAAGTGAAGGTAAGGGGTCAGTCTCTACATCTGCACGACAAAATATGGGGGAATTACATAAAACAGTCTTGGAAAGACATAAAAAAAGAAAAAACAACAGTAATGAGTAGTATTGACCAACAAAATAACGGTAACCCTCACACACATGAAACTAGAAATTCGTTCAATCAAAAAGTGGCAAAATTATCTATGTTAGGTAGAAGTAAAAAGGTACAGTGGAGTGATAAACGAAGATATCGAAACATATAATGAAAAATAATCCTAATATCGAAGCTTTTGATGAATTTGGTTTTATCTTATGGTACTACCTACCAGTCGCTTATCATCAATATTTAGAAGGTAATCTAAAATCGACTGCAAGTAAAATTGGTAGTGGACCCGTGTTTTATTTTTCTCCGAACCATACTGAGGTTAATAAACATTTTGACCCACCACTTTTACATCATTACTTAACTACAGAACATAAAAATGTGTGCTACGGTTTAAATAGCCCTAAGTTTACTAATGATAAATGGACACCTCCACCACTCAAAGAGTTCTATAAAAATGATAAGTATAAGTATGATAAACCAATTTTAACTATACATAATAAAAACACTAAAGAATGGGGTCGTCACCCTCATAATTACTTTAATAGTGAAATATTAGAAAAAATGTTTATCACTTTTGAAAATGATTATCAAATAATTTATATAAGACCGCCTGATAAATCTGATGACTACAAATTACAAATAGATACCGGACAAGGAACTTTAGATATTGGTGATAAAGAAGTTTTAAAAAGACATCCTTCGGTTATTAATATTGAAACATTGTTACATGAAACAGATAAAACTTATAATGAAGTTCAATTTATGGTATTAGCAAATTCAGAACATCACTTGACTCCGGCTGGTGACGCGGTTATTCCCTCATACTTTGGTGGTGATGTTTTTATTTATAATTGTCCTCGTTGTATATCCGCTTCAAGAGGTGTTTGGAAAACTGGTTCATGGATGGAAAAATTATCGGGCTCTAAAATATATGGATTTAATAATTATAATCAGTTATTAATTAACTCAAAAGATAAGTGGTTATAATTTATCTTTGATGTAGTAACATCCCATAATATTTAGGTTTACATTCCCCTAACCACCATTGCATTTCAGAAAAACTACTCATATTGGTGCCGTAAATGTCCGTAGACAAACTACCTAAGTATTGGTCTATTAATATATCTTGCATACCTTCCACAGTGGTAAAATCCCCAAACTTGGTTCTTTTAGGTGTGGTGTAAACATCATATCTTTGTTTAATTAAATTTGTTGTCTCGGTGTCATCACAGGTTAATAAAATTTTACCTTCAACTTTATCCATTATCTTAAAAAGATTATCTTTTTTAAAATGTCTACCCCATGAGTTATATTCGTGAGGAAAACTTCTAAAAGTTCTAACACTAACCGCACTATAATCGCCCAACCTATCTTTCTCTTCTTTAATTTTATTTGTAATGTAATCGATAGGTTCTAAAGTTTTAATCACTTCAATATATCTTTTCTTAAGGTCGGATGGTAAGTTATCTTTACCTCCTTCATTATGTGTGTTCATTTTATGGTGAATAAATTTACAGTCAGATACACTATTTATCGCACTACCATTAAAGATATTTTTATATAAATCATTAAATTCACATCTAACTCCACCACCACTTTTAGGTACATTCCATAAAAGATTTATATCTCCATACTCCACTATGGATGATATGATACATTTCATTCTATTAGAAATACCACCATATGGATTACAGTTAATCATAAAATTGTTTAATTGGTTTTATTAATAATGGAAGTTTATCATTCGTAAAAATAACATATTCCACATCCTTCCATCTTTGAAATTCAGTATACCCTATATCAGTAATATCTGTAAACTTACTTTCCACAAAATTTAAAAAATTTCTCTGATAGTCGGTAAAAGATTCACTCGATTTATTTGGGGTATTTAAATCAAAAAGTCTATTATGTTTTTCTAATGTAGGTAAAACTAAAGAATTTTTAAATAACCCGTTAGATACCGACGCGTGATTATTATCCCAATATGATGCAACAAAACTATGATTTTTTATTTTTTGTAAAAAATAACTTACCGTATTTTTAAGATTAGGTATATAATCATCTTCAATCAAAAAAGAATAATCATATTCACCATATGTTTCCATAATCCCTTTTTCCCAAGCACCATAAGAACCACCTACATTTTCCCTAGTAAATAAATTTCCTTGTAAACTACTTTTTTCTATAAATTTATTTATCGTATCAATACAATATTGGTCATATTCAATATTAGTTTTGTTAATTACAAATGTAAAACCATCAATATCATCAGGATTACTAGATAAAAATTCAATATGTTTATTTAATAACATTTTAAAATCAGTGTGTATTCCCGCTCTTCTTCTACCACAATATATGCTTACTATATAATTTACCATAGTTTTTTATAATTTATTATTTTTATATTCTCGATGGTATGACCTACCTATATGACCAACAAAAGGGTCCCATATTGAACCAAAATCAATCATAGTACACTTATCGCCAATCTCATCATAAAGTTCATCTACAATAACATTAGTCGCCATAGAAGATGATAAACCGAAGACTACGTCATCGTATCTTTCCGTCATTTTTATCATATCACTTTTAATTCTTTCTTTATCTAAAAAACAATTAACAGATGGTACACTAATAAAATCAGTATATTTAATATCTAATTTCTTTAATTTATCACTTGATACAATAACAAAGTTTCTACTTTCTAATGATTTAACTAATGGTTTTAATTGTCCACTTAGAGCCGAGTCTTCCCATATACCCGCATTAACCCAATCAATATTTATATTATTGTTTTTTATAAATGGTAGTAAAATATTAAGTATATTTTTTATCTGTCCGTGGTCTAAATTCCATATTGCTTTATAATAACCCTTATCGTTATTTAATGCATTATTAAGAGATTCCCTCATTTCAGGAAAATATTTATGACCATCACAATTTTGACCGTTTTTACCAATAGTACAAAACCATTCTCCGTCTCCCCATCGAGTAAATGAAAAATTATCCTTACTATTTATTTTTTCTATATAATACTCAATTGGGTTATTTTTTATATTCATAGTCCCTTATTTTTAATACCCTAACATTGATGTGTCATATTTATCATATAATTCAGTTTGTTGACCTATCGATTTAGAGGGTTTAATGTTAATTTTTGGTAAGTCTAAATTTAAATCACCGATAAAATCTCTTATAATTTTTAATTGATTTTCTAAATCAAAACAAAGGTCTTCATATTTTATAACCAAATCGGCCTCTTTACAAGACTTAATCGATTCATTTATATAATACTTTATCTTACCGTCTAAATCGTTAATACCGATATTTCCATACTTATTATGGGGTATGTACTTTTTCTTCACTGCCATATCAATTGGGTGTCTCATAATATATACAGTTTTACATTTAGGAAAATCTTTTCTAAGTACATCATTTATAAACATAAAATGCCCATGTTTAATCGCAAATTTATCAGGATTTTTTAATCTTTTTTTTACAAAATTAATTACTCTTTTAAAATCTTTTTTTCTCCATGAAGCGTCAAATTCTTGCACAAAACTACCTTTACCAAAATCTAATGAATCCGCACCAATTTCTCTACCTACGTAAAATCCGAAACCTTCAAATATTTCGGCAACTACTCTACTTCCAGTACCACCAAAACCACCTATAAAAATCTTACTAACAGGTTCTTTAATATATTTCATATGAAGGTACTTTTCACCTCTAACTATTTTAACCTCACCAGTTTCTACAAAACCTAATGACTCATATAATTTTTTGGCGAAATTGTTTTCAAAAACCCATAAAGTTGCGTAATTTTTATTTTCTAAATATAAATTATAGGCTTGTCTAGCATATCCTTTTTTACGAAAATCAGGGTGTATATCACACCCAACCTCATCACCATTAGTTCTAATATAACCAACAGGTTCTTCATTAACCTCAATTATAAACCATAAAGGATTATAAGATTCAAACCATGATTTACATTCATCACTTGTAAATTCTGAATCATTTTCTAAAAATTTTCTAGTTGACTCATCATTCCTAACTTCAATTAAAAAGTTTAAATCATCTACAGTTAGTTTTCTTAATATCATTTACCACCCTTTTTTAATTGTATCTACGATATATTGTCGGTCTTCAGGGGTTACCCACCAACCAACTGGTATAGATACCATCTTACCAATAGTTTTATCTAAATTAGGTAAACTACAAACAAATTCTCTAACACACGTATGCTTATCATTTCTTTCGTGTACCTGAGAAACCGATATTCCATGGTCACCCATATGTTTATAGAATCTATCCCTATCATTAACAAGTACAGAATAAATCCAAAAAGAGGAATCAAATCCATCTTCTCTTTTTAATAATGTAAGTCCCTCGACATCTTTAAGATTTTCATCGTAAAATTTAGCGTTAGATTTATGTTTTTCAATTATCTCGTCAGCATGTTTTAAATTTTCAATACCTACAGTCGCACAGACATCATTCATATGGAATTTATAACCCCATTCCTCAATATCCGCTTCACATCTAAAATCTTTTCTATCACCATCACGGTCAATACCGTACCACCTTATTAGTCTAGCTCTATCGTTTAACTTCTTATGTGGAGAAAGTAGTAACCCACCATCAATAGATGTTATATGTTTTATGGCCTGTAATGAAAACATGGTTAAATTACCATGTGTACCAATACTTTTTCCTTTATATGTTGAACCAAAAGAGTGTGCTCCATCCTCTATCACCGCAGGTTTAAAACCATACATACGATGTGCTCTTTCTTGTATTTCTTTTATTTTATCTAAATCGTTTGGATAACCTCCCCAATGAACTAACATAATAACTTTAGTTTTTGGTGTGATTTTTCTTGCTAAGTCATCTAAATCCATATTTAAAGTTTCAGGGTCAATATCCACCCATTTGATGTTTAAATTATTTGCCAATACAGGCCAATTAGATGCGGTACAAGTTAATGGGGTGGCTAAAACCTCGTCCCCTTCTTCTAAACCTGGCCATTTTGAATCGTAACCAATAACACCCTCATAAACTACCTGATTTGTTGATGGTTTTTTTAATAAATGTAAAGCTAAATGAAGTGCTGATGTACCTGCATTTACCGTTGATACGTAGTCGTGATTAAAATGAGTTTTCATCATTTCTTCTAATTCATTTACTTTAGGTCCTTGACCAATATATCCGCTATTGATTACTTTAGTTACCTCTTCAGCCGCTGTTGGAGCCATGAATACCTTGAATAAGTCTATTTTTTTCATATTATGTTGTTTTATATACTATAAGTTATTAATTTACTTATAAAAATAAACAAACAATTTAGATTTTTAAATAGTCTACTACATTTAGGATAAAATTATAATTATGAGCATAGTAGGTATAGTTGGAAATGGGTTTGTGGGAGAATCACAAATTTTTGCATTTTCACCAACAAATGAAATAAGAGTGTATGATATCGACCCTCTAAAGTCGACACATACTAAAGAAGAAACCCATAAATCTGATTTTATATTTGTATGTGTACCAACACCTATGAGTGTTGACGGAAGACAAGATTTATCTTTTATAGAAAAAGTTTTTGAAGAATCCGTTGAGGGACCAATATACATTATTAAATCGACCGTGTTACCCGGAACCACAGAAAAATTACAAGAAAAATATCCTCACTTAAGTATAATATTTTCACCTGAATTTTTAACTGAGAGAACTGCTAAATTAGATATGTTAACTCAAGCTAGAATAATTTTTGGTGGAGATAGAAAAATTACCAATAAGGTTGAGAAACTATTTTCAAACAGGTTTATGAATCGTCACTTTATACATACTGATTCAAAAACCGCCGAATTTATAAAGTATATGAATAATACTTTTTTTGCAACTAAAGTGTCATTAATGAATGAGTACCATAGATTAGCTAATTTAGTTGGAGTTAATTGGGATGATGCAATGTACGGGTTTTCATCGGATGGTCGTATTGGTGACTCCCACTTACATGTACCAGGACCTGACGGTAAATTAGGTTTTGGTGGTACCTGTTTTCCTAAAGATATTAACGCATTAATCTCCATGGCTAATGATGTCGGTGTTAATATGAATGTGTTAGGTGCCGCCTGGAAAACTAATTTAGAAGTTAGACCTGAGCAAGATTGGAATAAACTAAAAGGTAGGGCAATAAGTTAATATGAAAAATGTAGTAGTTTTAGGTGGGGGAGGATTCATTGGTGGTCACCTCTCAAAAAGATTAAAAGATAATGGTAATAATGTAACCATATGTGACATAAAAAATCATGAGTTCTTTAATCATACGGAGATATGTGATAATTTTATCAAAGGAGATTTAAGAGACCCTAAAATAGTGGAACAAGTTATTACGGATGGTATTGATGAGGTTTATCAATTAGCCGCAGATATGGGTGGTGCGGGTTATATTTTTACGGGTGATAATGATGCGAATGTAATGCATAATTCGGCATTAATTAATTTAAATGTGGTACATGAATGTACTAAAAAGAAAGTTGGTAAAGTATTTTATTCTTCTTCGGCGTGTATGTATCCTGAACATAATCAATTAGACCCTAAAAATCCAAACTGTGAAGAGTCTTCAGCTTATCCAGCTAATCCCGATTCTGAATATGGGTGGGAAAAGTTATTTTCAGAAAGACTATTTTTATCGTTTAATAGAAATTATGAATTAGATGTTAGAATTGCACGTTTTCATAATATTTTTGGACCTATGGGTACGTGGACAGGAGGTAAAGAAAAGGCTCCCGCAGCAATGTGTCGTAAAGTCGCAGAAACTGAAAATACATTAGAAGTGTGGGGAGACGGTAATCAAACACGTTCTTTTCTTTTTATAGATGAATGTATAACCGCAATATTTAAATTAATGGAGTCCGATTTTATTGGTCCCGTTAATATTGGTTCTGAAGAAATGGTAACAATAAATCAGTTGGGCCAAATGGCTATTGATATCTCGGAAAAAGATGTTAAAATTAGTAATATATATGGTCAAGAATTTATTGATAAATATGGGTTCAAATGTCCTTTAGGTGTAAGAGGTAGAAACTCTGACAATAAACTTTATAGAAATAAAATAGGGTGGGAAGTTTCCCAACCTTTAATAAATGGAATGAAAAAAACATATCAGTGGATTAATGAGCAAGTAAACAATAAGACTTATATATACGAAAGTCCCGATAAAGGGAATACAATATATCGTAGAGAATTTGGTGAACCACCAAACACTCGTGAAAAAACGAAATAAATACACAATACTGAAATAATGGCAAGAAAAGGAGAATCGGGTACACGAAAATTACCAAGAAAAGATTTAATAAATAAAATAATTAATAAAAATCCTAAACAAAAATTTTTATCAGAAAGTCAAAAAGAATATCACGAAATATTAAAGGAGAGTGAAATAACAATATGTACAGGACCTGCGGGGGTGGGTAAATCATATATCGCAATGAAAGCTGCGGTAGAACTTTTAATGGACCAAAATAACTCTTATGAAAAAATAATCATTGTTAGACCGGCAGTTGAAGCTGAGGAAAAATTAGGAGCATTACCTGGTAATTTAGAAGAAAAACTAGACCCATATATTTTTCCATCGTATTACTTATTAAATAAAATTATAGGTAAAGAGGCTAGAGAAAAATTAAAAGAAAATGATATTATAGAGGTTTTCGCTTTAGCTTATATGAGAGGTATGAATATTGATAACTCAATATTAATCTTTGAAGAGGCTCAGAATTCAACACCTTCTCAGATGAAATTACTATTAACTAGAATAGGTTTTAATAGTAAATTTTTCATATCAGGCGATATTGACCAAACGGATAGATATAAAGATAAAACACAATCGGGGTTATACGATGCGACAATTAGATTTAAAAATTTAGACAAAGTTGGCACATATGATTTTAAAACAGACGATATCATCAGAAATCCTTTGATTAGTAAATTATTAGATAGATACGACACATGAGAGTAGCATTTGATTTAAATGGTGTAATTAGAGACACTTTCACAAAGGCAGAACAATTATATCAAAAACATTATATTGATGAATTTGAGGACGAAAATAATTCTGTTTATAATGAAGAGACTGAAGAATTTGATAAAGTATTATCTGTCGATGACTTTAAATACGAATTAGATTTACCTGTAAAAAATTTAGACGATTTAATCAATCATTTTAAATTTAAAGATAAAGAAGATTTATTTGAATTCTTTTATATCGATTTTGCTATGCAAATTTTTGGTCACTCACCATCTATAGATGGACCAACTTTTAATATTTTAAATGAAATATACGAAACTTTAAGAGACGACCATGAAGTACTAATAGTATCTGATGAAATCGGTAAGTCAAAACCAGCTACACTATTTTTTTTATCCAAGTATGGTTGTTTGGTTGAGAAAATAAAATTTTATTCTAACATTACAATAGATAGTATGTGGGATGAAGTTGATATACTAATTACTTCCAACCCAAATCATATTATAAACCAACCGAAAAATAAAACAGTTATTAAATGTACAACATCGTATAATGAAGATATTAATTCAGAATACACCATCAACGATATTGGAGAATTTAAAGAACTATATAAACAATTAAAATTAAAATAATGTTACAATTTTTAGAAGAAAACTATTATGTTGACTTTATTGCTTTAGAAAAAGAGGTTAATATACCTAAAAATGAAGACGGTAAAGAATTAACCACTGAAAAAGAAACTGAAAAAATCTCTGAAGATAAATTTGCTCAACACATAAGTGTAGTGAAATTTGAAACAATAAAAATGATGTTAGAGGTCGTTTTAACTGAAAGAGAGGAAATAGACGATAACTTAGGTATACGTGCGGGAACTTCAAAGTCTTTAAGTATTCCCTTTAAAATTGCTTTTAATACATTATTAAGACACGGAATAATAAAATATATATAAATTATGGATACAGAATTATTAAAAAAAGTTGAACTATCGGTTCAACGATTAACGGATAAATCAGTAAGGATTTATTTTTTAACACAAGACACTAAAGGGAACGCTAAGGCTTCCGTAAGACAAACTTATGAAATCGCCTTAACCCTAAAAAATAATGGATTTAATCCAATAATCATTCATGAAACAAAAGAATATACGGGAGTTTCTGAATGGTTAGGTGAAGAGTATATGGAATTACCTCATGAAAGTATTGAAGGTGAAGATTTAAAGATTTCTCCTGAAGATTTTATTGTTGTACCTGAAATATATGGTCACGTATTAGAACAACTTGCTAATCTACCTTGTGGTAAAATCATCTCATGTCAGGCTTATGACCATATGTTAGAGACTTTACAACCTGGTACAACTTGGTCACAATATGGTTTCCTAAAGGCGATAACTACTAGTGAAAAACAAACAGAACTTGTTAAGGGCGTTATGAAGAATATCACATTTGATATTATACCACCTTTTATTTCTGAAAAGTTCTCAGCGAAAGAAGTACCATCAAAACCAATCATTTCAATTCATACTCGTGACCAAAGGGACACTATGAAAATAATAAAAACTTTTTATTTAAAGTACCCACAATTTAGATGGGTTACATTTAGAGACATGAGAGGTCTTAATCAAGAACAGTTCGCAGAATACTTAAAAGATTCTTTTGTTTCTGTATGGGTAGATGATACATCATCAGTAGGGACATTCCCGATAGAATCAATGGCGAGTCGAACACCAGTAATCGGTAAAGTTCCAAATCTAAAACCTGATTGGATGGCAGAAAACAATGGTGTTTGGACATACGAATTAAATCAAATGACTGATATAATAGCTGAGTTCACTCAAAATTGGTTAGAGGATAATATTAATGATGATTTATATAAGGCGGGTATTGAAACCTCCGATAAATTTAAAAATAGAGAAGAATTCGAATCAAATGTAGTTGGAACATTTTCAGGTTACTTAGAGACTAGAAAAACTATATTCGAAACACAATTAGATAAACTAAAAGTAGAAGAAGAAAATTAATAATTATGGAAAATAAATTAAACGTATCAGTTATACTACCTATTAATTCTTCAAAAGTGAAAAACTTTGTTGAGTTCTTTAATAGTTGTATACTTTCAATAATAAAACAATCGACACCAATCGATGAGTTAGTTATTGTACATAGTGATGAAGAGTCACTAAAAGAAGTAGTTCAAAACTTTGACTATAGTGGTCTAACAGTAAACTTAGTTGAAAATACAGGTGATGTTGATTTCTCATCTCAAGTAAACTTAGGAGTTGAAAACGCTAAAAATGAATGGATTTCTTTATTAGAGTTTGATGATGAATATGCGTCAATATGGTTTAAAAATGTTAAACGATATATAGAAGCTTATCCAAAAGTATCAGGATTCTTACCATTAGTATTAGACGTAGATGAAAAAGGTGTTTTTGCTGGATTCACAAATGAGGCAACCTTTGCAGCTAATATGAATAGTGAGATTGGTTACTTAACTAATGAAGTTTTATTAAACTATCAAAATTTTCAAACAAGCGGAGTCGTACTTAAAAAATCAGTTTTTAAAGACTTTGGTGGATTTAAAAAATCCATGAAATTAACTTTTGTATATGAGTTCCTACTAAGGTTAAGTTATAATTCAGTAGAAATAATGACAATACCTAGAATTGGTTACAAACACATGAACATGAGAGAGGGTTCAATTTTTTGGAATTACAAATTTGGTGAGCAAAAAATATCTGAAGACGAAGTTGCGTTTTGGATTGACTCGGCGAAAAAAGAACATTTTTTTATTGAAGATAGGGACATAAACTATCAAGCAATAGATGTTTAATGTTTTTAGAACCAAAAAGTGCTACTACAACTAATAACGATTCAAATAAAGTGGTTGTTTCAGGTAATACTGAAACTCCTGAAGTGATTGAAAAGAAAAAAAGAGGTAGAAAACCAACAACTAATAATTATTTCGCGGAAAGAGAAGAGAGGGCAGTTAGATTATTTTTAACTGCCTCTACTTTTACTGAAAAAAATAAAATCTATGATGAATATCTAAGAGCACCTTTAGATAAAATGATTGAATCAATCATTAGAAGATATAAACTTTATAGAAAGGGGATGGAATTTCGTGAAATTAATCATGACACCCACTCTTTTTTAATTACAAAGGTTGAAAAATTTAAACCTGAAAAAGGTAAAAAAGCATACTCTTATTTTGGTACGATATGTAAAAACTACCTAATGGGTATGATTATAAAAGACCAAAAAGAACAAAATAGGAAAATATCATATGAAGATATAACTACTAAATTAGAAAGTAGGCCTGATATGATTTACTATCTTGAAAATGAAAAGATAGAGGCAACGGATGTGATTAAAAGATTCATAAAAGAACTTAATGATTATATAGAAAATACCGATTTAAATAATAACGAATTAAAGTTAGGATACGCTTTGATGGAGTTATTTGAGAATTATAACAATATTTTTATAGGAACGGATAATAATAAATTTAATAAAAATATAATACTACTATCTCTACGTGATATGACAAATATGTCTACTAAGGAAATAAGGACATCAATGAGAAAGTATAAGAAATTATATTATGAGTTGACAAATAAATTACATAATCTATAAAAAAATTATTCTATAAATATTTATAACATTATGGCAAGACCTAAAAAAAAAGAAATAGTATTAAGTAAAGACTCAGTTCTTTCACTTATGCAAGAAATTTACAACGAACTTGTAGAACAAAGAGCGACCGCTATAAGAATACAAAATAAAATGTTGGCGATGTTAAAGGACCCTGAGGATATGACCGTTATTGGACCTGTTATCAAAGAACAACAAAAAATCGTAAATGATACTATAGAAAAGAAACTATCACTTTCTAAGTTACAGTCAACAATATGGGAAAAAACTAATAATACCTCAAGCGAGGAATTTAGTTTATCTGAAATTGATGATGACACATTACAAACCTTAATACAACAAGATTTAAGCAGTGGTGACAAGAAGGACGGTTATAAACTTGATTAAAAATAACCATTATGTCGATAAAAGATAAGTTTAAACAGGCTAGTTCTAAAGTAGATGCATACAAATCCACTATTAATACTGCGGTTAATCAAAAAAAACTACAAAAAATATCTGATGGTTTAGATAGTAACTTTCAAAACGCAAAAAGTGACGCCCTAAAGCAATTAAACGCTATGGGTGATATCAAACAAAGAGCTCAACAAGAAATTGAAAACGTATTTGATGAATTAACTAAGTTATTCAAAAAAACTATGCCTAGTGGTAAAAATACAGGTTCTTCCACTATCGACTTCCTAATAAAACAAGTTTTAATGGCTAGTGAAAATACTAAATCCAGAATGGGTGAGATTGTTGCTGAGGAGGTATTGAAAGTTGCGGGTTGTTCAGAAGAGCAGGAGTTTAATACTCAACCACTTTACATACCAGTTAACGATATCGATTTAAGGGAATTATTAAAAAACGACCCATCATCCAAGCCATGGACATTTAGATATGAAAAAGACTCCATAAATGTCGGTTCTCAACCATTTTCAATGGATAAAGAACTTTATAATAGACTTCAGAATGAGGGTGTACCATTTACGGCCGAATACGGTAGTAGTTACATTGGTGCATCAGGAGCCGGTATTTTTGATATAAAGTATGTTACACAATACCCCGACCCTAATACTGGAACACCTATTTTTGGTGATTTTTACGAGGTAACATTAGCCAATAGATTAAATGGAGATAATTTAGGTGATTTCTTAAGAGATTATTACGGTTCTATAGATATAGTTAATTTTAATATGATATCGGTAGAAATCATGAATATGTTAACTAACATTATTGATATTTCGGGTGGGATTTCTGTTAATCAAAAAGAAGAACAGACTAAGTTTGAAAAAATATTACAAAGAATATTAGGTCTTTGTTTTGATAGTAATAGAGAAATTGATGTTCAGGGTACCGCTAAGTTAGGGCAGTTAGATAATATAGACCCATCGTTTTTTGAGATGTCTCCACTTGATTTAAAAAATATTGAGATTGAAGTTAATAATATGATTCAAGGAGTTACCGAGTTCACTGACTGTAATAATGTCAAATTACCCGTCAATACTGAGTCACTATTAGATTCAATGGCTCAACTCATTAATGACGATGTTGGTAATGCCGGTCAAAACGCAGATAACTTAATGGGTTTAGTCAACAATATGGCTAAAGACCAAGATTGGAAACTCAATATACCATCGGGTATTGATTTAAATTTAAATGTCGCGATTAATAATGATTTTTTAAAGATTATCCCAAAAGCCGTGATGTTCGCTATCTTAAGACCAAAAATGTTATTAGGGTTACAAATTGTAATGAAGTCAGTTAATCCAAATTTTGCGAATATATTGGCACTAAGTAATTTAGAGTCATTTATTAAAACGTTTGGTAAATTTATGACAGAAATGTTAAGTAAAATTGCTGCGATATTTGTTGAAGAATTATTCATTTTATTAAAAAAGAACTTAAGATTATTGGTAGAAACATTACTTGTTGAAATAGTTAAAGAAGCCAAAAATAAACAAGCTGCTATGATTGCCGGAGTTATATTTTTAATAATTCAATTAGTTCAGGGTTTTATTGATTATCGAGAATGTAAAAGTTTAGTTGATGAAATATTAAAATTATTGAATTTAGCCGCCGCAGCCACAGGTATATCGTTACCTTCTTTCGCTTTGGCGGCTAGTTCATTATTAGGTGGATTCTCTCCGACAAGAGCAATGACAGAAGTGACGGAAAGACTTCAATCAATAGGTATACCGACAGGTGACCTTCCAAGTGGAGCAGTAAATATTGCCATGCCAGCAATGTTTCAACAAATAAAAGGTACTTACCAAGAGCAATTAGCTAATGGTAAAGTTGAAGTCTTTATACCACCATTAGCGGTGCCACCTGTGATAGCAGGAGCGACCGCACCATCAAAGGCTTCAGGAAAATCGTATTAATATGGATGAAAATAAAATAACAAAAATACTATTAGAGTATAAAAACAGTTCCAATAAAGATTTAATCGAAGCGATGGATTTTGTACAAAATGATTTTGAGGAAACTAAAACTAATATTATTAAATTAACTCGTCATTTAGATAGTACTGAAATAATTTATAATAAAATTTTAAACGAGTATAAAAAAAGAACTAAGTAATGGCTGATATACCATATAATAATAGAATAATATATGTAGGTGAATGTATTGATAATATTGACCCTATGGGATTGGGTCGTATTCGTGCCGTACTAAAAACTGAAAACACTGCAGATAGGGAAAAAAGTGTTGCCGATACTGTAGGTGTAACAGAAAAATGGACATCTAGAGACCCATTTGTTATTAGACCTCTATTACCTGTCTTCATAAATACTGCACCTAAAAATGGTGAATTTGTTCATTTAATTTACTCTAACTCTGACGATAAGTCTAATAAAGATAAGTTTTATATTTCAGGTGTTTTTTCCTCTTTAACGAACGTAAAACAAGAACCTTATAATTCGGCGGTTAGTAACAGTAATTTAGGTAGTAGAAATAAACAACAGAAACAACTACGTAACCCAAACACAGGAATCGTATTTGAATCATCTAATAAGGGTGTCTATTCTGAGCCAGACGACATATCTATTGATGGTAGAGGAAGTGCCGATATTGTTGTTAAAGAAAATACCGTATTATTAAGGGCTGGTAAATATAATGGTCAACCTATCCCAAATGTTTACCCTGTTGGTAATGATAATAGGTCATTCTTACAACTTAGTAAATTTAATAAAAAGACGGTATACGGTGAAGCCGAAAAACTTTATAAGTTTAAGTATAGACATAAACCAATTAGAATTTTAGTAGAATATAACGTTGTAAATCCTGATAATAATTCAAACGCCTATACAGGAGGAATTTATATTTATACTTTAACCCCTAACGAAAGAAATGGTAGTCAAAGTTTTGATTTAACTACAGATGTAGAGGGTACTAAGAATCTATACCAAAAGTTTGATTTTTTAGCCCTATCCGTTAATGATTTGACACGTTTAATTAATAAAATAATTAATGGTGTTGCAGAAAAATTGGTACCTGATTTATCGACTATAACAACATCAGTTACACCTTTAGGTCCTTTTAGATTAAGAGGTGGTGGTGATTCAACATACCCTATTTATTTTAGACCTCAGCCAAGTCTATATAATAAATTAAATTCTGACACATCACAAACAAATGAGAAATTATTTATAGCTAATTTAATGTCTGGCGTTAAAGTTAAACAATCGGACTTAGTAGGTGGTTATGGGTTAATATATGACCAATCAAAAAGAGGGGATGTCCCTTTTACTCCTGAAAAAAATGAGATAATACCTGAAAAGGAAATATTATTAAATAATACCGCATCTATAATGGGTGGGGACTTTGTTTATTTACTTTCACATAAATCATCAAAAAATGATACAGGTAAAATAAATTTATCTGACACTTTATACGGTATTGAGGAATATACCCTTTCAGATGAGATTGAACCTAAAACATCTTCAGTTGTTAGAGGAGAAGAATTAATTGAGTTATTAAATTTAATGGTACAATTTCTTATTGGACATGTTCATCCGTATCATGGTATGGTTCCTGATGGCACATCAACTAACGGAGTTACCATGGAAAAGTTACAAAAAGAACTTAGAGACGCAAATCAAAAGATACTAAATAAGTATATTCGTATAAACTAAGTATTTATATTAAAAAGAGTTTATGTCTACTTATAAATCATATTTTAATAGAAACACAACTATTGTTTCAAATTCATACGCAAATACAGGTAGAAACCCTATATGCGAACTATTCTTTGGTGGGGTAGATAATGTAATTACTCCAAAAGGGTTTAGTCGTTTTTTATTCGATATTGAATTATCAGGAATAACTGAACAAATCAAACATGGTATTATCTCTACTGGTTGTTCAAAAAGTATGAAACATATTCTCAATATGACTAATACTTCATCATTTGATTTGGAATTATTAAATGATACATGGTCTAATGGAAGAAGAAGAGCAACTTCTTTTGATTTAGTATTATTTAGAATACCTAAAGTTTCAGGAACCACAGGAGATATTCAATCGTGGGATGAAGGTGTTGGATACGATTATTACGATTTTACTGAATTACCTACAGACAAAGCCTACTCAAGTAGACCAACTAATTGGTACGAATCTCAAACTATTTCAAATTGGTCAGTACCGGGGGTATACGATAATTTAAATACCAATTCAAGTACAGGGTTAAATTTCTCAGGTTTAACTATTATTGATACTCAACATTTTGAATTTGGTAATGAAGATATTAAATTTGATATGACTCAAGAGATAAATGATATATTAACGGGGGCGACTACTGGAGTTACAGGATGGGGAATCGCCTTTTATCCTCAAGTTGAAAATATTACAGGATTAACTGAAAACTACTCGGTAGGGTTTTTTACTACGAATACACAAACATTTTATGAACCATACTTAGAAACTACATATGATGATTTAATAGAGGATGATAGAAATATTTTTTATGAAAATAAAGAAAATAAATTATATCTATACAGTTACCAATTCGGTAATCCTCAAAATTTTGATGAATTACCATCTGTAGATATTACAGATATGAATGGTTCAATATTATATTTAGATTTACCAACCTGTCAAATAACTAATGGGGTATATGAAGTTATAGTACCACCATTAACATCATCAAGTATACCATGTATGATGTACGATACTTGGAAAAATTTAAAGATTAATGGAGTTAATATTTCTAATCAAACTAATGAATTTGTAGTTAATGACTTATCGGAGTTATATCAAATTGGTTCAACAACGAATGACCCTTCATTATATGGTTTTGATTTTTTCGGAATTAAACAAGATGAAAAGATATTAGGACCAGATGTACGTAAAGTTAACGTCATAATTAAAAAAGCGTATACTACGAATGAAGTACTTAATAAAGTTAACGCCTATTATAGGGTATATGTTAGAGAAGGTAAAACTGAAGTTCAAGTTCAAGATTGGACACAGTTAAATAGAACACCAGATAGTCACTATTTTATTTTTAATACTGAAGACAAAATACCTAACGAATATTTCATCGATATAAAAGTATTGACGGATAGAGAGATTAATACCTATAAAAGAGAATTAAAATTTCAAATAGTTAATAGAAAATGAAAAAGGTAACAATCACTGAAAACGAACTGATAGAAATAATCACTAGAGTAATTAGTGAAAAGAAAAAATCTAAAAAGAAAAAAAAGAAGAGCACTACTTTATGTGCAAGAGGTAAAAACGCGGCGAAAGCTAAATATGATGTTTACCCATCAGCTTACGCTAACGGTTACGCCGTCCAAGTGTGTAAAGGTAAGATGCCTGGTTTAGACGGTAAAAAAAGATGTTCAGGTAAATATTGTTCGGGTAAAAAATAATTTGTATATTTGTTATATATAAAAAAAAATAATGTATCGAAATACAACTTATCATTTTGTTAAAATTGTTAATGGGGAAGAAAAACTCATTATAGAAACCGAGTCTTCTTGTTTAGAAAGGGCTTTAGATTATTTCTACCTAATGGTACCTAAGGCCTATGGGGATAAGAGTTATACTATTAGAATTAAAAAAGATAATATTAGAAACGTTGCCAGTGAATGGGACTAAGTAGTTTTTGATATAACCCATTTATACCCTACATCTCCACCATTTAATAACCAATTAACATACTCCATATCTTTTTGTGGTTTTCCTTTAAACGTTTCATTTAAAGTGATTGTTTCTTTTTTACTGTCAAAAAATTGTTTTAATTCTAATAGTTGGTTTTTAGAAATTACGTTATTCTCAACTATCTTTTGAGTGACTCTATTAATTCCTTTAGAGTATGATAAACCCTTTTTCATTTGGCTAATTACCGGCGAAGGGACTCTAATATAATCATTATTTTCTATAATAACGATTTTAAGGTCACCAGAACCTTTAATTACTCTGTGGTATGTCTCTTTATTAATAATATATTTTTGTCCAACCTTAAGGTCCTGGGGTAACTCCTCATCCATTTGAAGCTTCCAACCGTCACTTGATTCTACAAATATAATACGGTCGTACTCATCTTTGTGCCATTTTAACTCTTCAGAGTTAACGGATTCATTAAAAACTCTACGTTTTTTATTATGTGATAGTTGTGTGTCTGAATATATCATTACCAAAATCTACCTGAGACATTTTTACCAAAATCTTTATGTGCTCTACACGCCCAATAACCCGCCTTAGTTTTGTCTTTTTTCTTAGCACACTGATGTCTAGCCGCAAATGATTTACGAGCACCTGGGTCGTTCCATTTAGCTGTCATAACAGGTGACCCATAAGAAACTTTTATAACTTTACCCGTTTTGGGGTTTTTAACGTACACATACCACTTTTTAGGTCCACCTGACTTAGGTTTGTTTAAACTAACATCTTTACCTTTATATTCGGCCTCATCTATTTCATTGGCATATGTTCCATCCCAACTAAAGGATTGTTCGTTTACCATTGGAAAATCAAATGGTAATCTTTCACCCTTATAATTAAAAAATTTACCTCTATCTGATTCTAATAACTCGATTTCTTCTTCTGACCATTCATTATGACCATCATTATATAACTTACGACCCTCATTAATCACATCAAAGTATTTGGGGCTACCATATCTAAAAACATTTTCAGTTAATGAAATACGATTATCAATATGATATTGTAATTCTTCAGATATTACGGTCTTTTCTTTAGTGTATGACTTTAAAACCGATTCAATTAATTTAGTATCATCGACTAAATCCTCATCCTCTTTTTCGGGTTCACTTAACGGTATGGATACATCGTCAAAAGAATCTAACGTTTTTGGTTGTAATGGTGGGTCTAATAAAAATCTTTGATTAATCCAACTTCTTAATTCATTTTCAACAAAAAATTCAGGAACAGGTTTATCATCTGGCTCGTTTGATGCTATTTCTGAAATATGATAAGCGAATTTTAGTTTGTTTTCATTATTCATTAAATTCATTAACCCATCACTTATAAAAAATATTTGACTAAACGGGTCCACAGGATTAATATCTCCTTCAGCAAAACTAAATACCTTCATAATTGCCTTCGCCCACCAAGATTTATAGGATGACGTTTCTTTTAATGTTGGACCTATTAGTTTATTAAGTGCTCTAACTGCAGATGTAAACATTCCCGCTACGGCAATTTGTGGTATAAACCAAGGCATTAAACGTATAAATGCTTTAAATCCACCTTCACCTACATGTTTAGCTAATCTTTTATTTTTAGCTCCGTTAACGATACTTCTTAATTGTCCAAAAGTAATGGGTCCTTGAGCGTTACAGAATTTTTTAGCGTCACAAATACTTTTAACTACTTTACTTGAAACATTAACGTCGCCCCCTAATTCCTCTAATACTAAGTTAACTAACTTATCTATTGATTCATTTTTCTTTTTATAATTCTTCACTTTAATTCTTGTTGGTTTTTGACCTTTCCCTGTTTGAGTATCTTTCTTTTCTTTTTCTCGTTTCCTACGACAAGCCGAGTCTTTATCTTTCTGAGACATTTTACCTGCAACACCAGCACCTCGACATACGGGATACGCTCCTTTGTCTGCGTCTCCACGACCACATGGCGGGTGACCACCACCTTTTTTCTTTTTACATATATTAACCCATGGACCCTTTGGTTGTGAGGAACCTTTCTTTTTTTTCTTCTTTCCAAACCAAACGGCTAAATCTTCTGTTAAAATATATTCACTCATACTTGATTATTACTATAATTTTATTATCTATTAAATAAATATAACGAGAAATAAACTTATTCATTAAATAAAAAAACAAAATGGCTAAAGCTAAAAAGACAACGTCTGACGAGACAAAAAAACCAACAGCTAGAAAAACTAGAACTAAAAAAACTGAAACTAAACCTGTAGAGGAAAAAGTGAGTGAAGTTTTAGAAGGTCAAGGTACCGAACAATCTGTTGATGAACAACCAAAACCTATTGGAACATTATTTGACACTATAAACTATAGTAATCTTCAAGATTTAGATAAGTTTGTACAGAACTTAAATGGTGACCAATCATTGTACTGTGTGGTACACGCGGCTAAATCGGCACACAAACGAGGTGCATTTAGTATTGAAGAGTCTGAAGTGATTTCAAGAGCTATCAGAGTGTTAACTACACCTCCTGAGGATAAAGAAAAATCAGTTCCTGACCCTGAAGTACACAAAGCAGATTAATTAAATTAAAAAGGGACATTGTCCCTTTTTTTATGCAAAAAAAATACATTATGACTAGAAGTGAAATAAGTACAAAAATTGTGAAAAATGAAATGATTATGATGAGGGCACGTAATAATGGTCATAAACCAAATGATGGTGATAAATTTCAACCATTAAGAATTGAAAATGAAATTTTAAGATGTATGTATTTTGGGGAAGACTCCCCTCATTGTATTAGAAACTATACAAATAAAAAAGGGGACCAATAAGGTCCCCTTTAATATTCCTATTAAGATATATTATCTTAAAGAGTTCAAGTCAAATGTTCTAACACCATCAACTACGATTCTACCATAGAAACGGTTATTAACCATTTTCTTAGCGTATCTCGTCATAATACCCTTTATCGGAGTAAAGTTGAACGGGTTATACATTGTAGGTGTCAACTGTAATGGTACATACGGTGCGTAAACGTACCCTGTATCCAATAATGAAGAACCTTTATGTCCCAATAAAACAGTGTTTGGTGGGAAGTAAGGGTCTCTGTACACTTGGTATCTACCTGATAATGTACCTACTCTTTCAATACCCATGTTGTATTGGTCTTGGTCTGGAGCCGCATTTGATACGTGGAAGTATTCCAAGTCATCAAAGATAGCTGAAATTTCCGAAGAAACAACAATCCAGTTAGCTCCACCTCTTAATGTAGATTTGTGAATTTGAGCTGAGATTTGGTTAATCGCAGTAATCAATGTCTGATTCCAGTCTTTTTGGTTATAGTTAACTGAACCATTAGACACTCTCTTCCATCCGTTGTAATCCCAACGTAATGTCCAAGCCGCACCTTTTCTTAAGTCTCTTAAGATTTCACGGTCAATTTCAGCAGCCACTTGTTCTGATAATAAAGCTGTTAATTCAGCCTCAGCATCAATGTTATGGAATGCAGAAACATCTTGTGCTAATTCTGGAGACCATTGTGCTCTTAGTTTTCTTTCTGTAACCGATACAGTAACTGCATCAAGGTCAAAAGAAACTTCACCCATTTGGTCTTCGAATTCTAAGTCAGCATATACTCTGTAAGTCGCACCAACCGTAGGGTTAGCCGCGAATGTAGTACCTGTATAACCATCGATTGAACAGTTAGCACATCCAACAACAGGTGTTGAAGTATCAACTGATAAATAAATTACACCGTCAGCAGTACAAATATCATCATACTTACCACCTGGTCCTGTATAGTTTCCTGGAGGGAAGTTAGTTTGAGATTCGTTACCGTATTGAACGATACCTTTACCGTACTTCTGTGTTACCACGTTAAAGTTAAAGTAATCACCACCTATTTGTACTTCTAATGATGCTAAGAAATCCTCAGTATCTTGTTCGTTACCTGTAGGTCCGATTAATTTACCTTGACCTGCAGATGCAAATCCTGATAATGCAACTAAAAGTGTTCTTTGGTTACCTGCATAATCACCTGCAGCCGCAACTACTAATGATGAACCATCCCATTTTACTAATGTGGTATTAGCAGCAATTCCTGAAAACGCTCCTTTAGAGTAATCGAATAACCCAGCTGGGTCTGAATTCGGTGCAGAACCTTCGTAAAATCTATCATAAAGGTTTTTACCTGAACCGTAGTTTACTGACGTACCAGAAGGACCATTAGGTGCTCCGAAAGGTGCAACATGTGTTCCATCAGCATTTCTGTTCTGAATTTTAGGTACAAAGTAGAATAATTTACCGATTGGTAAGTTCATCGCTTGTACTGATACGATATCATTAGCTAATAATTTAGAGAATACTCTTCTAATGATAGGGAAGACTACTGTTTCAAATGAACCTGAGTTATCTGAAGCAGATGCTTCGTTAATTAAGTGAGACGCTTGGTTTTCATATAATTGTGCCATGTTCTCTTTTACGTGACCTTTAAGACCCTCTAGGAATCCTAATTTGTCCCATTTGTTGATTGTGTCTTCTTTGATAACTTTAAGGTGTTTTAACCCAATATTACCAACAAGACCTGATTCTAATAATGCTCCCATTTTAGTATTTGTTTTTTTTAAATTTTATTTTTGAAGTTTACCCATTAAATCCTTCATTCTCATGAACTGAGGATTTTCGTAAGTTTTACTTTCGATAAGATTTGTAGCAGAACCTTTAGATGGTGATTTCTGTACTTTAGATGCAACTGATTCAGTTACAACTGCAGAACTTCCTTTCGAGTCTAAATCTTCTTTTACAGTCTTATAAAGACTTTTCGATTCCTTGATTGTTTCAGCAGAATCAAAACGTCTTAAAATGTTTATTTTTTCTTGTTTTGTTGTCGAATGCTCAGTAAACAGTCGAGTAGCGTATGCTAGATTTGAATTGAAAACAGCAACTTCATTAAGTTTTTCTTTAAAGATGTTAAGTGCCTTACGGTACTCTTCATTTTTTTCTCTTAATTGTTTTACTTCTTTCTCAAGTGATTCATTGTACCTTGCTCTATTAGGAATAGAATGTGGTTTTGAAAGTCCTTTAGATTTATCAGAAGATGCTTTCTGTCCAGCAGCGTGACTTCTCACCATACCTTCTTTAGCCTCTTCGTAATCTTTGTGAGATTTTGAATCATCACCTTTTTTACCTCCGAACTCTTCATTAGATTCTTCATAATCCTTGTGAGATTTTGAGTCGTCTCCTTTTTTACCTCCATACTCTTCGTAATGTTCCTCTTTGTGATGTTCTTCAGCATCGTGGTGTGCGTCTTTTTTCAACTTCTCAATTTGTGAGTAGTCGTCTTCAGCTGCGTCACCATAATAGTTTCCGTCATCCTCTCCGAGTTCAATTTCATAAACTACTTCGTCTCCTTCGTTAGATTCTTCATAATCCTTGTGAGATTTTGAATCGTCACCTTTCTTACCTCCGTATTCTTCATTTGATTCTTCATAATCTTTGTGAGATTTTGAATCATCGCCTTTCTTACCTCCGAATTCTTCGTTAGATTCTTCGTAGTCCTTATGAGATTTAGAGTCGTCACCTTTCTTACCTCCGAATTCCTCCATTTGAATTTGATATTCAACATCAGCCTCATCATCTTTAAGTGTGATTTCGTCACCGTCTTGTGTAACAACGATTCCGTCTTCTTCACCCATAGCTTTAAAGACCTTAAGGATTTCTTCGTCAGATGCGCCTGTAAGGTCAAGTGGTAAAAGAATTTCTTCTTCGTCATCCACTTCTAACTCATCACCTGGTAAATCCATCATAAGCATATCATCAGTATCAATTTCCATATCATCCTCATCCTCATCGGATTCGTCTTCAATGTCCATGTCAACATCTAGTTCCATGTCGTCTTCAATGTCAAGTTCGTCTTGTTCTTTTGTTTCGTGCTTTACAGATTTCTCCATATCGTCACCTTCTTCCATTTTTTCACCTTCCATTGCTTCAACAGACACTTCGTCTTCAATCTCTTCTTCATTTAGAGATTCTTTTACTAATTCACTGATTTCTTCCTTCATAGTAGAAGCAAGTATTCCTTTTGCATTCTCCGTAACGGCTTCCTTCAAATTTTCCATTTGTAGTAGCGCTTCTTCAACTAAGTTTTGTTTTTTTTGTGCCATTTTAGTTATTTTTTTGCAAAATGTTTATTTATAGTTTTTATAATAAATATACACGAATTAAAAAAAAATCACTTTATAAAACAATAGGCAAAAAAAAATCGGGGTTTACCCGATTTTAATTTTATAATATGTATGTGAAGTATTACTCGATTACTTCATCAATTTTACTTTCGACACATGCAGATATTCTCCAATCGTGAGTAAAACCTTCAAAGGCTTTAGTAACTTTAGCCTCAACATCTGTTACGTTAAAACCTTTAACTAATTTTTCTTCTCTGATTTTTTTAATCTTACCTGAATGCTCGTCTGGCATATCATACTGAATTTTTGCTACAAAATACTTTTCTTCCATTTTATTTTTTTTTCTTAGTTTTAATTAATATCCTAAATAATCGGTTAATTTTTTCATTAAGTCAAGTGATTTGTCTAAACCTTTTTCAGGTTCACCATTTACACTTCTTTGTTTTGTCTCTTCTTCAATGTTCTCATCGTACTTCATTCTATCATCTTGATTAAGGAATAAGTAAGCTCCTGGTGTTGATGGTGAAGATACTAAATCAAAACAAATTAATTCAAAATCGTCCTGCACTTCATTCCTTTCACCTTTTTTAACTAAAGAACCTACACCACGAGATGATACCCCCATAGTGACTCCCTGTCTCATAAGATTTGCCGCTTGGTCTCCTGGACATGATACAACACCTGTTTTATGAAAACCTGGTGATGTCAATAATTTTATTTTACCCATTAGAACATTACCTTCCCACCACATATCAGTTATCAAGTGTGATACACGGTCTAAGTCGATAAGTGACGATTCAGGGTGATTAAGTTCTGATATCGATAATCCTTTCTTTATTGCCTCTTGGTATTTTTCACCTTCTCTCCTTAATATTGATTCGGGATATATTCTACCGTTTCTATTTGGTGTGTCGTATTTTTGTAATACTGCGTAAAACTCAAAAGGTTTAGAATGGTCTAATTGACCGTATGATTCTTTTATAATATCGGCGTTACGTTTATCGTTTGGGTTTATAAAACCGGCATCCCACTCAATTAAAATCCCTTTACCCGTATCATTTGGTCCTAATATTTTCATATCTTTTATTTTATAAATATGCTACGTTTAGTATTCCATCGAGATAAAAACGTCCCATTCACTTATTCTAATTGGAGTTACTCTTAATAATTGGTTTATTTTGTCACTAACGAATATCTTATATTCTGTTGTTAAAACAGAATCGTCACCTTCTCCTGAGAAAAAAACGTAGTTATTCGCGAAGTCTGTAACTTCCTGTCCTTTATAAATTACTTTACCAATTTCAACCCGAACACTTATATCTTCGTCTTGAATATCACCTTCTATCATAACACTACTTGGTAAAATAAAAGTATCCCCATAACCAAATTCATATATAAATTTTTTAGGGTCTATAAGATTATTAAGATTATCTACAAGCGTATTTGCTTCAAATAATCTTAATAATTGACTTTCATTAATTACGACTTTCATTTAGTTGTTTTAACTATAAATAGATTAAACAGACTGTTTTTTAGTTTTATGTAGTATAAAATATTTTGATTTCATTAACGGATACCCATATAATGTATTAACTATTTGTTTTATCCTGTCTCTAAGTATCAACGATTTAAAGTCTATTTGTTCTTTTACAAATAATGTTACCTCTAAATTCATAAAACTTCTTTTACCTAATTGTATACCACTACTTCTTAAATCTAAATCGACTATGTTATGTTTTTCAAATAATAACGGGTCCACCGATTCTAATAAGTGATGTTTAATGTCCCTCTCTAACATACCTGTCGTTCTAACCCAATTATGAGCCGTCATTGTTGGTTCCACCCAACTTTGTATGAGAATATAAACTGATTTTAATTTTTTTGCATCTACTGTTCCATAACTACATTTCGCGTTTTCGTATCCCGTTAATTGGGACGTTTTTCCTTTTTTCATATAAATTCATAATATCTAATGTTTATTTGTTCGTTAAAAATATAACTATAAAAAGTACGATTGTCAAAATATTGATAAGTTGAATATATTTATTATAATAAGTCATATATGTTAATAATAGAAATAGGAAAAAAAGAAAATATCGAAAGAGCCTTAAAAAGGTATAAGAATAAAGTTTATAAGACTAAACAGTTGAATAGGCTTCGAGAGGAAAAAGAGTTTACTAAGAAGTCTACTAAGAGACGTAAACAAAAACAAAAAGCCATTTATATCCAAAAAATAAAGGATTCAGAAATCTGAACCCTTTTTTTATTTTATATATGTAATTTAAAGTTATAAACCGTGTTCTAATTGTTTTAACTTATAAAGTGAAGTTAATGAAATTTCGGACTCATTAATATGACTTATAGTCTGATTTACTTTTTCATGTAAATCTTCATCATTCGATTCATTAATTTTTTCAGTTAATTTTTCTAATACAATACTTTTAGAATTTACAATCTCTTCAGCTAATTCAGTTTTAGAGAGTGATAAAAGAGCCTTTAATTCTTTTTTATCTTCCTCACTGATATCACCATATTCCTTATTAAATGTGTTTGTTGCTATTTTTAACATAGAACTTAAAGGAATGTTAACTGATTCGTTAATTTTCACATCATCTTTATTTTCACCTAATAACTTTTTTATATTATTTTTACACTCTAAAACTTCTTCTAAGTTTCTAACCGAGTTATTATAAACTACAGTATCAATATCGGTATAGTTGTTATCTGAATTATTTTTTAATCCTTCAGAAACCCACATATTAATTTCTTTAATTTTTTTATCCTCAGTAGTTAATATATCTTTTATTGTTTCAATACATTCATTTACGTAGTCATCAACAATTTCTTTGGATAAACCTTTTTTATTGGAAAGTTCATCATAAAGAAAATATGCTTCAGCAAGTTTCTCGTTCTCAATTACATGATTTTTAAATGACTTCATATTGGTTTTAAAAGAATTTTTACCATATGACTTAGTCATTAAAGATTCTATATTTGATTTTATTTGTCCGAATTTATTCATAACGTTTTTTATTATAAATATTAGTCATCTAGTAATGTTCTTAGTTCATCTTCAATTTTACCTAAAGAATCTCTCCCTTTCGATAAGTCAATTTCGGATATACCATTAATCATATCATTTTCTAATATCATATTTAAATCTTTTTCTGAAGTACTTTCAGGTGTAACCTCAGCCGTAGTGTCACCACCCGTATCTGTACCACTATCACCTAAATCACTACCTAAATCACCACCTAAATCACCACCTAAGTCGCCTCCAAAATCACTTCCACCACCACCAAATCCGGTGTCAGAAGGTTCTGTAACCTCACCTTCAGGTGCGCCACCTTCTCCAGGTTTATCACCATATAATTTATCGATGTTTGCAAATATTCCTGTTTTAGTAATTGTTTCAGGTGTTTTTTCAAGTTCCGCTCCAACAGCCTTTTCGATTCTTTGTTGTTGTAAATCTAATTTAATTTCTTCATCTGAGAAACCAAGAATATGTTTTTTAGCCCAAGAAGATGAAACAGGTTGTATACCATTACCTGGGTCAGAAACCGCATCACGGTAAAGAGCAACTTTTTGTTGCCATTGTTCAACTTTAAGTAAGTCCGCTTGTGTTGATGGGTTAGTAAGACCTAATGTAAAATTATTTAATTCGTCTTCAAAACCTAATAGATACAAATGTATTATAGCAATTTTATTTAACTCTTGAATCATAGATTTTTGAATTCTATTGATTGTACGAGCGAATCTTATATCTTGTAACGCTAAGTTTTTACCATCACCAACAACCTCTTCAAACCCTAAAAATGCTTTAGGTACTCTAAGTGCAGTTAATAATTTCTTTTGTATATATTCAATATCAGCAATTTCTGATAAGTTTTGTGCTCCTGGTAATGTGTCGATAGGGTTAGGTGCGTTAGCGTCTCTAACGGGTATGAAGTAATCTTGGTCAACCGCCATTTGATTATATCTTAAATCGACATTACCGTTATTAGAGTCCACAATTTGGTCTCTTTTAAATTTGTTAGCAACTCTCTGTACGTAAGGTTCGACATCTTTGTCATCCATGTTACCTACAAAAACTTTGAATACTCGTCTTTCAGGTGCTCTTGATGTTCTATAAACTAACATAGCATCTTCAGATAAAATAAGTTGTTTCCATATTCTTCTTGCCTTTTCTAACATAGAAGTACCATAAGGTAATTTACGGTCATCACCTAATAATCTAAAGTGAGCCACTTCCCACGTATTTAATACCATATCTTTATTTTGCCATAAGAATTTTAAAGCATCGTTATCGGTATCTGTACTATTTTTTTCAGGTTTAATTTTCATTCCTCGTTCTTGACGAGTAATTTCAATATTAGGTAGTTGTTGTACCCCCATAACCCCTTTCTCAGGGTCTAATTTTAGATAAACGAAGTTATCCCCATACTTACAAGTATTTCTTGTCCACATAGGTAGATTAGTACTAATATCGAGTCTATTGTTAAATAAATCCCCAAGTACTGATTTAATTCGTTTACTTTCTGAGTAAATTTGTAATATATATCCATCTTCATTCGCAGTTGTTGATTCTTCCCCATATATATCTAACGCCGCAGATATTTCGGGCGTATATTCCATACTTTCATAATCATAAAATGAAGCTAGTCTAGTCGGTTCATAATATACCGCTTGAGTATATAAGTTGTTCTCTACCTTCTGCCATTGTTGACCAAGATAGAGTGTTTGTTGGGCTTGAAGTTTTTCTCTCTCATACTCCTTTTTATCGGGAGTCTTTAAAAGTTCTTTCTTATCAAACTTAAATACGGGAGCTTGTTGGTCTAACGTTGAGTCAGGACCAAATACCTTAGTAAGTCGTTGCCATATAGTATAATTTTCTGCCATACTTCTTTTTTAGATAAATAGTAACATTATTTGAATTAAACTAAACATTTAAAATTTTCCAAATAACCAAGAATTATCTTGATAGTCTTGCCTAGTCGCTTGTCCTCTGTGTCTATTGTGGTTTATTCCCCCTGGTAATGCAGATAAACTTGGATGAAAATCGTTAGAGGTATTTTTGACGGGAGTTTCATTAACTAACCAACTTTCCATCATGGCTTTAGTTTGTTCTGTCACCTTTTCTAATTGAGTAAATGAATTTTCCCCAACATAAATCGCCATAGCTATAGCCATAATTAAATCATCATGTTGTCCTTTTTGGTGGTCGGGTCTACCGTTAATGTAAACAAAAGTGTTTAATTCATTTAATAACCTTGTTGACCTTATTTCAAAATTATGTCTTAAGGCCTCTTCAAATGATGCCACAATCTGTACTCTTTTATTATTGAAATTTAATCCAGGAATCTTATCTAAAGTTTTAGGGTTATATTTCCATTTATCAGCGGCATTAACACCTTCAACATATAAGTTTTTATATCCTAATTCTTGTAACTTTCTTGATGTAGATACACCCATACCACCCGTAATATCAATTACAATAAATGCTGAATACATTGTCGCCCATTTAAATGCTATTTCTGCGACGACATCTGGTGGTACCTTACCTAAATACTCAAGAACTTGTTCTCTTGTTTCAAAATCTATTATAGTAAATGTTGTATAATCCTCACTATCACCACGAGAAACATCAATACCCATAATATATTTATGTCCTTGTATTGGCTCTTTCCATTGCCATAAAGAACCACCTATAAACTTATTTATTGGTTCTTGTATATAGTTTTGTTTAATAATTTCAATCGTACTATTTGGGATGACGTTATCCCCTGAACCCAAGAAGTTACACTCCAATTCCTGTGAGATTTTTCTTCTATCGAATTTAAGTTTTTTAGCCATACCTTCGAACCATGAAGAATAAACTTTGTATCCATTTGCTAATTTTTCTTTAATTTCTACATAATCCCTTTCACGAGGTTTTATGTCGGTATAGTTTATTATAATTTTACTATCATCATAATCTTCTCTATTTAACATGTAATGGATAATATCATTACATTTTATAAGTTGTAGGTCTCTAGCGTAACGAGGGTCACGATACCAATACATCTCAGTTATTTTAAAATCATTCATACCCCTTAGTGCTTGGTCATAAATGGTATAATATATCGGGTCAAACCCGTTAGGCGTAGAAATTACGATAACTTTACCACCTGTAGAAAGTGACGCCATACATGCAGACCAAAAGTCATCATCAGCATCAATAAACGCAGCCTCGTCAAAAATAAGTATTGTTGGTGTATACCCACGAAGTGCATCTTTTGAGGTTGCAACTGCTTTAACTTCACAACCATTTGATAATTTAAAATGTCTTTGAGAATTTTTTTCGTTAGAATAAGATATCCCAAACCATGTAGGCCATTGGTCAATAAAACTTCTAACCTTATTAGCGAATTCTTGTGATGTATCTAATTTGTTTGCAATTATTAGTACCTTTTCAGGTTTTTTCTTAGACGCAGTAACCACTTTTTTTGATGCCCAAGCTGCGGTAACTGTAGATACACCGGCCTGTCTATACTTTAAGGCAATATTTTCCTCATAAGTATCATAATCATTAATTAATGTTTTTTGGTCTGAAAATAATTCTAAAGGTACGTACTGTGATTGTGTATTATCGTAGGTTTGTAGATAAGTTTTTAACGCGTAAGGGGTATCTTTTACACACCTAGCATATTCCAATAAAACTTGCTCTCTTGATAGTCCCATCTATACATAATAAGTTTTTTTTATGATAAAGAAATACCCAACCCGTCTAAAAGACCTGAAAGGTCATCATCATCGTCATCATCGTCATCGTCATACTGTGATATTGCATCTTCATAATCTTGAGACTTTAATTCTTCTATAATCTCATCCACCATTTTAGCTACAATTTTTTTACCATCATCAGAACCAGACATAATCATTTTAGCAACATCGAAAAATTCATCAGTAGTTAATGAAGAAAATCGTGAAAATAAATAATTTTGTATTTCTCTTAAATCGTCATCGTATAATTTTTCAGGATACGAAGCCATAAATTTTTCCCAAATTACTGGTCCTAATCGTAAATCCCATATTTCGTAAGGTAATGTATCTTGAGATGCCATAACCATATCCGCAGCTTTAGGGTCGTCAGGTAATCCTTGGGTACCTAAGACTTCGTAAACACCTTTTAGAAGTTCATGTATCAATATAGGAAAAAACAATCCTTTAGCCTTTATAGTTGGTGGGTCAGTAGTATCATCAACTTCTTCCTTACCTTCCATTCCTTGACCACTTTCAGCAGCTTTCATAACCATTTCATCTGGCATAATCCAGTATAATAAATCATTAACGGACATTAATACACCATATAAATTTAATAGTTTTGGGTCAAGTTTTTCTAACTCATCTTTAACTAAATGATACATGTAATGACCTTTTTTAGATGCTCCTTGAATTAAAGTGTTAATAAAACGTCTTTTAGCCTTTTCTAAGTCAAACTTTTCAAAAGCGGCCATAAAATTCTCTAAATCATCTTCCGCTTCATTTTCTTCAACACCAAACTGGTCTAAAACATCTTCGTCTTCAGGTTCTTCAGAATCCTTTCTCATTTTTGACATATCAATCTGACCTGGCATAGACGTTAATTCAACATCATATTGAAATGCATCATCAGGTAATGATAATTCTTTTTTAACGACATCAACAGCCAATTGCTCCAAATAACCTTCATTATTTGACTCAATCTGTTTTACTTGTTTAACGGCTTGCATCAACATACCCTGTAAATTCATTAACTGATTCTGAGTTACTTCATTTACACCTGTATATCTCTTAACTTTTTCAACTACATCACGAAATCTTTTTGATGCGACTAACTGTTCAAATGAATTATCTAATTCATCATTGTCTTTCCTCGGTAACCCCGGATTATCAGACATAGGTGTCTCACCTTTTTCTAATTTTGATTGAATTCCTTGGTCCATTCTTTCAGGACCATCATATTCGATTTGTTCTTTAATTTTTTTCTTCATCTTTAAATGATATATTTAGATTGTCAAATTTAAGAAAATTTGGTAAGTCTTTATCCTCCACCTTAGCTTTAGGTGCTGGTTTGTGTTTCGGTTGGTAAGGATTTTTTCTCTTTGGTTTTGTACGAGTAGGTGTCTTCACAGGAGCTTCTTTAGTCCCAGGTCCTTGTTCAATAATATCCATTAAATCTTTTTTAGTCATAGAAGGTTTATTTACATCTTTTATCAAAGATACAATACTTTCTTCAATTTTTCTAATATTTTCTTTACGTTCCTTAATTTGTTTACCAACAGAACTAACACATGCATCAAATTTCTTCTCAGCGTTTTTCTTCCAAGTTTTTTTAGGTCCATACTTACCTTGTATACTATCCATACAAATGGCATACTCACTATCCTCTTCAAACATACCTAAAGTAGTCATAACAGGGCGTATAATAGTATCATCTACCTTTTTGCTCTTCTTCTTTTTCTTTTTACCCTTCTCTTCCGCAATACCCATACCGTCACCACCAGCTTTAGGATTAACTCCATAATTAGCGGGTCCGTCATCATTACCAACACTATTACCATCATAAGGGTTATAACCTGATTCTTTTTCTAATGAATTATCAGCATCTTTATCTTCTAATAGTTCATTATCATCATCATGTAACTCATCGGCAGGTTCAAACATTTTAACTAACATGTTAAAGTTATCAGTAAAGTAACTTCTTAAATAAGCTCTTTTACCATGTACTATTAATCCGTCTCTATCTGTTTCATACTCTTCCCAATCGTCCCAATAGAAATCAACTGCGTCTTCGACAGCGTCTTCTAATTCACGACTAAAAGGACTTGGCATTTTTTCGGGTTCACCTAATTGTTTGTGAATTGATTGATTGAAGAAATGTTGGTCAGAACTACCCCACTCATTTAATTCTTCTTCACCTAATTCATTGGATAGTTGTTGTGCCGACTGGTTGGCCATTGCAAGGTCATTTTTTATTTTTTCTGTCTTATCGCTAGTCGTGTCTTGTTCGTTAACTAGTTTCTTATGTAAAACACTGATTTGTTTACCGTCTAATTTCTTAAGGGTATTTAATTTAAATCCCTCCCTTAATAAGTCCATTATTTTAAATTTACTTTTCATCTTCAATAAAACTTTTTTCGTAACTTAATACGATATCTCTTTCATATAGTTTATCTTCTACAGATTTAACACTATCTCCGTAACCGAAAACTAATCTTTTAAATTTATCATTTATAATCGAGTCACTATCTTCATTTTCCCACGCTAAAGATATAACTCCATCAATCGAATCATATACACCAAAAAAGTCAGAATCTTGTATTAAATGTAAATCAATGTTTACGTTTCTTAAAACACCAACTTTCTTTATATATTGAATATGGGGTGGTGAAGGGTTACCATTAGCTGGTTGTGCGTCCCATTCATCACCCCATACATCGTCTACATCTGAAAAGATGAATTCGTATATATTATCCCCTTTATAATTGGGACCTAATTCATTTATATAAACTAATTTCATAGTAACTCACCTTTAGAAGTTACTTTAAATTGTTTTTTACCAGATTCAAAAATTAAATTTCCTTTATTAGTTTTACCTAAAAATTTAATATTAGTATTTTCTTTAAGTATAAACTCTGAAGTTAATTCCTGTTCAATACTCTCTGATAATCTTTTTATTTCTTTTTTAACTGATATATTGTTAACTTTCTCAGCTAAGAATTTCTTAATTTTTTTAGATTCTGTAATCTTTTTTTCACCATCGGTAACTACAAAGTACTTTTCTAATACCTTATCAACTTTTGACTCACCAAATATTTCATCAACCATAGATTTCATAGAATCACCTTCAGCCATTTCACCTTCAGGTTCTTCCATATCCATATCCATATCTAAGTCTAAATCTAAATCTAATTCATCATCACCAGATTCAACATCAATATCAACTTCACCTTCCATATCATAATCAGTTTCATCTTCTTCAAAATTAGCTAAAATATCTTCTTTATCTTCTTCAGAAAGTTTGTCTAATTCAACTGCAGATATAATTGAATTTAAAACGTACTTAATGTCTTCAGAGGATAATCCTTGATTTTTATCGTAAGTTCTTAGTTTCTGTCCTATTTTACCTGTTAATTTTTGAATTACCTTGAATGAGCTCTCTTCATCTTCAACCTCAACCTCAACTTCTTCTTCTTCAGTATCATCTAAATCTAAATCCATATCTAAATCATCAACACTTTCTTCAGAATCCATATCCATATCAACATCCATATCAACATCCATATCTAAATCCGCTTCAGGTTCCATTGATGGTTCATCAACATCGATATCAACGTCAACTTTAGGTTCTGGTGTTTTTAAAACAAATTTCTTTTGTTCACCTATAATGTTAACTCCTTCAGTATTTTCATGTATTCTATTAAGTTCACCAGCAATAAGATTCACTTTTTTCATTGCTTGAGAAAATGATTTGTAATGTTTACGGTTCTGCATTGGTTCGTTATAATCAAGTTCTGATTCACTTATACCAACTTTTACTACGTATCCTGTTTTTTCTTTTACAATTCCGTAGTACTTTCCATCGGCCATCTGAATTGAATAGTCGGCTTTGGAGTTTTTGTTTTCACTTAAAGTAGTGGGTTTTGAACCATAATTAGAAATCTCAAGAATTCTACTAATTTGTTCTTGACCTTCTAATTTCTCACTACCTAGAGGTTTTAAATCTGCCATATCTCTATATTTTTAATATTTTTTAATTTTTAATTATATAAACCATTAACTCCACCCAATCTAACAGTGTCGCACTGAGTAATTGATTGATTTTTATCGTTCACATATGTAGCATGCATTGGTGTAAATGAGGTTGTCCCACTCACAGGTATTGTGTATTCTGTCGATGTACATCCAGTTTGTGCCATAATAGTTTTTTATAATAAATATACCGTAAGTTAAGAATTTCCATTTTTTCTTAGCCTACGTTATAATTATAGTTTATTTTTGCTCAGATAAAGAAAGACGATTATCAATAACATCATTCTGAAAATCGAATAGTTTCTGTATATATCCATTCCTTCTTAGATATTTAAAAACTAAATTCTCATAAGAGTATTCACCCTCTTTTTCTAAACCACAACCTCTATATTTTTTTAACTTATCTTTTACTTTTTGTATTTTCTCTAAAGAAGTCTCTAAATCATCATCCGATTCTTCAACATCATCAATCACTAAATCTATTATGTCTTCCCACTGCTCAACCTTATCAGTAATAATTTTTTTATTGATATTAACCTCCTCTTTAGTAGGTTCAACTAACCATTCATTAAATAATACTGAATACACCCCTGTTGATATGTGTGGTTCATTTATATCTTGAACATATAGTTCAACTTCATAACCTTTAACGGTTATATCGTGTGTGGAGTTAAATAATGTTTTTTTTAGTTTAAATAAGTCCTTATAAAGTTCCTTTTCATTTCCTGACTCATTAAAGTCATACATAATGTGTAAATCTATATCTGAAAATTCGGACCAATTGTAATTAGATAGTGACCCGGTCATTGTTATATCTTGTATAAAAATGTCGTAATCTAAAAACTCAATGAATTTATTAGCGATTTCGATTAACTGTAAACGAATTTCTTCTTTCATCACGGCATTTGTAGGGTCATCAGGATTATCCCAAATAGTGGGATTTAACTCATCTTTTACATCAAAACTAGAAATTATATTATCCATGTTTATAAATAGTGAGTTTTATTACTTTGTTAATTTTTTATATTTGTATTTCCTTCCTATCTCTTTATTAAAGAATCCTCCTTGAGATTCTGCCATTCTAAATTTAGTATACATTGAGTGTGGTACTTTTTCGTATTCGTACTCCATACCATTTTTAAATGTTACCACTAACTTCTCATTAGAGGTATTATAAACTGTCTTTTTTAAGTTAGATGAGTCAATTTCATTTATGATTAATTTCCCTTCTATTTTTTCATTTTTAATTGCCATAATATATTTTTTTAATAAGTATAGGAATAATATATAAATAAAAAACCCTCCGTATGGAGGGTTCTTTATTACTTTCTTAAGTTTTTAATTTTATCCCTAAGTTTAATCGATTCTTCAAAATTCTCTTCAGTAATAGAAATACCTAATTTTTCTTTTAAGTCTTTTATTTCTTTTCCATTTTTTTCCAAGTTTTTAATTTTGTCTCTAAGTTCAACCGCTAATTCAAAATTTTCTTCTGATATAGCATTATCTAATTCTTTTTTTAATTGATTCGTATTATTATCGGTAGTACTCGTAGTCGATTTACTATCGTAATAAAAAATGTATCCATTAGGTCCTACTTTATAGTAAGTTGGTTTTATTTCATTAAAGAATGAGTCAAACTCATCGAATAGTTCATTAAATTTTCTTTTTCCAAACATATTATTAGTTTTTTTTATTTTATTGTTTATCTTTGTACTTAACAAATGGCAAAAAACGTACCATAAGTTATATAATGTCCATATGACTCATCATTATAGAGGAATAGTGACATAATGACAGTTAACCTAAATTTAATATGACAAAATGTCAAGTAGTTGATAAACGAACAATTTTTGTTATATTAGTAATGATAAATTAATTAATATAATATGATAGAAGAAGTAGACCCAAACGAAAAGGGTGGTCGTAACCCTAAAGAAGTGAGTAACTCTAAAACACCTGTGTTAGATAATTTTTCTCGTGACCTAATTAAACATGCTGAACAAGGTAAACTTGACCCTGTTGTTGGTCGTGAGAGAGAAATTAATCGTATCGCACAAATCCTTTCCCGTAGAAAGAAAAACAACCCAATTATCATTGGTGAACCAGGAGCGGGTAAAACTGCCATAGTAGAAGGTTTAGCTATGAAAATTTTTGAAGGTGATTGTCCTCAAAACTTATGTGATAAAAGAATAGTATCATTAGATATGACATCTATTGTCGCTGGAACTAAATATCGTGGACAATTTGAAGAAAGATTAAAAGTTATCTTAGATGAGTTATATGAAAACCCTGAAATAATTGTCTTCATTGATGAGATACACACTATTATTGGTGCAGGTAACTCTTCAGGTTCGTTAGATGCGTCTAATATATTTAAACCGGCATTAGCAAGGGGTGAACTCCAATGTATTGGGGCAACAACTCTTGATGAGTATCGAGAGAATATTGAAAAGGATGGTGCACTTGAGCGTCGTTTTCAGAAAGTAGTAGTTGACGGTGCAACACCTAAAGAGACATTAATAATTTTACAGAATTTAAAATCAAGGTATGAATTTCATCATAAAGTAAGTTATAGTGATGAATCATTAGAGGCTTGTGTGACCTTAGCAGATAGATATATTACTGATAGAGAATTTCCTGATAAGGCAATTGATATTATGGATGAGGTAGGTGCCAGTGCGCAAATCAATGTTAAATTACCTGAAGTTATTGAAAAGTTGAAGGAACAAGCATCATCTATAAAAGATGAGAAAATACAAGTCGTGAAATCTCAACAATATGAGAAAGCAGCAGAACTTAGGGATAAGGAGAAAAAGATTCTAAAGAAATTAGATTCGGAAAAGGTTAAGTTTGAAAAACAAAAGGATGTTACACGTAAACCAATAACTGAAGATATGGTTTATAATGTAGTTGCAACTATGACTAAAATTCCAGTTAGTCGTTTAAACAATGATGAAAAAGAATCTTTACTAAATCTTGAAGATAATCTCAATACCACAGTAATTGGTCAAGAATTGGCGGTTCAAAAGATTTCAAAGGCGATACGTAGAAATCGTGTAGGAATTAAAGACCCAAATAGACCAATAGGTTCTTTTATCTTCTTAGGTTCTACCGGTATAGGTAAAACTCATTTAGCTAAACAATTAGCTAAAGAAATTTTTGGAGATGAGGATGCGTTAATAAGAATGGATATGTCTGAATATCAAGAAAAATATACGATGTCTAGACTTATTGGTTCACCTCCCGGATATGTCGGTCATGACCAAGGAGGACAATTAACTGAAGCAGTTAAGAATAAACCATATTCCGTAGTTTTGTTTGATGAAATTGAAAAGGCTAATAAAGATATATTCTCACTACTCTTACAAATGATGGATGATGGTCACCTTACAGATAGTTTCGGTCGTAAAATAAATTTCAAAAATTGTTTGATAATTATGACTTCTAACTTAGGAGTTAAAAAACTTCAAGATTTCGGTACAGGTGTTGGTTTTGAAACAACAAACAGAATGTCGAATAATGAAGAAATGAAAAAAGCTCTCCTTCAAAAAGAGTTAAAAAATCATTTTACTCCTGAATTTTTAAATCGTGTTGACGAAGTGGTGGTATTTAACCCACTAAAAGAAAAAGAAGTTTCACAAATAGTTGAGATTGAATTACTAAAATTAACAACACGTTTAGAAGATATGAACTACAATATCACTATTAGTGATACGGTTAAAGAATTTATTTCAAATGTTGGATTTGATGAAAAATATGGGGCACGTCCGATTAAAAGAGCAATTCAAGAAAAGATTGAAGACTTAATATCTGAAGAAGTTTTACGTGGTACAATCACTGAAGACAAACCATTTGTTCTTGATATGAAAGATGAAGAAGAACTTATTGTAAAGAAAGGGAATTAATTTTCCCTTTTCTTTTTTATTTGAAGAATAAATTGTATATTTGTACTCTAAATAATAAACAAATGGATAATACACGACTCAATAGACTAAAAGACGTACTATCAGTACCAACAAAAACGTATCAGGAAGAAAATATGGTACAATACCTACGCGACGTATTGGATGCAATGCCCGATGTTGAGTATTATACTGACGACATGAATAATGTCTACGCCACTAAAGGTACTTTAAATGAGGGTGAGTATTATCCAATGTTTATTGCCCACACAGACACAGTACATAGTTTGGTCGATGAAATAGTTGTTCAAGAAGAATCACTTATCAAACCCAACACCTTTGGACATACTTACGGTGATGAAGAATTTCTATCCCTAAAGGGTTATACACCAAACGGTAGTCCAACAGGTATTGGTGGAGATGATAAGTGTGGTGTTTTTATCGCATTAGAGCTTTTAAGAGCCCTACCCAAAGTTAAAGTTGGACTATTTGTGTCCGAAGAAACGGGGTGTCACGGTTCGAGTAAATGTGATATTAACTTCTTGAACGATGTGGGTTATGCGGTTCAATTTGATGCACCTGGAAATAACTTAATTACTGAGGTATGTTCAGGAACAAGATTGTACGAAAAGGATGGGGATTTTATTAATAAAGCTTTACCACTTTTTAATGAAATTATGGGGGTTAATGCCGACCCACAATCTCACCCATATACTGATGTCTCTCAGATTAAACGTAAAGGGGATTTTAGTTGTATTAATTTCTCATGTGGTTATTACAATATGCACACAGAGAATGAATTTGTAGTTGTAGATGATGTTAACAGAGCGGTAGAATTTTCTATTAAATTAGTTAATAGACTTGAAAATAAGAAATATATCTATGAGTACGAAAAACCTAATTATAACGACTACGGGACTCTATTTGATGTTAATGATGACGTTTTAGGTGAGTGGGACGACTATGAAGAAGAGACCTATGAATTAGAAAATATCACAGTAACCGATTACAAAGAAGGGTTATCAATTGAATCTAAGTTTACTGGTGACGTTATCTATATGGATGAAAGTGAAGTGGGGGAACTCTATGAAATTTTAAGAGAAAAATTACTGTCAATGAATTATCAAGACGAACTTGATGAGGCTTCGGCAGAAGGTTCTACAAGATTTTTTAATTAATCCTCAAATGGGTCAAATAATTGATAATTAGAAATTAACTTCTCTATTGTCGATAATTTGGCCCTTCCTTTTTTAATTTTCCATTGTGGGTTATTTCTACGTAGTTCAAAATCTATTTTATTATCTTCAGGTTTTATCCCTTTTATTTCTATCGTAACATCACCATTAGGACCATTTAAAGTTTCAACTTCTATTTTTTCGTTAAAACCAAACTTTTTTTCTACCACATTAAAAATTCTTTTATATTCCTCAATATCTACATAGTCATCAGACTCCTCAATTTTTTCAAGTAACTTATCTAAAGCAGAGTCCATAGGGCTATCAAAATAATACTTAAAGGTTTCGTCATCTACGTGTTCATACGCCATATTGTGAGGTTCTTCAACATTCATACTGATATTTTCATCCATATACCACTCTAACATTTCTTTTAAACTCAAAGATTTACTGTACTCGATATTACTGTCATACATTTTTATTAAATCATCGATTGATACTGAGTATTTATAGAAACATGTATCTTCTAGTTTAAACCCTTCAGGTTCATATAAGTTACACAACTCATCTGTAAGTGCCTTTTGGACACCTATTTTCATAGATTCGTCTTGAGCGTTACCATACGCATCATCAAAACTTTCGTAGAAATCGTTATCAAAATTCATTAAAAAATCACCCATTTTGGATAAAGGGAAATTATCATTATCAACTAATGATAAATCGTATAACTCATAATAATCCTTTAAATCTTTACCTAACTCTTTGAATTTTTTTAACTTTTCTCTTGATACGTTTGGAGAAGTTTTGAATGAACCTTTAAATTTATCACCAAGTAATTCAAGTATTTTTTTTAATGTTTTTAGGTGTGATGAATTAAGTGAGTACAAAGGGTACCCTTCTTTGATGTCTTCTTCAAAATTATAACGGTCATAATAATAATTATCCATACCGTAAGGTAGTTCAATAGCGTTTGAGTAACTACTAAGTTCATAGTCTTCTAACTGTTCGTTCATTATAGAAAGAAACTCTTCAGCACCTTCAAATCTAAGGTATACTTGTTCAGTATCCATATAATTAAAATATCGTGCGGTAAGTGTTTGTTTTGAGGCCTTTAATTTACCCTCTTTAACTTTAATTAATTTTTCGTAATCAGTATTACCTTTAAGTATTTTTTTAAGTACTTCAGAAATCGGCTCAAACCTATCAAGTAAAAAATCTTCACTCCTTTGATTATCTTTTTGGTCGTAAATCCAAATATTACCATTTTCATTAATATTAATGGCCATTTTACCTAAAGTTTCGTCACTAGACTGTTTATCAATTACGTAAACTAATACTCCAGAATCACCATATCGATTAAAATAACTTCGATTATCTTTAGACGCCGTACACCATTTAGTATTTGCACCATAGTAACATGACGCATCATGACTATAAGGTCTTACCACTAAAAATCTACTATCCTCATAAAGTTTATCGGTATCTTTTATGGCCTCTCTTTCTAATTCTCTATCTTTTTTCTTTTTGTCCATTGCAGATAAGACCGTTTGTAACTCCCAATATGACTTATATCTGTGTATATCTTTAGGAGCACCTTTTATATATGTGTCATTAATACCTGAATGTAATTTTTTAGCTAAATCAATATCTTTATCAGTAATTGTTAATGATAGGTCGTGGAAAGTATTAATTAAATCTGTAATTTGAGTGATAACATCGGGAAGTGACGCACCATCATTAATTTTCATGAATTCAATTACTTGTTTAATAGTCCACTCAGAATACTTCTTAGTGCTCGATGGGTCACTATCAATAATCTTAGATATAAAATTATTATCTTTGTATATTGGCTCATCACCATACTTAGAAATAAGATTCTCTTTTTTACCTTCGTTTAATAATGTACTGAATTTCATTTAAAACTTTTATAATAAATAGTATATTAATAGGATAATTGGTTTTAAAGGCTTATATTTGTTATATGAAAAAGATACTACTAATATTACTAACACTTATTTCTATCGTAAGTTACTCACAGGACTTAGGTGAAATACAAAGACATTTACTGAATTTAGTAAATGAAGAAAGAAGTAATAGAGGTTTAAGTACTTTTGTAACCGACACACTAATAAATAATGGGGCTAAAATACATACCGATTACTTAAGTACGATAAGAAGTTACAAACAAGTGTCCCACACTAATCCTAACTTAAAATATAAATACCCATCTGATAGAATTAAAATTGCAAGTAATTCAAAATATACTAATTCATCAGAAAATGTAACCGCGTTTACCTACGACTCATCTAAAACAGATTTAGAAATCGCTACACAAGCTCATAATAATTTTATGAATTCAAAATACCATAAAATGAATGTTTTAACTGAATATGGGGATTATCTTAATGAAGGTTATATATTACCAAGTCACTATGGTCACCACGTTGTTTACAATAAAAAATTGAATGCAATTATTGTAGTTCAAATGTTTCCGTAAAATAAATTATAATTAACCCCTTCTTTGATTAGAGAACGTAAAGATTATATCTTTTAAATAAGCTACTTTAATCTTCTCACCATCCACCACTGCAGTTCTAACGGCAGATTTAGTAGTAATTTTTGGGGAATAGTAACTTATTGGACCATCAGTTGCCGGATTTGGATTTGTAGTCCCTATCATCGGTGGTCGAGTACCTAACATACCAACTAACTTTCCGTCAACTATGAAACCACTATCGGTAAGTTTAGCATCTAAGACTCCGTCAAACTCCCAATCAATACCTAACTCATCTGCACGTTCAACACTAAGTGCCAAGTGCCAAGTACCATTACCGTAACTGTCCCAAACTCTATAACCTTCTCTATATTTACCTACTCCGTCAGCATAAACAGGAACCATCCACTTTGTTGACTCATTCTTAATCTTTTTACCAGGTGTTTTTTCTCCATCAATTTTTAATTCATTTTTTACTTCATATTGTTCAGCATTTGGTTCTAAAGTAATTTTTCTGAATTCCTCACCTCTTTTATCGTCGCCTTGTCCGTAGAAGTTATCTCCCTTTTTTACTTTGATTTTTAAATCGAATCCTGTTTCTTCTTTAATTGCGTTAATTAAAGCTTGTGCGTATTGATTAGCCCTCATATCAGCTAAATACTGATTCATTTCTTTAGGGTCAGTTTTACCGTTATATGGTTTTGCACTTGGGTGGTCTAATTTAGAATAACCACTTGGTACCTTTAACGTAGGTGTACCTGAATCGGCACTACCCTTAATTGTTACATTAGTTAATTTATCCCCTCCACCAGCATTTATATATTTAATAAAATCGTTTACAATCTTCTTAAACTGTACATTAGCCTCAGGATACTTATCAAAGTAAGGCATAACCATATTATCCGCATATGGAAGACTACTTCCCTGTACGTTATATATTGGAATGGTAACTATAACGTTAGGTGGTGTTTCTTTACCTGGTATTTCCTTACCACCACCAACTAACTTAGTTATGTATCTAATGTCATATCTACCTTCACCTACATTTACCGCTAATGGATTTGTTGGGTTAACATCAAAGTTAAGTGAACCAGAAACTTCCTGATTCCAATTTTCAGACCTACCCTTCTGTTCATATTTTTTTCTGTCTCGTCTAGAAAACTTTGTTTTAACACCAGTTAAATCACCTCTTCTCTGTTCTTCAATTACTTGTTTTACGATATTTTCAATATCACCTTCCGTTAACTTTATATGTCTTTTAACCATTTTTAATGTATTTTTATTATAAATAGTTTCTTATTAGAAAAAAAGTATTTATATTTGTACCAAGAAACAAATGTTCTTTGAAAATATGGGGGCGAATGGAATTGATTGGCAGGGTCAGTTATACGGGGCACGTAGTCAAACTTCATCTATGACTTAAATCTATGATGGAAATTTTTTAGACGGCAACGTACTAAACAAAATGTCAGCTCTAGGTTTACTTAGAACTGAACAAGTAGCTGTAGCGTAAGACGTTAACAGTGAAGAGGGGTCGGTCAGGACATATACCTTTCAACAGAAGTCCGTTGTGTGGTGGAAAAACGATTAAACCCTAAATTGAATCGTACATCTATTGTTAGTGGAGGATGTAAAAATTGAACTAAATATTACGGAACATTGTGAACTAATGTTGTCCTAAACGTGTAGTCCTTTATAGGTGGACTGAACAAGACGCGGGTTCGAATCCCGCCGCCTCCACCAATAGATGCCAATTAAATTAATTTTAGTTGGCATTTTTTTTTGATATATGGTAAAAAGGCTTATCTTTGTAGGGTAATCATCAGTAATCACCATAAAAAAAATATCATCATGACAGTAACAGGAATCAACATCGAAGAAAAAGTAAGAAACTACCAAGGAGCAAACACATTCATTCAAAAATTACAACCATCACTTTTAAAGTGGGGTCGTCTAACACCAAAACAATACGCAGTGGCAGAAAAACTAATCATGAAAGAAGTACGTTTAGGGGAAGTTAAAATTGAAGAACTACCTATGGAGTTAAAGGCTATCGTACAATACACAGGAGAATCTAACTTCGTTAATGACCTAAAAGTTAAATACAAAAAATACCGTCAGTTGACTGAAAAACAAGTTTCTGCTGGTTACAAAGCGATTGACCGTGAGATTCAAAAAGACTCTCAAAAAGAGTTGAACATAAAATTGGTTGGTAACACAATCAAACTCGGTCGCAAAATCGCTCTAAGTATCAAAGAGAACTACGATATGGATTTTCACCCAATCTTAGTTGATGTTACAGAAGTGATGACTATTTCTAACAAAGCCTTCAAATTGAAAGCTAAACTCACAAAGGACAACGCAGGTATCTGCAGATGTTGTGGACGAACTCTTACTGATGAGATGTCCCAAGTTACAGGTATCGGTCCGGTATGTGCAGGGTACGTAGGTGTTAAACACCCAAAGAACTCTAACGATGTTGCCAAGTTCAAAGAGGACATGTCCAACAAAATCGATGAAATCGGAGAATTCGAGTTTTGGATTCCAAAACGAGCAATCATCGAATGGAAAGGGACGGCAGGAGTAATGTTGAGATGGTAGAAAGAGTGGGGGGAGTGATGACCCCCCATTTTATTTTAAATCTTCTTCAGTGGGTTCTGTTAATGAATTACCCGCACTCATGTAACGAGTCTGATAAGTATAATCTTCTTTAGTTGCAATAGCATTCAAATTAGACGTGTAGAGCTCTCTTAAATCTTTTCGGGGGTGAGTAGTCGTAACGGCAGATAAAAACTCGTCAGACACTATTATATTCTTTTTTAAGGTATCTAAATGGTCCTCCACTAACTTCCTTAACCCCTCTTTATTTAATATGTAAGTATGTGTGTTATAAAAATAGGAAGGTCTTATAAAATGTTCTTTACCTATTTCGTAAGAACTATGTATGTTTGGGAAATTTACATGTAATGGATTATGTGACATTAAACATAAGTCCCATTGATAATCGATAAGTTCTTCGAATATAGACCATTGTAATGTGCCGTCAGTGTCAAAATCATCCTCAAGTATCATTATATTTTCATACCCATTTAAATAAGCGTCTTCCCAACACATAGTATGTGAAATCATACCACCAGCTTCACCATACGTAGTGGGTCTCTCCCACCAATGCCAATTAGGGTTTAAATCTGAAATATTCCAATTATGGTATAACTCATAACCTAAATCAGTTTCAGTTTTTAAACGAGTACCTAAAAATGCATCAATAATGAATACTGGAGTGTCGTAAGGTAAAGGTATTTTACTCAACCTGTTGTATAGGTCTTGTATATATTCTTCACTATGGTCTAAAGAAATAACATATACTTGGTCTAATTTCATGGAAGTACTTTTTATTATAAAATATATTACTTACGAATAAATTAAAGGATTACCCATATAAAATTTAAAGCACCATCACAAAAATACATATAAAGTTTTTAACCACAAAATTATAACACCATTAAAATAAAAAAAGGTACCGTTTCCGATACCTTTTAATAGATTGAATTACCCCCTTTTTCTTAAAAAAGTTTATGAAAGCATATTATCTCTAATGTCTTTCAACTTTAATTCCATTTTGGAATTAACGTCCCCTATAACAGGCTTCAACTTATCGACAAATGTGTCTTCAAGTTTTTTGACCATATCTGAGTTGTCTGTACTCACCATTGAATATTTACTACCCATATCTTCGGAGTATGCTTGAGATATTTTCTGAGCCAAAAATCTTGGGTCATTAAATAATTCCGATACTTCGTCCATTTCAGTGTTACCTATAGCACTAACTAATATTTCTTGTTCAATATCAGTAAGTTGTAACTTACTTTTTAAGTATTCAGCCAATTTTTCTTTAACTATGTCAAGAAAACGAGGACCTTCCTCATCAAACATTTGACTTAATACTTGAACCATATTTTCATTAATTACTTTCTGGTTAATACCATGAGACTTTAATGTTCTCACTTCATTAAACAGTACATTAAACGTTTTATTATTTTGTATTGTGGAGTGTTTATTTATATTTTTAGGTACCATAGAGAATCTACCTTTAACTATTTTTTCTTCAGTTAATGATACCTTTTTTTCTTCTTGTAAAATTTGAATGTTTCTTCTTATTGAATCTTGTATACCCATTTTATTAATCTTGTTTTTTCCAAACATGAAACGATTCTGTAAATTCAGAGCTTTTCACTTTTGTCTTTTTATAGTTTGAGTCTTCAACAGGTCTCTTAAATAAATATCCCTGACCTTTAAGTTTTTCTAATATCTCTTTTTGTTTTTTTGTAAAATCATTACCAACCTCATCAGAACTAACCAAAGATGCTAAACCTTTAAGTTCTTTTTGTTTCATAACCTCCTCATAAGGTTCTTCTTTAACTGGTTGATTAACCACTAATTTAGGTTCTTTGACCTCAACCTCTTTTTTAAATTCAATATCTTTATTGATATCTCCTTTAACTATTTCAAAATCCCTATCATCAGGTCCATCGTTATTTTTAATTGAGAAGTACTGTGTCCCTACAAGACCACCTAATCCTTTTTCCTCACCAAACCCTAAATTAACATTAGAATCTTTTGGGTATGAACCCAATTTAATTAGTTGACCATCTTCTTTATCAGAACCCTTAGCTCTTACTACGGCCATAACAAAACCTCTATCACCAACAATATTTTGACTATGTAAGTCTTTTAAATGTTGTTCGATATCTCTTTTATCTTGTAAATCAAATATTACTCTTTCTTTACCTTTTTCTGAAACAGTATAAAAATATATGTCTCTTAATTTTTCTTCTATTTTGTCTGATATTGATTTCATTTCTTTTTGTTCAAATATTTTATTTTCATGTAAAGATGTTGTGAAGTATTCTGTTAGTTTAATCCATCCCGGTTGACCACCCGCTTTTTCGTCATCATAAAAAAACCATTCACCATTTTCTTTCTTTAATTTAAATGGTTTATATTTACCATTTTCAACTCTACTTTCACCCTGAAAAAATAATTCACCATTATTATCAAATAACGAGTCTTTAATTATTTTAGGTTGAGTATCACCTGATATATTTTTCCATATTGGAAAATCATCTATAATGGCACTTTTTTTAAATCCAGTACATATACCACCACCTTCTATTACGGGTTTACACAATTTTAATGTCGCTTTGGTTGACGTTAAACTACCTTCACTGTCGGTACATCTAATACAAAAATTAGATTTCCAATTAGTAGTTGGGGAATTATCGTTACCACCATTATCATCATTATCATCATTGTCATCATTATCGTTATTTGATTGTTCACCTACATTCTCAATTCCCGTACATGTAAAAGTCCTAACCTCTCCAGAGGTATTACTAGCAATGGTCATGTTCGGATAAATAGTATAATCCTTATCACTTGCTGTTGTTACCTTAATTACATCTTCGGTCCCATCTTTTGTGATTTCAAACTTTTTAGCATTACCCTTTCTAAATATCTGTGGTAGACATTCTTTATCACGAATGTACTCTAATCTTTGAATGTTAATACTTTTTTCTTCGTTTAGTTGTTTCATAATATTATTTTTTAAAAGTCTTCATTCTCTAATGGTTTAACTATATTACCACCTTCTAACTCGTTTTCGATTTTTTCCATTTCTGCTTTCATTTCATCAAGTTCCCCCTCCAAACCACCAATAAAACTATCTTGTTTTGTTGGTGAACTTAAAACTTGTTCAGATTCAACAAGTAAATTAACTACATTCATTACAAAACCAGGGTCCAATGTTGCCAACTCCAAAAGAAACATACCCCCTTCGTCATCAGTATCTATTTTATTACCGGCAAAAGGTATAGCTTGTTTTATTATTTCTTCAAAAAGATTTTTATCATCGTCAAGTTCTTCAATACCTCTATGCCACAATGCCCAATTAATTGCCCATTTGTTTATTCCAGTCGCATCCGTTAAAAATCTACACGCCTCAATTTTTTTAGCTATTTGATTTTTTCTACTTTCCATTTTTTGTCTTGTGGTATCCCCCTTAACCTCAAGATTTTTCGTACACGCTTTAAAGTCATCCCTTTTGAGCCAACTCATTGCTGCTCCGCCAAGGACAGGTACTATACTCAAGACTAAGTTAATTTTAAAAGAGTTTAATATCACATCTCTAACATACGCGACCTTTGCAGATTTAGGCCCATAGTTGTCTATTAATTTTTTGTAATTTTTTTTACTTTTTCCCCATGGGAAACCTCTTTTAGAACCTGAAAGAAACAAATTCGAAATATTAGCTCTAATTTTCTGTCTGAGGACTTTATCAGATTCAGCTACTCCCTTTATGGCCTTAATAGGGTTAACACTTTCGTCGCCCCAAAACTTAAATACTGAAAAAAAGTCATCTGTAATACCTTTCCAAAATTGTTCCCAAGCGGGTACATGTTTTGCGGTCTTACCCCATAGTTTATAAAAATCCCAACCACCGTCTGTTTCTTTAGTTAATGACTTCCAAACTCTTTTGAATTCTGGGTCTTTTGATGCTACATCATCCAAATAGTTTTTAATCGACACAAATTCATTATTACTTTTCTTATAAAGTGTCTCCATCTCTTTTTTTAATTGAGTATCTAATTTACCATAAAGATTTGTATTGGTTGTCTTTGTTCTTGCCGCGGCTATCTTTTTAATTTTATTAGCTCTCTCGTCAACAATACCGGCCAATTCTTTTAATCTTTTACTTATTTCAAGGTTAAAAGTCCTTTTAGGGTTAGCTAAAATTAATATTTCTTCGTCTGACAGAGATTCTTTGACTTTTTTCCATTTTGAACTATCAAATATATCGGATACCTTAGTTCCATCTTTCAAAGTCATTGAATTTTTTTCAGGTATTTTACTACTAGCCACTTTAAGTGTCTCATCTGCGGTTTTTACTAAATCGGCAACTTCCTTAGATATCTTAGACATTAACGAGTCAGGTACTATATTACTATTTTTAATCGTTACCATTACATCTTTCATGACCGTATCATAAGCGTCCTGAAGACTAAGACCCTTTTCTTTTATTAAGTTTTTTATTGCGGTATCGGCATCCGTAACTAATTTACCAAGACTCTCATATAATTTTTCAGAGTTAAATATTGAATCAACAAGTTTTTCATAGACCTTAGGGTCTGTTTTTTTAGAAAGTTCTAATACATTATCAACACTCTGTTTTAATGTTGTTGTGTTATCAGTTAAATCTTTCATTTCTTTTTTAAGTAAAGTGGATAACTCATCTGAAACTTTAACTCCTCCAATAACTATTTCATCAGCAGCTGATTTTACTATTAAAGAAGGGTCTACATTCTTACCTGCCTTTACACCCATCATCAATAAATCATCCCAAAACGATTCATTTATAATGAATTTTAAACCCATTATATCTTGTATTCTACTAACTTCAGTTATTATTTTTTTATTCTTCATTTTCTTGTTTTTTTAATATTTCTTCCATTTTTGCTATGGTATCTTCACCAACCACACCATCAAATCCTTCACCACCAAGATAATCTAGTTGGAATTCATAAACGGCACTTGACGTATCTGGCCCAAAATCCGCGTCTGGTTTATCACTTAAATAAACTTTATTTTCGTTATCTTTAGTTTTTATTTTATTTAATAATGTTTGAACGTATTTCGTGGAGACCCCCTTGTCCCCTTCTTGGATGGTACCCGTTCCATTTCTCAACATTTTAACGGTTATGTTATGACCACTTCTAAATGAAATGGTATCCTTTAAACTACTTCCAAGTTTATCTAAATCTATTTTTTCTGCGTCGGTTGGACCCTTAGTATATGAAGCTATAAGCCCCCCACCTTCTTCAGTATTAGGAATTTCTTTTATTGATTTTTCAATCGCACCTTTAATTTTATCGATACCGTTTGTATTTTCAGTTCCGTCCTCATTCCAAACTAAACTCCAAAGACCTTTACCCATTAATTTAAGGACCTCACCTATACCTTCATCATATGCCATATCCATTATTGCTCCATAATCTGAACCTATTTGTTTTGAAGTTCCGTCAGGTAGTTCTGCAATAAAATTTCTCATTCTTCTTCTCTTTTCCTCGCCAAGAGATTTACCGACACTGTAGGCCAACCAAATTTGGTCAAATGTATATGTAAGACCCACAGCTAAACCTAATCCTTTAGATAACTTCGCTAACGCATATAATTGTTTACCAAGAGGTAACTTAAGTAACATTGACTTTGCTTTTAGTACCGAGTATTTAAGTGTTTCTTTAGACAATAATGAAGCATTTTTTATACTCGCCTTTCTAAAAATTAGATATTTTTCTAAATCGGCTTTAGGTAAATTTTCTAAACCTTTTTCACTCACATTCTTTATTATTTTTACCATATCGTCAGGTGCACCTGCAACTTCTTGTAAAACCTTTAATTCGTACTTACCTAAACCTTTAAACATTTTAATTACCTTAAAAAATTCATCACCTGGTATTACAGCTAAAGCTCCTGCCATTCCAGCTGAATAATAATCTCTTTCCTCTATGTAAAGATACGCGTCTGCAAGGGCTACACCACCTGCGGCTACTAATGAAACAGTACTTACAGTACCTAAAGCTACTGCTACAGAACCTCCAGCGGTAAAAGGTGCCGCGGCAATCGCAGCAACAAAACCTAACCCAATAAGTCCCATTTCTAAATAACCTAACGTCTCATGAGTACCTCTATTTTCGGCTTTAGGTCCATAAAAAGAACTCCAATCATTCCAATCCATATCATAAATTTCATCTAAGTACTTATCACTACTACAATAAACTGTTGTATTTGATGTACAATCACAAGATTTTACTTTACCACATAATTTTACAACGGCTCTTTCAGACTTGTATGGTAAGTAGTATTTACCATTTTTACCACTTTTACGAGGTTCTTGAGGTTCTTCATTGGTAATATATAGTGACATTTCATCGTCAAGTTGTTCAGCTTCAGTTTTCTCTTTCGGTTTGGATTTTTTAGTCTTATTAGGGCCGGGAATCTTTGTTCCTGTTATCGATGTAGTACCTGGTTTACCAATATTACGTGTCCAAGCTGGGTCTTGTTCCATTAAAGTCTTAGACCTATCGTAGTTCATTAAAACAACAATTTGTTTTAATTCTTCCGTTATTATTTTATTATTGTTATCCATTACTTTATAAATATGTTAATTAAGGGGATTTGACTTACCTCTACTTATTCCTGTTTCCCACGTACCTGTGGAATCAATATGATTACCCTTACCTCTATTAACACCACTGTTCCATACTGCTACAGTTAATGTGTTAGCGGGACCTCTACTTATTCCCGTTTCCCATGTTGTAACATTGGCATTTGTTGATGAGGAATCAGCCTCTCCACCACCGTCTTCTTGTTCTCCCATCTCTTCTTTGTCACCATAGATTTCAGGGTCTTTTAATCCGTATTTTTTAATCATCTCACCAGCAACTGAATTTGCCTCATCTTCAATAGGTCCACCAACGTTGGATACCTTACCTTCAAGGTCCCCTTTTTCATTTTGCATGTGATGTACTAACTCATGAGCGATAGAACGTAAAACGTCTACCAATGCCCTTCCTAAGGTAAAGACTCTTATTTCAGAATCCTCAAATTTCTCATCTTCACCGTCTTTGTACTTATAAACTGCGGTTGTCTTAATTCCGTCTTTATCATTTTGAAGTTTAACTTCAACGTCATTATTGATGTTAAGTTCTTTTTTTACGAAATCGACAAAATCATCAATGGTCTTTTTCTCTGAGGAATCAAATTGTGATTCGCCTTCAGATATGATACCCATGATTCCTTTTATTCGTGATATTTCATTTATTAAGTGACCCATAATTCAATAAATATTATAAAAAAGCATTATCTTCCATTGCAGTTAAATAAAAAGGCTTATCTTTGTATTAAATAAAATACATAAACATTATGAAAAATATACTATTCCTTTTATCTTTACTCATCACATTAGTTGGATGTGAGAAATACGAACTAGAAACTTACCCTACATTAGATGGTACATACCTTGTTAGTTTTATTAGACACGATGGTGTCAATACCTATGAAGGGTACGATGAAAATAACACAACATATGATGGTATGGTATCTACAACTATTGGTGATTTAAATGTTGGTACTGAAAAGGTTTCATTTAGTGGTAGAACTTTCTACAAAGGTTATCAAGTAACTCAAGGAAGTGATGATTGGACCGAATCATATTACTGTGAAGTGATTCAAGGAATCGATGGTTATTGGGATGATTTATTGATTGATTATGACGGACTCCCAAGGAACTTTATAATTGAAGAAGATGGTTTAGAACATTTGGTACTAAAATTTCCTAATCAACACTTGAATAATGGTGAAAATGTTAATATGTGGATTAGACTCTCAAGAGTAGGTCCTTAAATAGAAAAAGTGGTCAATCGACCACTTTTACTTTTTTAATATGTTTTGAACGTGTCTTATATTTCTAATAAACTTTTCAGGGTTTTCTTTTGCCCATTCCTTAATAGATTCGGGTAGTTTGGATTTTTTTAATTCTTCCATCACGACAACACTTAGATTCCTTTCTTTACCTCCATTAGACTCAACCATAACGTCACCTAACGACATTAATAAGTCTCTCTTAAGTTTAGGTGTCTCAGCGGAGAAAGTTATTGAGAACTCATTATTTTCGGCCCACGACCTTAAATCTTTTAAGTTTAAAAACTTTTTCTCTTCAAAAGGGAATTTTTTTAATAACCTGTCAGGTGAAGTGTAAATACCATATATTTTCATACTAGGACTAACTAATAAAGTTATTTTGTGTTCATCCATCCCAAAGAAAACGGGTTTCTTTAAGAAGATTTTACCTAATAATCTATTAATAAGTTCAACCATAGAAGAACCCTGAGATTTTTCATTATCGTTATGTGGTGTAAAATTTCCTGACATAACTATAAATAGTCTTAATTATATTCTTCTTCAGGTTTTCTATCAGGAAAAACAATATAATATTCATTTAAAAATGATAACAACTCATCTTCATCAATAAATTGTTCATCAACCTCTTCTACCTCATCATTCCATGTTTCCATACCATCAAAATCCATGTCATAGTCATCAAAAATATCTGTAGTCATATCAATATTATATCCAAACTCTTCAACATAATGATATTCAATAGTATCGGATACAATATTATCATTGTTTAACACTTGAAACTCGACTTTTAGTATATTATTACTTTTATTTATATATGAACTTATAATTTCTATAATTTCCATTTCCTTAATTAAATAAATCGTTTATTTTATATACAAATATCTAAAAAATGACAAAACACCTAATAGAACTACTTGATTATGATTTTATTGACGGAACATTAAACATAATGTTTTCACTAAATAATGAAGAAGGATACAGAGAAATAGAAATTTGTGAAGGAGACTTCTCAGATTATATTGAATCAATAGGAAATTTAGAAGTATTTAGTGACGAATGGGATTACGCGACAGAAAGTCATTACACCAAAGATTGGGTCATATCATATGATGAGTATATTGAGGATTATTTAGAGAAGAATGATTTACTAGAATTTATTATTGACTACTTTTCAGATAAGGATTATCCTGAACTAATAATAGAATAATACATGAGAGTTAATACATTAATAATTGATGATTTCTATATCAATCCTGATGAGGTAAGAGAATACGCCTTAACTCAAGATTTTGATGTAGATGGTAATTACCCTGGTCATCGTACAGTCTCACATTTAGATGACGACTTAAAAGATAGTTTACAGAATTTAGTAGAACCATTTGCAGGTAAAATCACATATTGGGGAGGAGACTATTCAGGTAGTTTTCAATACACAACATCAGAAGACCGTTCTTGGATACATTCAGATAGTACCACAGGATGGGCAGCAGTATTATACTTAACTCCAGACGCACCTGTAAGTTCAGGTACTGGATTATATAAACATAAAGAAACAGGTCTTTGCGGTTGGGATAATAGTAAATATACTGAGGAAGAGACTTCGTTAGCCCCTCATATGTCAGAAGCCAGAGATTATACTAAATGGGACTTAGTCGATAGATTAGGTAATAAATTTAATCGTTTAGTAATGTATCGTTCAGATAACTATCACGTATCAATGGATTACTTTGGTAAAGATAAGTATGATGGTAGATTGTTTCAGGTATTCTTTTTTACAACTGAATACTAATTATAAATTAAAATATGAAAGATTTAATTAACCCTAATTTAGACTTAAAAAAAATACATAAATCCTTTAAAGAGAAGGGTTATGTTGTTATAGATAACTACTTAAAAGATGAAGTCGCTGAAAATTTAAATAATTTCTTTAGTTATGAAATGCCCACCGATTGGTGGTCAATAGCTACGTTTCCGTCTAAAAATATTAATGGAGTTAGTTATTTTAGAAATACACCTGAAGAATACAATAACATACAGAAAGCAAGACAATACTCCACAGACTCTTTTGGTAGAAACGAATTTTCATATTCTTTTCATCGAACTTTAGATAATCATTTTGATGATTGTGATTGTACCGAATGTCAGATTAGAAAGTTTTTGGATGGTAATGAATCTCACGACTTAGTCTCAAAAGTAACTGATTTAACAATTACGGGCTCTAATGAGGTTTTCGCTGCTTGTTATGTTCCTGGTGATTTTTTATCACCACATCAAGATAGTCCTAATGGCATTATCGGATTCGTTTTACAGTTAACTAAAGATTGGAAACCTGAATATGGTGGATTACTACATTTTTTAAATGATGATGGGGATGTTGTTGAAAATGTTGAAACACCTAAATTTAATAGTTTAACACTATTCTTACTACCTGAAGATAAAGGTAAACTACATTATGTTTCCCACGTAAACCCAGGAACACCTGAGATACGATTATCCCTCACTGGTTGGTATAGGAATTAATTCGGGGTGTAAGTCAAAAACCATTTTTATTAATGTTTCTAAACAGTAACATTCCTTACCTGATTGGTCGTAAATTAATTGACCATCCACCACACTAATTATTCTAGGGTTAAATTGGTGATGTTTGTAATCCCATATTATACTATCGTTCAACCCAAAATATTCCATAATTTTTGGATTTTCATTTATAGTGGTTTGGAAAAATACTACTTCAGGAAATTCGTCATTTAAATTTTTATTTACACTTTCTATTTTATCATTAAAAGGTTTAATACTTAAAGTGGAGTCTTCTTGACCTTCCTTAAATAAAAACCATATAATCTTATGGTGTTTAGTTATGTGTTCAAATAGATTATTATCGTTTACGTTATATACCATTATCTAAAAGTTTTTCCCGTTACATTTAAAGTTATTGTACGTTTTACGCCTGAAAGTATAGGTGTGGTTCTTTGTAGTAAGTAAGATGGGAATATGACCACATCGCCGACACTAAACTTAGGTCGTAATATTTCATAACCACAATTAAACTCAGTATCCCCACCATTATATTCTTCTTTAAGAGATAAATGTAGAGTTACTGATAATTTATTAGTATTTGAATTTACTATATCAGAATACCATAAGTAATGACCACTATTATCTGTATAGGTGTTATACTCCATAAATTGATTAATACCATCCACATTAAAATTCCAACCCATTTCCTGATTAGCACTAACAGATAAATCATAAATTTTATCATAAATCCATGAAGTCTCATCATTTATTGGTAAGTAACTAACGCTATTTCTTCTTTTCGTATCGACAGAAATATCGGAATAATCCAATTCGTTAATTTCTGAATCTAATTTTTCACATATTAATATTATATCATTAATTTCTTTATCATTAAATATTTCTTTATAATAGTAGTAATTTAACATATCGGGGATAGTATCAATAGTTTCGGTTTTGGCGGTAAAATTTGTTTTAGACATAGATTTCTATTATATTATTATTATCTTTATAAAATAAAAGTAAGTGACCTATGACAGATATCAATATAAGTAATTATTATTTTAAAGCCGAAAATGTTTTATTTTCATGTACTAACCTATCTCAAGTAAAAAATTCATTAAACTATATTAAACTTTATTATAAGTTAACGGGAGATTATTGTGGGTACACAATTTTAGTTAGAAAGTATCATAAACTACTAAATGAGTTAACTACGAATGATTAATCAAAAAATAATTGATAGTTTTTTATTTTATAATGAATTAGATTTACTAGAATTAAGACTTGAAGAGTTGTATGACCATGTTGACTTATTTTTAATTGTAGAGTCAACTAAAACTTTTACGGGAAAGGATAAACCATTATATTTTAAAGAGAATATTAATCGTTTTTCAAAGTGGAAAGATAAGATAAAACATTATATTGTTAAAGATACTCCAACAATAGTTAGTGAAAATATAATACAATCCCACACCACTATTGATTCTCAAAAAACTATAGAGTTCTATCGAGAGTCACACCAAAGAAACTCTATAGGTTTAGCACTAAAAGAATTAAAACTTAATTTTGAAGACATTATCATAGTTTCCGATGTTGATGAATTTCCTAATCATAAAATTTTTAACAAATTATCTGATGATTTACCATATGGTCCTGTAATTTTTAAACAAAAATGGTTAGTATGGAATACTAAATTAGAAAAAATGCATTACTGGTTAGGTTCTACCGCTTTTTATTACTCTCATTATATATCAAATAATAAAATATTTCAAAAAATTAGAGATGATAGATGGTCAGAGTATGAAGACACCCGTTTCACAATTAAAGAGAATGGGGGGTTCCATTTCTCTTGGTTTGGGGATTTTAATTTTATAAGACAGAAATTAAATGCTTTCTCACACACCGAACTATTGACTGAATTTTGGGACGATGATAATAACATCACTAACTTAATTAAAGACATGTACGCGTCGAATGGTATAGATAAAGATGGTACTACCGGTAAACTAAAACCTTTTACTCAAGATAATTATGATTTACCTAAAATATGGGATAAGATTAAAAACACAGAAATTAACATTAAACAACCAAAAATTTACGATTGTTTTTTATTTGACCATGAATTAGATATGTTAAATTTGAGGTTACATGAGATGAATAACTATGTTGACCATTTCATATTAATCGAATCTAGAAATAGTCATACAGGTAAAGATAAAGAGTTATTTTTTCAAAAACATAAAGGTTTATTTTCTAAATTTTTACACAAAATTGAACATGTAGTGATTGATTTACCAAATGAAATTTTATATGAACCTCACCCATTAGGTGTAAATGACGAGGATAATCTCAATAAATTTAGAGAAAACTATAATAGAAACGCAATAAAAGATACTTTAGAAAGAATAATACCTAACGATGATGATGTAATATTAATCTCAGATGTGGATGAAATATGGGACAATGACATACTGAGTAGACTTAAAAATAATCAAGTAACTTTTGACACTTTTAAAACTATACTTCAAAGATGGCACTATTGGAATTTTAAATGGGATTTTGAAAATATGTTTTGGCCAGGACCCGCCTTTTGTAGATGGTCTTATTTAAAGAGTACAACACCACAAAAAATAAGAAATGTTAGGTATGAACAAGAAACACATCTTAATGATATTAATGGGTGGCATTTATCATGGTTTGGTAATGTTGAATGTAATATGCATAAATTAAGAAATACCCATCACCAAGAATTAAATATACATGATAAAGAATCAGTACGTAATATGATTAATAATGGTTATCTATTTGATGGTGAAAAAATGGTTAGTTTAGAATGGGACTACTACCCAAAATATAGACATTTGATTGAAGATGGTAAGTTATATAAAAATATTCATGAATAAAAAAAGGACGGTTAAAACCGTCCTTTAATAATTTTCGAATAGAACCGAAAGTTATTTATTAATTAAATTTATTAAATCTATTAAACATTTCTCTTATTGTTTTTCTATCCTTATCAAACGACTCATGTAAGTCCTCATCAACTTCTTCGTACATAGAACCACATTCCACACATTCACCTTCATCAAGTTCAGAACCACACTGTTCACAAGTATCACACTCTTCACCCATCTCTTTTGATAATGAAAAAATCTTACCAATAGGTTTATCCATTTTAGCTACGGTTACTAAACTTTCGTCAGTCTCACCACAACCCTCACACATTTCTTCATCTATTGTCTTTGAGTCTGTTTCAACAAAACCTATTGACATGTTGGTAACTTGTTCACCATATACATCAGCATCACCACCCTGTGAATCAAACTCATACGCGGAATCTTCATCATTAAATTTTTCTTTTCCGTCCATGTGAGTATCCATCATACTCTCCTCATCATGATATTCTGCGGGTGACATATCACCACCAAACATTTTCATTATGGAATCAATATCTAAACCATATGAATCATCAGAATAAGAACCATCAAATTGTTCAGGTCCACCTGAATCATAATCGTAAGCTGAATCCACATTAGATAAATCCATGTCGTCAGCCTCCATTTCGTTAGTTTCTTTTTTTGATTTTACCTTCGATTCATTCACATTATGATTACGATAAGTTTTTACGTTACCTTGATTATCAACAGTGATACCCCCATCGTCTTTAATACTATTATCAACCGTTAATGGTTGTAAATTACTTGGTACGTTACCTGTGGCATAACCATTATAAAATGATGAATGATTTTGAAGAATAGAATTTCTTTCTTCGTCTGATATTGTCATATAATTTCTCATAATCTTTGTTTTTACTATAAATATGTTGATATATTCATTTCTCGTTTGACATAGTAAACGGATTAAGTTATATTTTAAATAAAAACTATGAATAGAGAAGAAATAGATGAAATTGCTGAAGGAGCAATTGTTATGGATGGATTTGATGATTGTATCGTTGGAGTTAGCGAAGAATTTGGTCGTGGAACAAGAATTGTGTATTCAAAACAACGTATAATTCAAAAAATGGTAAAAACTGACCTTATGACTGAGGAAGAGGCCGATGAATATTTTTATTTTAATATGGTAGGTGGTCATTTCGGTGAAAGAAACCCAATTTTCTTAACTACTTCTATGGCAGTTTAATATTTTATCCGTATATTTGTTTTAACGAAAAAAACACAATATGTCAGATTTTATAGAACAATTTAAAGCAGATAAAGGGGTGAGGGACTTAATTAAGAGAAAAGTCTTAACCTCACAAGATTTAAGAGCATCTTGGAGATATGACTCCCACGACTTGAATTTCAGAATTACTCACATTAAGAGACACAGTGAATGGAGTACCTCATTATTTGTTAATGTTGCGGTTTCTGGTGGATTGAAAGGTTGGGGTTGGAGAACTGATGAAAATGGTCTATGTAATATTAATAATACTCGTGACTTTCGTAGTGCCATCTCAAGAAATCGTGAGATTAGACGTTTTGTTGAAAAGTCGGTAGCACATGAACTTAAACTTTTTGGGATTAAATCGTGGGAGGTTAATATTGGTAAATTAAATATTAAAGAATCTATTTAATTATCTACCGAACATCATCATATAGTATTTAAGAGCCTTACTAGTTAGGGTTCTTATTTTTTTCTCTAAATTTCTATTCGAATAGTCATCGGTCCCTTCGTCTTCAACCATTTTCATAGCCATTCTAATAAATTCATCTCTTGTTTGTTGAGACATCTTCATTAACTCCTCAACCATGTCTTCATCATATTCTCTACCTGACTTCATTTCTTCAAATTCAATAAATTTTTGAAGATATTTTGGTCCAGAGACTAAAAATTGACCTGATTCGAACATATTAACTAAACCTGACTCCCTAATCTTACTTAAAAAGTCAAAGAATATTTTTTCATTAGAATACTTAAAAATTTCTTTAAGACTTATTAGGTTATCTAAATTTGGGTTATTATGAGCTTCTTTGATATTTGTTTTTAAATCTCTCTCCATCATCCATATGTCCTCTGAAGACACTAAAGATAATGATGAACCATTTTCCCATTTAACTGAAATTATCTCCTCACCCTCATCAAACGGGTCTTTAGTGACGTTATTTACCACACCTTTAGTACCACCAGGAACTGGTGAATATGGGTCTTTCATATAAATTAAAATTATATTATCACCTTCCTTTACACTTGGGTTTACATCTTTAGCCATTTAAAGTCTTTTAAAATAAATATAACGTATAACAGTTTAGTATTAGTGACATATTTATAATAAAACATTACAAGTGAAAGTTTTAGTTACAGAAGAACAATATCAAGTATTATTAAACGAGAGAATCGGAGAACAAGTAACGTCTACCTTAAAAAGGTTAGATAAATTACTTAAAAAAATAATTACAGACGTAAAACAACAATTTGGTATTAGTACTAAATTCGCCCTGACTTACGGAGCAGGTATCGGTGCACTTATGGAGCCTGTTGAAAAATACCTTAATGGTCAGTTTACAGGTTTAGAATCTTGGCAGGTATCCTCATTGGTTATTGCCGCAATATCTATCGTTTATTTTGAAGGTAAAGAGTACGATAAACTCAGAAAAGATATTGAACAACAAGGTTTAGATGATGAATTAAAGTCTGCGGTTAGTAAAACTCAACAACTTAAAGATAAATTTAGTGCAATGTTAAGCGTTCTTGGTATTAGTGTGTATAGAGGTGGAGATATATTAGCATACACTTTTTTATTACCTATTTTAGGTATGATTATTAATGTCGCAAATACCTTTGGTTTTGATTCTGTAGAAATGGCAACATTAACAACATCATTAGTTCATTCAGGTCTTATAACTGTTTCGTCAGTAGTCTTTAGAGACGTAATGCAGAAAATTGCTAGTAAGTTATCTAGTCGACATCGATAAAATTAAAATCTTTATCGACCTCATAGTAGTGTACACTCATTGAGTAGTATAGGTCTTTAACTTTATTTTTTTCTCTTAGTTTACCAATCTGTTTTCTTTTGTCAGATTCACCCATCATTATACCGATAACTTTTTTACCTTTTGGTGGTTTATATTCAGTCGGTAAACTAACAGTGACTGGTACTGGTTTAATAAAATCTAAAATACTATTAATTAATTTTGTTTTTGTACCTGTACGGTGAAGAGAGTACTCTTTACAGATTAGTTTAATTTCAACTAATGATAACTTCTTTAAATTTTCTCGCGTGTGTTCCATATAACAAAGATACGGATTTTATCTTAATAAAAAAAATGCAATATAATTTAATCGGGAATATGTACTATATTTTTTACACTAAACCAATTATATTCGAAACCATATTTTGCTTTAGCATTATATTCATCATTGTGATTAGTCCAATCAAAACTACATGAACTTAAAAAACCAACCATATCATCACCCTCATCATCGGAGGTTTTAGTTACAAATTCCATATTTTCATTTAAGTGATAATCACCAAATGTATTTATCACTGCGGATAAAATTTTATCTAATTCTTTACATAATGGTCCGTGGTCTGGGTCATCTACCATGAAAGGAATTTCAACTTCAAAATAAACTGTACCGTTTTGATTAGCACCATATATTTTAGTTATTAAATTTGTCGCTTTTAATTTCCTAAGTAGTGGGGATTTACTTTCAACTACGTACAATAGTATTTGTACGGCTCTTCTAGCTACACCTCTAAATTCTTCTTCACTTTTAAATTCCATATCTTTTTTCGTATTCATCAGATAAGAAAGAGATTAACTCTAACGAATCTTTATCATTTAGTTGATGTGCGTACTGACTTCTTTTAAACCAATCACCTATAACTTGTTTAATTGGTTGATTACGAAGTTTAGCGACTCTTATAATACCTTTAAGTTCTGCAGGTATTTCGTGACTTTGTTTATAATACTCTTTACCTGTTGGGTCTTCATCCCCCTCTTCTTTAAAATGTATTTCATTATCAGGTCTCATATAATTTTCTTGAAATATATGTTCTATTTCGTGAGCAACTACGTCATTTATATCTGCAATTAAATCGTACATAAGTGAAGGGTAATGTTCAGGATTAATAATTATTAGTACTGAAATTGTATCTCCGTCAGACATTAATGCCCCATTAATCATGTAGGGTTCTTTTATACTATAATCGGCATTGTAAGTTAATTCTATGGAGAATGACGGTATATTGTACGACCTACTTATGTTTAACTTTTTAAAGTCATTATCAAAGTCATATTCAATTTCATTCGTTTCAGTGATGTCTTCAGGTAAAAAGTATTCACCATAATTTTCACTTTTAACAATATTTGTTATGTCTCTAACTATACGTCTAATTGGTTCATTAATACCCTTAGCCTCATTTATGATGTTAGACTCATTGATAGATTCTTTAACAGTTAATAGTAACTCATTTGTAATAGTTTCGGGATTTTCGTCTTCATAAAACCCTGTTTTTATTCTAAAATAGTTGTTCTTACCTAAATTACGCGCATAAGACTCAGAACCTACACTATTAGTTATAGTTTCTATAATACCATCATAATAATCTTGAAATTCATTACTTATCATACTAATAAATATATCAGTATCTGTTAAGTAGAAAAGGAATTGATAAACCCGCACCGAATTCTATAGTATTAGAAACATTTAGAATCAAAGCGATGTCTATTGAACGTGAATTTTGAGTAATAAGTTTAATTGGGTGTAGTCTAATCATTACATCGGGGTAAAAATCCGCAGGTTCACTTGTATAAAGAACCATTTTACCCCCAACCCCTACATTGATACCGTTTCTTAAAAATCCATAATTAATACCTAACCTATTTGGGTAGGCTCCCGTTTGATTTATAATCGGGACCCCTCCAGTGTTAATTATATTTAATTGGCCCGTAGTATATATTCCCCATGGGGCATATGGGTTACGACTATTGATTACAGATGTGTTAATATTATCTGTGGAAAGAAATAAGTCTCCACTACCAAATAACACACCAACCGTAGATGATTGTGAATAAACATTAGATATTGTCAGAAAAAATGTAATAATAATTGTAGTAAATCTCATAAATGTTTTTTTTTAATAAAACAAATATAACCACAAAATTTTAAATAAACAAATTACAGACTCTTTAACATTTCAATTAAAGGTGGATAAGGGTAAACGTCAAATTTGTCCTTACGATAATTGGTATGACTCCATATCCCAACACCCCCATGATTTGCTAACTTGTTAAATTCAAATGGTCCCCAATCACTTCTATCAGCATCATTGTATGTTCTTACAGCGTACTTGGTATTTCCTCCGTTAAGTCCATCTTCGGTTAAAACTTTACCATTTAATCCTAAGTAACCTTTTTCATTTAAAAATTGTTGTTTCTCCAAAACATTTAAACCTTTAAATGATTGTTTAGTATCAAACAGTTCAACCATACCTTTACAAACATCAATACCATATTCTAAACTATATTTATCTATCAAAAATTTAACAGACTCTATTTGTTTGTCGGTATATTTTTGATAGTATCGATATCCTCTCCAATTTTTACCTAAATCTACAACATCCTCTTCAGGTACTTTACTATTAACATATGTGAAATATTCCCCCTTAACTGATTTTACTAATGGACCATAGTTACAAATTTCTATACCTATAGATTGTTCATTTAACTCTCTATTATTAGAATTCTTAGTACCTAAATGATGTGCCCATTGTTCAACAGGTAATCCTTGTACTATAACACCATCCCAATCTGTATTACCATCTCTAGTAGATTTTCCTCCAACAACAAATTGAGTGGCAACTCTTAATGGTCTACCACCTTTAGTCCTGTCTCTATCCCATGAACTAAATACCCAATCTGGTCTGTGACTACCTGCCGTGTGGTGTAAAACTATAGTCTTTTTGTCTGTTTTATTTGAATAATACTCATCCCCCTCTAAATATTGTTTTTTTATATCAATTTTTTTCATATCTTTGTCTATGTATAATAATAAATATAACTATGAACAATATTAATTTTTTTGCAGATAGACTTAGAAAAATAGGTGACGAAGCACTAAAGGAAGCCTTGTACCTAAATTTGAATGTTAACGAAGTTTTATTATCCTATGAAATTGCGGGAATTCCTTCACCAATTATGATTAAGAGAAATACGTGGGCCGACATGGAAAGAGGATGGGGTAACGGTTACGTTAAAATTATTCCCTCACATAAAGACCACGGAAAGGGTTATGACGATATTGATGTAAGTGTACATGGAGGTTTAACATTTTCAGAAACCATACTATCAGGTGATGAATGGCCTGAAGGTCATTGGGTAGGTTTCGATACCGCACACTCAGGTGATGACATCAGATTGTGGCCTAAAGAATCTGTTTTAGATGAAACTAAAGATTTATTTAGTCAAATTTATAAAATTAAAAGATAGTGAATTTATGAAGATTTTATTTAAACTATTTTTAATATTTTTAAGTTTACCATTACATAGTCAAACATTAACTATTGAGAATGATACTATAAAAACTGATATATTTGATGTTGTATACTCTGAAGAATTGGAACAACCCTTATGGATATCATATAAAGTATTATGTCCGATGGGAACTCAAAGTAGAAGTGGTTTAAATTTCTATACAAACGATAGTATTCAAACCTCAGATATTGATGATTATAAAGACAATGTTTGGGATAGAGGCCATTTAGCTCCCGCGGCCGCGTTTAACTGCGATAGGGAAACACTTAAAAAAACATTTACATATTTAAATTGTGTTCTACAACATGAAGGATTAAATCGTGGACCGTGGAGAGAATTAGAAGAGTTTGAAAGAGGATTATCAAAAGTTTATGATAATGTTTGGGTAGAAATCATAGTAAAGTTCGAAGGTGAACTTGAAAAAGTATTAGGCGGAGCAACAATTCCTTCAGGGTTTTTAAAGACCATAAAATTTGACAATAAGGAAATAATGTTTTACTTTCCTAATATTGACGTTTCTGGTGAGGACTGGGGACACTTTAAAGTAATGAATTAAAATGAGTAAAAAACCAATGGAATTATTAAATACACATCCAATAAAAAAATCTGATTTAGGATTCCACGGTAACTTATTTGGGGGTAAATTATTAGCTTGGTTAGATGCAAGTGCCGCCGCGTTTGCTATGCAAGTTGCTGATACCCCACGAATGGTTACTGTCAAGATTGATGAATGTATTTTTAAAAAACCGGCTAAAGAGGGTCAACTAATAAAAATGTATGGTGAGGTAGAAAGTATTGGTACCACATCATTAACTCTTTACATGGAAGCACGTTCACATAATGTTTACTCAGGTAATCAAACAATTATATTATCAACTAAAATTAAATTCGTTAGAATTGATGAAACGGGGGACCCCATCCCAATATCTCAAAGGGTTAAAAATAAATACATTAAATAAATTAAATAACAAAAAAAATGAAAGTAGAAAAAGGTAACAATGTTAAAGTTCACTACACGGGAACTTTAGAAGATGGTCAAGAATTTGACAGTTCACATAAACGTGGAGAAACCCTTAATTTTGCAGTTGGAACTGGACAAATGATAGCTGGTTTTGATGCCGCAGTTGAAGGTATGGAAGTTGGTGAAGTAAAAGATGTGACTTTAGACCCAACACAAGCGTATGGTGAAAGAAAAGAGGAGGCAGTAATGCCAGTTAATCGTAAGAACTTCCCTGAAGATTTTAAAGTTGAAATAGGTGGTATGGTTCAAGGTCAGACTGAACAAGGTATGCCGATTCAAGCAACTATCGTAGGCGAAGATGAAGAAAATCTAATTTTAGATATGAACCACCCACTCGCTGGTAAGTCACTAAACTTTAATATTGAATTAGTAGAAATAGGAGAATAATGGTTTATTGGTTTACAGGGCAGCCGTCACACGGTAAGACCGTATTGGCTAATATGTTTAAAGAATCTCATCTACCTACCGCATATAGAATTGATGGTGATGAGATGAGAGAATTGTTTACTAATAAAGATTATTCGATTAAAGGTAGGGTAACTAATGTGGATGCTGCTCAAAAAATTTCACATTATTTACACAATCAAGGAGATGACGTAATAGTTTCTTTAGTTTCACCTTATATTGACCAAAGAGAAGAGTTTAAAAAACTATTAGGTAAAGATTTAGTTGAAATTTACATTCATACATCAGAACCTAGAGAAAGAGACCACTTTAGGTCTGATGCGTATGTAGCACCTAAGGAAAACTTTATCGATATCGATACCACTGTAGATACACCTGAAGAATCTCTTCAAAAAATTATATCTAAATTAGGATGGTAGATAAGAAATCGACAATATTTTGTGACATAGATGGAACGATATTCAAATATCGAAAGTTTGAAACGTATGAAACTTCATCTGTAGATGTTTTACCTGAAGTAAAAGAAAAGTTAGAGTCGTGGAGTAAAGAAGGTCATATGGTAATTTTAACTACCGCACGACCAGATTATCTCTACGACCATACTGTTAAAGAATTGAAAGAGAACGGTATAATCTATGACCGTTTAATTACAGGAATTGAGAGGGGTCCGAGAATCTTAATTAATGATATGGACCCTAATAAACCGGGTCAACGAGCGTTTGGAGTAAACCTTAATAGAAATGAGGGATTCAAAGGTATTGATTGGTCTAATTATATTTAAATTTAAATTATGAGTGATTGGAGTAGTAAATTTCACGTAGAGTCATCAATGCCGGCTAGAGATGGTCAGTATGCGATGTTTGTAGGTAGATGGCAACCTTTACATAAAGGTCATCAAGAGTTATTTAAACAGGCAATGGATAAAGGTAAAAATGTTTTAATCTGTATTAGAGACGGAAAACCTAACGAAAAAAATCCATTTACCGCAACAGAAGTTAAAGAAAATATTATGAATCATTATTCTTCTGAAGTCGAATCAGGTAAAGTCGCAGTGACTATTATTCCCGATATTTGTTCAATTGAATTCGGTAGAGGAGTTGGTTATGATATAATTGAACACACACCCCCTTCTGAAATTGGAAATATCTCAGCAACTAAGATTCGTAAAGAAATGGGTCTTTAAAGTCAAAAATCAATTTATTACGACTCATTTTTTAATTTAAATGGGTCGTTTTTAACTAATTAATGAACCAAAAAAAATATGAAATTTAATAAGAAAGAATTGTTTTATTATTGTAATAATGAATTACGTTATAAAAAGTTAAATAAGATAAAAATACTAATTCCTTCATTAATCCTATTAATCATATTTTTATCCATATTGTTAATACCCATTAATAAATCTTTAAGTCGTGATATTACAAATACTGATGATTTTGAATCTAATATCTCGGTAATTAATATTAACGATACTTTAAATGATTTCTCGGAAGATAAACTAATAGAAATGTTAGTTTCTTTAAACGTTAAGTTCCCACATATAGTGTTGGCACAATCTAAGCTTGAGACAGGTAATTACTCTTCTAAAATATTTAAGGAAAACCATAACCTTTTTGGTATGAAAGAGGCTAGAGTTAGAATACATACATCTAAGGGTACTCAATTTAATCATGCGTATTATAGTCACTGGAGAGAATCGGTTTATGACTACGCCTTCTACCAATGTCGTTATTTATCTACATTACATACTGAAGATGAATATTACACTTACTTATCAAAGTCATACGCCGAGGCAACAAATTACGTAAACATATTAAAATCTATGGTTATAAAAGAAAAATTAAAAGATAAGTTTTTTTAATCGAAATATTATGTTTATATTAGCCAAAAGAAATAAAATGAAAATCACATTCATATCTGACACACACACAAAACATCATCAGGTAACGTCACAGTTGCCAGGTGGTGATTTGTTGGTCCATGCCGGTGACTTTTCTTCACGAGGTTATGAACATGAGGTGGATGGATTTTTTGATTGGTTCAATAAGTTGGATAACTACACCAATAAGATTGTCATCGCTGGTAACCACGACCTTATGTTTGAGGACAACCCAATGTTAGCTAAAGACATCATGAGTTACTATCCTAACGTTACTTACCTTCAGGACAACATTGAAGTTATCGGTGAGGATTACCAATCTTCGGTAAAAGTTTATGGCTCTCCGTGGCAACCTGAATTTTATAATTGGGCATTTAACCTACCACGCAACGGTGAGGAGTTAAAGGAGAAGTGGAATGAGATTCCACATAACATGGACATCGTGGTCACTCACGGACCCGCATATGGTTATTTAGATACCGTTGTGGGGCAATATATAAACCTGGGGTGTCAGTTGTTGACTGAACGGTTAAAGGTCGTTAAACCGAAGATACACGTGTGTGGACACATCCACAGTGGGTATGGTTATAAGTTTGATAATGGTACACACTACATCAACGCATCAGTCTTAGGTGAAGATTACATTTTTAAAAATAAACCCTTAACTGTGGAGTGGGACCCAAATACAAATAAAATTGAATTTTTAGATTATTAATTAAAATGAAATACAAATTAGAAGTTTACGGATGGTCAATGGAGGCGATGGGACATTCATTAAATGACCAACAATTAGAGGATGTAGATATCCTTATGAAAGACAATAACTGTGATGAACTATGGCAGATTAGGTCTGAGTTAGAAGACGTTGTTGACGATATGTGGGGTCCCGATTTATTTCATATGAATGCACCCTTTTATAACGGTAGTACGTTCTTTAGAGTTGTAGATGAAAATGAAAAAGTAATTTTAGAATTTGATGAGAAAGATTTGGGTGACTTATATGAAAATGTTGAAGATGTTGATGATTTATACCCCTATGAATCCCATTTCGCATCACCTAATTACCGTAACGATGGTGTTAAACATATTATGTTAGTTGTTGATGAAAATAAAGGTGGATTTTGTGAAATGTTATTTGAATCTGACGAGGAACTTAAACCTGAAGATTTTTCTGTAATGGGAGGCGGTATTGATACACCTTTAGGTGAATGGGATTTTATCTCACGTATTTTCTTTAAAGATACCCTACTTGAGATTGACGATTGGTTAGATAATCGAGGTAAAGCGGCAACATTAGAGATTTATGCTGAAGATGGGAGAATCATACATTAATGAAACTAACTAAAATTAAATTAAATAATCAGAATCGTATGTTACGTATTGGTTTTGGTTTAAATAAAGGAAATAAATTCTTTAGAATTGATTTATGGTGGATAGGTTACAGATTATCCTAAAATAAAATTTGACAATTGAAATAACTTAACTATATTTGTAGAGTACAAACAAGTACAAAACTATTTTAAAAATGAATAAACGAAACACACATAATATAATATTAAGAAACTTATCAAGGATAAGAATCTTTAGTGTTATGTGATAGTTCGGTAAAACATAATGTAAAAAATAGACTTAAAGCTATGAAAAAGAAGAAGCCCGAACAGAGATGTTCGGGTTTTTTGTTTTATATTAGCAGTGTTCTTTGACATCAAGATTAAGTAACGACACAGTATTCGGTAAAATACTGACCTCTTAGCTCAGCTGGTAGAGCATCACACTTTTAATGTGAGGGTCCAGGGTTCGAACCCCTGAGGGGTCACTATCGCCAATACTAAATCGAGTTTTGCACCTCTACATAAAATATGGGTGTTTTCAACATGGGGATGTAGCTCAGTTGGTTAGAGCAGGACTCTTATATGGTCAAGGTCGTAGGTTCAATTCCTACCGTCCCTACAATTAAATTAATTTAATAAAATAGTTGTTACTTAATCATTTGTACCGTACATTTACAGTATTGAAAGATATAGATGCCGAAGTGGTGGAATTGGTAGACACGAGGGACTTAAAATCCCTTGGACAGTAATGTCCGTGACGGTTCGAGCCCGTCCTTCGGTACACAGATAGGGAGTTATCCAATACGCGTTGGAACTAGATAACTTTAAAATAGAACCCTATCTTTTACATGTACCCAACATACAATTTAAGAGAGGTAGTGAAGCTACAATGATATAGAAAAAGGTAAGGGTTAACCTCTATATCGTAGTAACCCCGAAAGACCCGAAACCTCTCTTTTACATGCACCCATAGCTCAGCTGGATAGAGCATCTGCCTTCTAAGCAGACGGTCTCAGGTTCGAATCCTGATGGGTGTACTAAATACGGGGAGTTAGTCAAAGTGGTACGACGCTCCAACCTTAAGACAGAAAGCATCATACTAGTTACTCGATGTGATTAAGTTGGTTAGTAGAGGTAGGGGTTCGAATCCCCTACTCCCCCGCTCTTAGATAGGTTTAACAACCGAACAACGAGGCGTCAAATCTCACGCCTACAAGTCGAAAGACGGAGTCTAAGTGGAGTAATTATACCGAATGGTGGAATTGGAAGACACGAGTCACTGTTAATGACTAATGTATCACACATGATGAGAAATGGGGTAACATCCATAGTGAAAAGAAGGAGGATGAATTGCCCCTAGATTAATCATCTACTCAAGAATAGGTAAGAGTTTGTAGTACCTTAAAGATTTATTCCTAACCAATATTGTTTATACTCTATTGGGACATCCGTGACAGTTGTAGTTGGATAAAATAGACTGTTAACGGACTTTTAGCTCAGTTGGTTAGAGCACCGCACTCATAATGCGTAGGTCGATGGTTCGAGTCCATCAAGGTCCACTAGTGAGTTCTTTGACATAAAAATTAAATTAAAAAATAGAAATTATGGAAATAACATCATTTATTTTAGGTGTATGTACAGTCATTGTATTAGTAATGGTTGTGGGTACGTTTGTGAACTATATGACAACAAAGTCCTTAAAAGAGGAAATAAACCGACTGAATCGAGAAAACGAAAATCAGTATAACGAATCTGAAAAGATTAAAAAAGAACTAATAGATTATGTGGATAGTCTACATAATATTAGTGAAAATAACATGAACGAAGTCTACCGTCATATTGACAGTAGAGTAGATAAAACTGTAAATGGTATGAGCGAACACGTTGCAGAAATTTATAGACAAATAGATAGTAACAAAAAATCCGTTGTTAACGGATAATAAATAAAACGTTAAAGAACTCACTTTTTAACTATGCACGAAAAAACCATCATTAGGTAACTTTTTTACACTTAATGTTGGTTTTTTCATGCATTTACCATATATTTGTACTCTAATAAAAAAACACTTATGGGTAATATACTTAGTAAAATTGCAGACATGGAAGAAGATGGTACACTACCAAAATTTAACCCTAACTATTATGTTGACGTTTTAAACTTAGCCAGAACGAAAGGACTAAGATTAGAGGTTATGTATACAGCTATGGATATTGTTAGAGAGCAACCTAATTTAACTAATGAGGTCGCCATTATTCAATCGGCTAAAAAATGGAATTTAGTATAAAAAGCTTCCTTAGCTCAGTTGGCTAGAGCAGCTGATTTGTAATCAGCAGGTCGTGGGTTCGAGTCCCTCAGGAAGCTCAAAATTTATTTATTATGAGTCTTAAAAAAATACAAGAGGAATATAGAGAAACACCAAACAAGGAGTTAGTTAGTGCTGTGTTCGATAATTTTATATTTGGTCTACTTGGGGCAATCTTAGTTGTCTTTATCGCAGAAAGAGTGGATATATTAGTACTTTTAGGGTATATGATTTACTACTTTTTCTTAGGGAGAGTTGTTAATAGACCTAAATACGTAACAAGTTTAGGTAAATTTATTATATTTCCTGTACCAACCGCAATAGGGGCGTTTGTAGGATATAAATTGGCTTATTATTTAACACTTTTATTTTAAAATTATGAAATTTTCAATATCAACTATAGTATCTCAAATTTATCTTATACCATATATGAAAATAACTTACGATAGATTTCTAAATGGTGATTTAGAACTGTGTATAGGTTGGATTAATAAAGAAATAGTTATATCAATTTAAAAAAAAATAATATTTTTAGTAAAACTTAAAGAAATATTACTTATATTTGTACCAACGAAATAATTAAACATTTAAAAAAATAAAAACATGGGTAAAGAAGAAACAATTGCACCTGAGGTGAAGTCAAAAGTAGAAGAGTACGCTTACAAGCACTACAAAATGTTCAAAAACAAAACACTTTTAATTAGTGAGAAAGAGAATTGTTTTCTCGTGTCTTCACACAAAGACGGCTCACCATTAGTGTTAGGTAAATCAATTTTAAATTAAATAATTAATATGGCTTATAAAAATCAAAAAGGTGAGAACCTTTATCTATTTGGTTGGTTGGAAGCTCCCGCAGGAACTGTGGGTACTAAAGACTTCCGACCAACCACAGGAGGGAATAGTGAATGGGCAATGACCAAACGTGAGGCAATCGCTAAAGTTAATCGACAACAAAAAGAGTCTCAAAAAAAGTATCCAACTCATGTTCGTTTACGTGTGGACCCTAATACTGTTAGGAGAGCAAAGACTTATGAACAGTTCGCATCTTTTGATAGAGGTCTAATTATGATGACCATTTAACGTTTTTTGGGAACCAATAATGTGATTATAAGAAGGTAAGTTTTGTATTTATAGTGTTAAACTAAACAATTCAAAACTTATCTCTCTTAATAATGAAAAAAATACTATTTTTATTAATCTTCCTAAACACATTTTTAGTAAAAGGTCAATGTGACATTTCAATTAATGACTTTAATTTTACCACAGGAGAATTAGTGGTGGAAGTCATTAACTCAGAAAACTGTGGATGTAATGACCTCACCGATATTGAAACCACCTGTAATACTTCAAGTAGTGGTTCTATTCAAAATAATGAAACAATAAGTCATATTGTTTTAGGTTTACACTTAGATGGTTTTGATTACCAATGGACTGATTGCGTCAGTGGTAATAACCATCCAGGGTGGACCTTTAAAAGTAAAAGTTTTTTTGGTAATTCTGTTTTAGAAACAGGCGACACATGGAGTACTAACATCTATGATTTTTATGGCTCCACCAATGACTGCTGGTCCGATATTTTATCAAATAATGAAGAGTGTGTTGAATTAGTCATTTGGCAAATTAACCTATCTCAAACTTCTGAAGTTGCAGATGGAGGATGGGCAGTTAATCCTAATGTGGCTAATCAAACTCAAAATTATCCTGATTTTAATTTATTAGACAATGTGGTTACTATGTGTCCTGTGGTTTTCCCTGGTTGTACCGACCCTTTCGCACTAAACTATAATGAGGACGCAACAGAGGATGACGGTACTTGTGTTTTTTCAATAGGTCCCGACCCAATCATAATTGATGTTACTATTTCTGAAGAAGAATGTGAAGTATTTGATGCGGGTATTTTATCATCATTCGTTTATGAAGCAACTTTAGTAAACATAGGGACTGAAGCGGTTACAAATTTTTGCCTTAGTGATTTTTTAGGTACCACTTTTAATTGTTTTAATGGGGTTTCTAATTTAGCAGTCTGGATTCAACCTGGAGATACGATTACCGTGAGTGGTACGATTAATGGAGCGGGTACATGGATATCAGGACAAGGTAATTACTTTACAATTACGAGTGTACCTAATGAAATTATTACTGGTAATAATAACTTTGTATTTAATATGGTAACCGGTGTTGATTGTGAACTACCTCCACCCCCATGTGATACTATCTACGTAACTGAAACAGAATTCTTAACTGACACTATCTACGTAACTGAAACAGAATTCTTAACTGACACTATCTACGTAACTGAAACAGAATTCTTAACTGACACCCTTTATATAACACAAACCCTTACGGATACAGTAGAAGTCTTGGTGGATAATTACATTTATGAAACTGATACACTAACAGTTATTGAAACTCAGTTAATTGATTGTGAAACTGGAGAAGAATGTGTTGACCCACCAGGATTAAGTGAATGTTGGCCTTGGACAGTTTATATCCCAAATACGTTCACCCCAAATAATGACGGAATTAATGATATATGGCAAATTATATATGATTTAGATTGTTGGGTTGACGTGGAGTTTAAAATTTTTAATAGGTGGGGGTCTCAAATATATTATGGATTTGTTGAGGATTTTGAAACTTACCCGTATTGGGATGGGAGTATAAATGGTGGAGATTATTATGTTTCAGATGGGGTATATCTTTACACTTTTTATGGTCGTAAAAGTGATTCACCTGAGATTTTAGAGGAGTCTGGATATATAACAATATTTAGGTAATATGAAAACATTACTAATCCCATTACTTCTCTTTATACCATTTAACTCTATTTCCCAATGTCAACAATATGTGTTTTCAACTGTTCCTGCAACGGAATGGTCCACATGGACATATGTCAATTGTGAAACATTAGATACTAACACATTTAGTATACCATGTTGTCAATACACTTTACCTCGTTGTGCAATCATAGGTTCACCAACTTTAATCGAAGGTGACGGGTTCCATGCCCTAATGGTTAATCCTGTAGGGGAACCTTGGGAAGATTGTGAACAATACAATGAGGAACCATGTGTTGGTGACATTGATGGTGACGGAATCATCACTGTTTTGGATTTATTATTATACCTTTCAGAACCGTATGTAGGTATAGGTGATTTAGAAGGTATTATTCAGAATTTTGGAAATCAATGTGATTAATTTAAAATATTAATTTACTGATAAGTTTTTTTATCTTATATTATTACAAATTAATAATATGAGATTAGCACTTATTGCCCATGACGGTAAAAAATCAGATATGGTAGCGTTTGTCATGAAACGTTTAAAATTCTTTAACAACAACAACGTATCATTAGTAACCACAGGTACAACAGGTAAAAAAATTACACACGCAGGTATCGATAAAGTTGAAGCAGTAAACAGTGGTCCTTTAGGTGGTGATGCTGAAATTGGGGCTATGGTTACTCGTGGAGAAATAGACGGTGTAATATTCTTTAGGGACCCGTTAGATAAACATCCACACGATGTAGATATTTCAATGTTAATGAGGTTATGTGATGTTCATAATATACCGTTAGCCACCAATTATAAGAGTGGACATATAATGGTTAAATATTTTGATTCTAAGTTGAATGTGAATTAAATTTTTATTATAATTAAAACGTTATGAACACTAAAAACAAAAAACATCTTATAGTTATTGGTCACCCCGACCACAAATCGTTTTGTTATAATGGTATCTTTAAGACTATTATTAACGAATTAGAAAATGGTGGTGAAACGTATAAAATAATTGATGTCTATGAAGATAAATTACATAGAAACAAAGAAGAGCTGATTAAAGAATATCAAAGTTTAGTTACGTGGTCAACTCACATTTATTTTATATCTCCCGTTTGGTGGTTTAGAATGGTACCTAAAATGGAAACCTTTTTTGATGAGGTTTTTACACCTGGATTTGCCTATAAATTTGTACCTTTATTTGGTATGTACGCATACCCAAAACCATTTCTTAGTGATAAAAAAGTTAGAACATATATCACACATGGGGCACCGATGTTACCTGTTATTACATTGTATCTTAATTCAGTTAAGTTGAGATTAGTGATGGGAGTTTATACTTTTGTTTTTGGTTGGAGTCCATCAAGATGGCGTAAAACTAAACAGTTTTGGTCTGTTCCTTTTGTTAGTGACAAAAAACGTAAGAAATATTTAGAAATAGTTAAAAAAGACATTAAAAGAGATTTAAGAAAATGAAAAATTTGAAAAAGGTATTTAACCGACAAGGTAAAACTGAGTCACAGATGAAAGCAAGTTATCTTGGAGCGTTTGTAGGTTTTGTGGGTATGTTAGTATTGGGGGTAATTTATTTATTAATGAAATTATTAACTTAAGTATGACAAAAATAATTAATTTGTTTGGTGGACCCTGTTCAGGAAAGTCTACGATATCATCTGGTTTATTTTACGAACTTAAACGAAGAGATATAAGTTGTGATAACCCTTATGAGTTTCCTAAGCAAGTTGCTTGGGAAAAAAATGATTCTCAAATAAATGACCAACTATTCATATTTGCTAATCAACATAGAGGTATAGTACGTTCTTACGGTAAAGTAGATTATATAATTGTGGACTCACCTATTTTACTTTCTTTAGCGTATAAAAATGGATATGAAAGTGGTTATCCATCAACATTATATAATGACACTTTTGATAAAATGGTTTTAGACGTATTCAACAAGTATGAAAATATAAATATTTTTTTAGACCGACCTGATAATTTTCAAGATGAAGGTAGATTACAAAACCATAAAGAGTCTTTAGATTTTGACAATAAAATAAAATCAATAATGGATAAAAACGAAATAAGTTATAGAACATTAAAAGTTAATGATAAAACTATAGAATATATACTAACATTTACATTAGGGTTATAATAATAAAATAATATTATGGAACATAGAAGATTATACGAAATTAAAATAGAAACTCTTGAAAAAGAAAATGAATCCTTAAAAAAAGAACTTGAAAAACAAGAATTAATTAAGGAGGGATATAAAGAAGAAATTTCTAAATGGAATAAAAAATATAAAGATTTACGAAAACAAATAACAGGATAAGATATGGGATTTCACAAAAGATGGATTACTGAAGAGGTATTAGTTGATAGGTTTAGAAAAGGGGGTATCTCCGAGATTGAGTCATATTTAGGACATGCTGACGCATTTGTAACAAACGATAAACTATCAAGTGAAGTTATCGATTTATTTAATACGCCACATTTAGATAATATTGAAAGATGGGATTTAATTTCTAATTTAATCTCAATTAGAACCATAGAAATTGATATGAAAGATTTTAAATAATGTTTTATTAATTAAACATTATTAACTATATTTGTTTAAATAAATAAACATTATGAATATATTTGTATTAGATTGGGACGTAAAAAAATGTGCAGAATATCATAACGACAAACATGTTGTTAAAATGATTTTAGAAACCGCTCAACTTCTTTGTGGGGTACACCATATTGTTAACAAAGACAATACTGACATCCCTTATAAATTATCACATAAAAACCATCCATGTTCTATATGGGCACGTGAAAGTCTAACTAATTATCTATGGTTATGTGAGTTAGGTTTAGAACTTTGTAAGGAATATACCTACCGGTACGGTAAACGTCATAAGTCTTTAGATGTTATAGAATGGTGTGTTGTGAATAAACCTAATATTCTTGATAAAGATTTAACAGAACCCGCTAAGGCGATGCCTGAAAAATATAAAGTTAAATCTGTTGTTGAATCTTATAGAAACTATTATCTTGGTGATAAAGCTTACTTTTCTAAATGGAAAAATAGAGAAACTCCTGAGTGGTTTAATCAGGGAGTAGAGAGTAAACTTTCCCTAGTTTCTTAATTAGTTTTTTTGATGTGGTTTTTAAATATTTTTCTATATCAGTATAGAATTTCATAACATTATTTTCATACTTATCAAACCCTTTTTGGTATTTATCAAATTGTTTAGCCTTATCTCCCATAAAACCTATCTCAGCTTCTAAATCGTTATCAACTAATGAGTCACCATAATTTTGTCGTCTATTGTTAGAGGCACTTATGTACGCAATACGTAACACTAAATTAACTTTTTCATCGTCACTCAAATTATTTAAGTCTGTACCAATATCAACTTGACTTAATAGTTCATCTACAGAATCCATATTTGAGTATATTTCCTTTACCATTTCATCCACACTAAATCTCATTGATTCCATAACTATAAAGTATTCTTTTTTAAGGAAATCTAAAAATCCAGACTTACCAATACCTTTAGTTTTTAATTTGGCATAAAGTTCTGTTGGTCTTACAGAATTTTCTATCTCATCTAAATAATATAAATCATAGAACATTCTTTGTATCGCACTTATTGGGAAGTCAAACATCTCAGTATTTGCTTGGTACTCTGAAACTTTTTCAACATTAGTATACGGTGTTTTTAAATCGTCAAACTCATGTTTTAATTCGTGAGATAGGGCACTTACTGTTTGTACTTTTGATTTATTTATTGAATCTATCACATCTTTTACCGACCAATCTTCAGGTACTGGTTTATCTATAGATAATATAACCTTACCATTTTTATTAACTTTCATCAAAACATAATCACTACCTACCTTACCTATAGTATTTTTTCTATAAACCATCATATTAGCCTCACCATACTTATCACTATCAGGTCTGAGTGTTAAATCTATTTCCACATCATTTATTTCTTCATCTCCAATCATGTAAGGTTCAACGGGTTTAAAATTAACTTTATATTCGGTTTGACCGTCTTTTATCATATGGGTAACCTTTGACTTAAAATCGTTATATAATTTTTCGCCAGCATCTACAATACCTTTTGGAACCCCAACCGCTTCGTTTAATTTTATACTCATACTTTTCTATTTGGCATTTTTTACTTACCTTTGTTACTATAAATATAACGTTAAAACTAAAATTAAAAAAATATGGATTACGGAAAAGATTTTCAAAAATACGCAATGAGCGACCATAACGTGTCGTCACTAACAATGCACCATTATCAAAAAGAACTACAAGGTTCAATGACCCCCTACATTTTAGAGGAGAGAGAGATGAGAGCAACTCAATTAGATATATTCTCAAGATTAATGAGAGACAGACTATTATGGGTCGCAGGTACAGTAAATGATGCAATGTCAACAGTAGTACAAGCTCAACTAATGTATTTAGATTCTGTAGATAATATGGATATTACGATGCACATCGATTCACCAGGTGGTTCAGTAAAATCAGGACTATCTATGGTAGATGTTATGCACTATATAAAATCAGATATCGTAACAGTTAACACGGGTATGGCAGCATCGATGGGTTCTATTCTTTTAGGTGCGGGAACTAAAGGTAAACGTTCATCTTTAAGATTCTCAAGAACTATGTTACACCAATCATCAGGAGGTGCGGTTGGTAATATACAAGATGCAGAAATCACTATGAGAGAATGGACTAAGTTAAATGACACTTTGTTTAACTTATTAGGTGAATTTTGCGATAAAGATGCCGAGGTAGTAAAACAAGACGCATCTCGTGATTTATGGTTATCTGCTGAAGATGCTTTAGAGTATGGAATTATAGATGAAATCATAAAGACTAAAAAATAACAATTTAGTGGTAAAAACCCTCACATTTGTGGGGGTTTTATTTACTTTAGTATATTATACTTAGATATTTGTTATAATATGGGAAAAACTAAAGTAAATCTTAAAAGACATCTACTTAAAACTATTACATGGAGAATAATCGGAACAATAGATACCGTTGTTATTGGTTGGGTTGTTTCAGGTGACCCCCTAATTGGTTTAACTATCGGTTCATTTGAAATAATAACCAAAATGATACTCTATTTTATACATGAACGTGTGTGGTACAAAATTAATTTTGGTACTAAAAGGGTTACCAAATAGAAAAAACTCCGTAAACACGGATATTTATTAGTTATAAAGAAAGATTTAATGGATTGGATAAGAATATTAGAAGTATTAGTTACCTCGGTTAGCTCAATAATTGTAGCTTTAGTAGGTGCTGGTTTCTTTAGACAAATGAGAGACAAACAGGAGAAAAGTAGGTCTAAAGAGAAACTAATGGAACAAATCAAAAAAGACGAGATAGTACATCTCGCAATAAGAGACGTTAGACGAAGTTATAACGCCGATAGAGTATATATATGGCAATTTCATAATGGGGGTAGTTTTTATACGACCTCACCGATGCAAAAATTATCAATTACTTATGAAAGATGTTCCGATGGATTAGAACGAAAAGCCGAAAAAAATCAAAATCATTTAATAACTAGTTTTACAAGTTACATCAAAGACACTATGGATGGTAAAATGTACTTCCCTAATGTCGAGGATATGAATGATATAGGTTTAAGGTCATTAGCTTATTCAAGTGGAACAAGAGGTCACTGTGCCGTACCTATATATGATAAAGACAAGCATTTAGTCGCTATACTTTGTTTAGATTGGGTTTTTAGTGAAATACCTAAACAATATTTAAAGAAGGATGGTCAATTTACCCAAGATTTTATAGACGAATTTAGTACTGATGCTGACACATTAGACCCATACTTATAATATGTTTAATAAACATTTAAAACATTGTCTAAAATATCAAAAAGTTATATTAATCTTTTTGAGTTTATCATTATTATCTGTGGTAGACACTATAAAAGGTTATATAATAAGTGAATGTGGATACACAAAAGAATTCTGGATGGTAGAGTCAATTTCTTTACTATTATCTGTATTTTTACTATACTACTTATGGAACAATATCAATGATGGTTATTGTTACACTAAGAAAAAAGAAAGTAAAAATATAGATTAAACATGAAATTCACTTTAGACACTACAGAAAAAACAATTACAATAGAGGGTAATTTTACAAAAGTAGAGATGACCCAACTATTCGATATACTAGATATCGAAAATATAGAGGAGTATACAATTCAAACAAAATCTCCTGATTTTTGGTATCAAACCAACACGTATAATCCTGATATACAACTATACTCAACAAATAACACATTCGATAATAACTTAAAAGTCGTATATAAAAATATAGTAGACTCAATATAGTATAATTATATTTTAGTTTATATTTATTGTTATGGGTACTTCAATGGAAAAATTCTTAGATAAAACTAAATCAGACAATAAAATTGTAGATATGTATACTGACGTAAGAAAATGGTTACAGTCAGAAGGTCATACCACAATAACATCACAATCTATAAGTAAAGCTCCACACGATATATGGAGATTAATGGAAAATCTTAGAGGTGAAGTTTCAGTCTTAAGAGACACATTAAGAAGATACGGTATTTTAGAGTCTGACGATGTCTATGAGGAATGGTTGAAAAGTAGACTAAGTAAAATAGATAAACAGTACCCACTAATAGACGAAAGAAATGATTAATTTTATAAAAAACTTATTTAAACCTAAATTTGTCCCTCAGGATGAAATACAAGAGTTTCTTGTGAGTATTAATTTTAAACAATGTTCAGTAAATAAGAATGAATTAATAAAAGATAATAGTAACCATAAAATTATTTATAATATGGATAAGTTATCTGTTAGTATAACTAAAGATGGTGGTACTATTGTTTTAAAATCTTTCGGTAACATTACTAAAATTAAGAGATTTATATCTAAATACTCTATTTAAACACCAGTAAATTTTATTTTATTAACATCGTCTTTAAAGTAAAGTGGACTAATCTCACTAAAACTTTTAAGATATTCTATTCTAGACGAATCTTTTAAGTCCCAGTAAGGTCCGTGCTCATCTTCAAAGTCACCTATTAATTCATGGTCCACTTCAGAATCACTCTTAAGTAATATTACAGCCCCTTTATTTGAATCTAAGACCTCCGTTATTTTATGAGTATAATCCTGATGATTTAATTCGTTAAGTTTTTCTACCATATTAACGTCCCCAATAACCCATGTAGAACTACCGAAGTGAACTGATTCTTCATCTTCCTCAACCTCACCATCACTACAATCTGGACAACTATATGTCCCCATACCGTCACACTGAGTACACTCTATTTCACCTGACCCATTACACATACCACATTCATCATCTTCATCACTATCCCCATAAGGTTCACCCTCACCTGTACCTTCACATTCATGACACGTTTCTGAACCTGTATTTAAACACTCACGACAGTCTGCATCTCCAAGACCTGCACAATTTTCACATGAGATATCTCTAGCAAATAATTCATCCACATCACTCAGAGATAACATATATACTTCGTTCTCACTTCTCCATATTGCCGTTTCAATATCGTCACCCTTAAACATAAAGAATATGATAAAAGATAATTTTACGATTTCTTTATTTGATAATGTAGTTTTTACTAATCTTTTTGTTGGCGGTAAGGACATGATTTGTCTTAATATATAACTCGCTCCAGGTGTTTCCTTAAATTTATTATTTGAAACTACCTTCTCGATATAAGTTTTAATTATTTTTGCTAGTTGAGCTAAATCCATTGTATTACGTTTTAATATAAATATTCAGATATTTATTTAAAAATACAAGATATGTCAAGCGTTTCAAGAATTAAGAACCTTATGAGAATAACAGAGCAACAAAAAATTGTGGCACCTTCGGTTAACATAGATGCGTTAATTACTATGTTATTATTTATAAAGGATAAAAATCCTGAAGTAATTGAGGATATAGAAGACTTTGAGGATGTTGATTTTTCTGAATTTACTGGAGTAAGTCTAAGTAATTACATTAGTAAAAATTTACCTTTATTTGGTTTACCTAAATTTGATGGAGCAATTGAAGATTTTTATGGGAATTTTATATTAAATAATATTACGTTAATTCGTAATGGTGAAACTGACAAAACTAAGTATACCATACCAACTCTTAAAAAATTTGAAGTATTAGGTGAAGAAAGGTATAGTGGTAGAAAAGGTGATTATTATAAATTATTCCTTGAAGGTTACTCAGAAGAGTTTATCACTAGACAAATTGAAACAGGAGAAATTGATGTATCAATGGGGGAATTCATTGAAGAAGAATGGGGTGATACATGGGATACTGAAAGGTTTGTAGATGATATTAAAGAAGTACCTATGAATACCGACACCTCATATAAGACTCCGTCAAATAATTCATTAAAAGAAGATGTAGAGATTCAACCTGAAATTAAATCGGAAGACTTCATGGATTTCGTTAACGGTGAATACGATATTGAAACATTAGAATTAATGCAGTCAGTAATATCGGGTAGAGTTCGTAAACTAAAAAGTTTAATCGATATCGCCAATCGAAAAGAAATCAAAGGTTATAGAAAATAAAAAGGGAGATGGTAGCGAAACCTCTCCCCTTAATCGCTCATAACTATAAGCGGTCCTAAACTCCTACAACAACAGATTACCTGTCATACGGAGCCATATGTTTACTCTCTTCAGAGTCATTACCTTTAAACTTACATGTACAGTTTTCACACGTACATCCTTCATTTAGACATTTTTCTTTTTTACAAGTACAATTTTCACAAGCCATAATTTTATTTTTTTACGTTTAGAAATTTTTCAACTTCTTTATTATTAGGGATACCCATTTCACGATTACATTCACAACAATACACTCTCATGTTGTTGGTCCCATCTTTAAATTTAACACGAGTCTCTTTATGAGTACACTTTTCTTGTATACTCGTCATTTCAGTCTCTAAATGTTTAATTTGTTTTTCAATGTTATTAATTTTTTCTGCATTTCCCATTCTTCCTATTTAAATTATTTATGGAATACTATTTAAAATCAAATATAATACTTATATTTTGTTTTTCAAAATAGTTGTCAATCTTTTTTTTAAAATCAGGTAAAGCTCTTAAAAACTCTATCAGATTCATAAACTTTTGATTAACCTCCCCCTCACTACTCATGTGAGATAATATCAAATTCTCTAAAGAACTGGCTTTTAATGGTAACATATTTTCTTTAATATTCAACTGTTCTTTCAATTCATCAGGTAACTCAAATGAAAGGGTATGTGAATGGTCACTTGAATCACTTAGAGGTATCACCTCGAAGTCAAAAAGACCACTTGGTCTCTTAGGTCCAAGCATAACGAAAAAGTCTCTCAATAGTTCTAATGCAACTTTGTTACTCATGTTAATAAATATTAGTACTTTGGTTAAATATAGTTTTTATAACTATTTATGAATATGAGTATCGACACACAATATGGAATGTTATTTAAGTTTATGAACCAATCTAGGTCTAAATATATGGGATTAGATTTAACTTATGACTTCGAACTTTTACCTGAAAATAGAATTTCTGTAGATATCTTCGCTGAAGGTAATTTTGATTTACCCATTAGAACTAAACAAATGTTTCGTAATATGTTTATGGAATTCTTTTTAAAAGATTCCAAATATTTTAACATACCGAGAAGTACTGTTGGGTTACTTGATTTCAATAATATATTATTAAACGGTGAGAGACTTGGAGATAGAATAACAATGGATGATAACTTTAAAAAAGACTTAGTCAATGTTGAATCTAAATTAAAAAAATACTACTCAATTGATATTGCCGATTATCCACAGGGGTCATTTAGATTAGAGTCCTTCGATAATGATTTAAAAACCTATATTGAAATATTGGATGAAGATTCATTAATGTATACTGTTGATATTAAAGACTCTCAAAAAATAACACTAAATGGTAATGAGTTTAATCGAAATACTATAGTGGACTTTTTAGACTCAGTAGATATAGGTTCACCAGATACTGACCCCGATTCAATATTTGAATCTATTTCAAATGCAGTTTGGGAAAACTCTGTTGAAGGGGATGGTACTTCTTTGGAATTATTTTGGGATAAATTAATGTCAAATGGTATGAACTACCAAAATTACTTTATGGAAAATGTGGGGATGTTGTCTGTTGTTAATTTAAATAGTTATGATGGTATGTTTAACGATAATATACATAACTATAATACTGAATCACAATCAGAGGTTCTATCAATATTTGTTGGTTGGTTAGAAACTAATAAGGGTAAGTATAAACTTTAAGAAATCTTTTTCCAAACACTACTATTCTCTGAACCAATGAAAGTATCTAAATCTTCATCGTAATTTAGTATTGTCTCACCTCTATGATTAATGAGATTAAAATCAACATAAGGTACGTCCCCTAATGACAAACCCATTAACCTAAGGAATTTTTGTGAAATATATGGAAATATAACATTTTTAATAAATTCATACCCATTAAATTCTAAGAAACTATCGGCCTCAAGTTCAGGACGTAATTTATATACCTTTTTTAATTCTGGCATACTATCAGATATTTCATAAAAACCTTCTGTATTTAAAATCACATTAATAACTAGAGTACCCGGTTGTATCATTTCATAACCACCGTATTTAATTGGCTCTTTAGAAGGTACAAAGTCTAACTCGATATCCTTTATTTTACCATCTAATACCTCATGGTCCATAACCATATTAGAATATTTAGCAATATCATCATACGACTTAGGCATTATCTTATTAAACATGTTATTCATTAAATTAAAATCCATACATATAAATATATGTGACCACCTTATGTTTCAAGACTTTCTTAAAATAGTGTTATTAATACGGGACGAAGGACCCGTTAAAAAAAATTTTTTAGAACAAAAGGACCGACCGAAGGTCGAGAAAAACGGTCCGAAATATCCGATACCGGCATATGAATGATTAATTAAGTATATTAAATCATTATATTCACACCATCTAAAGGTATTTCCAAAGAGTTTATTCCGACAGATACCTAAAAAAAACCCTCTTTTCATCGGTGAAATCCCCATTTAGTTATACTTTTAGGTGATTTTATTCACTAATGGTCATAACCCCCTCCCTTACTGTCGGAATCCCCCATTTAGAAATAGTTATAAGGCACCATCCCTATATTACAGTTAATGGTGTTCTAAGTGGTGTTTTGTAGGACGTTTCGTAGATGAAACCGTGTTTTTAGGTGATTTGGTTATAAGAGGGTGGGTTTATATGAGTCTTTAACCACACTACACTTTGGTTTTCTTCTCCTTACGGAGAATTATAGGTAGTGTATTTTATAATAGACTGTTTCTCCACCCTGTTCTATAGGGATTATATGTTTACCCATATAGATACCCCCCTTTCTTATCCTTTATATGTATATCCGTATAATACCCCTTTCTTTTACTGTGTGTATATAAAGGGTGGGTATTATCTTATGGACTCTATAAAGGAGAATGTCTTATATAATACGTTGAGGAAACTTTGGAGTTATAACCTTGAGGTTTATAATAGAAAGTTTTATAGAGACCCGCCGCCTGAGAAATGTAGAGACAAAAAAATTATAGTTTTATTTCCTCCCCGTTAGAATCATACTCCCTTAATACGGTTTTATAGTTCCCTTTAAACTTATTACCTTTAATTAGAACTTCTTTAATGAAGTCTTCGGCTTCAAGTACACCACCTTTAAAGTGTAGGGGGAATTTCTTTAGATTCTTAATACCTATGGAATCGTGTGTGACATATGTCCACCATTTAAAGAATAGAAATGATTTTTGTTGTTGTACAAAGAAACATACATCGAAGGATATCCCCTTACCGTTATAGAACTCTTCTCGAATTACTCTGTACTTACTCATATAGTTATCTTTAAGTGTTCGACAAATATAGGATATAAAATTTACTTATACAAATGAATTCTTAACCATGTTCTCATAATGTGTTACGGTTTTACCGTCATTAGATACTTTATAGTTTTTGTTTGGGAATACTGCGATGTTTTTACCGTTAGAATATAATATGTAATCTATCTCTTTTTTTCTTTGGTACCAGTCTCTCATACCATATGTTTGAACTCTTACTCCTCCGTTCTTTAACCTCTCCATCTTGGACGCTGGTTTGGTTTGATACCCTTTACCATTAACTTTAAAGTCTACACCACTCACACGGTCCTCTATGGACCCTAAACAGTATTGTGATATATCTTCATCAGTTAGTGTTGGGTTCTCTCTCTTAACGATGTCTATGACCTCGGCCTCTGTCTTCCATCCTCTTTCGAATGACTGTAGGTTTCTTTTTACTAACGATTGTAGTATTGGGCTATCTTTTCCGAATATCTCTTCTTTGTTTTCTTTTAGATAATCTTTAAACCCTTCTAAAGTTACCTCATCGTTTTCATCTTGGTATTTCTCTACTAATATTCTTATCACACCTGGATTGGTATCGAAGAAGTTTAGTATTGACCATCTCTCACCTTCCATCGCTGGAAAGATATCTATTACACCTTCTAAGGTTTGACAATCAGGTTCAGAAATTTTTCCCCAATTATTTGGGTACACGTCTTTTAATATATCTAATATTAGTTGAGGTATTCCTGAGGCCTTTGTTTTCAGTGTATTAACTGATAAGTTTTCTGACTTTCTTTTATCAGACTTAACTAATAACGTTTCTAAAAATTTTGGATATAATTGTCTAAGGTCATTAACACTAACCCACATTTTATCACCTTTAACTCTAATGTCTTCGGAATCGAAACTTAAATCTTCACCCGTTTTTTTATTGGTAAGTATAACATTAGTGGAATTGGCTATTTCAGAAGGACTTTTACTTAAGTCGTTAAAATAAACATTAATTGGTTTATCATATTTAGACCATACATTTGCCCTGCCGAATTCTATTTTTGCGATATCGGAAGAAACGTCTTGTGAATACATTTCCACAACATTTTCTTTTAATAAATTAACAAGTTTAATATCTTTCATATTATATAAATATCTACGGTATTCTTATTGACAGGTGAAATTTTCCCCATCATAGGATATAGAAAGTGGTGACCTGTCAAAAAGGTCGGACATTATGTCATATAAGTCATCACAAGAAAAATATTCTCTTTCTTCAATAGTATCTGTAGATTGACGGTCTCCGTCCCTTAAGGGTGGTTGACCAACATACTCAACTCTCATATATGGATTATCTGTTTCCCCTTTATATAAATAGTAACCTATATCCGCCTCTCTAATACTGTCATAACTAAGTCCTTCATATTGAGACTGAAGATATAAAATTAATTTATTTTCCAACCTATCTATTTCATTATCGACTAATTCGTCATTTACATATGTAAACATTGGCTCATCCATATAATCCTGTAAGTTAACATATCGTAAGGCCCTTCCAATATGGTCACCTATTTCATATATGTATTCTCCATATTTTTTATCATATGTAGGTGATGGTTCAAATGTTTTATCAACATCAATATCAACATCAAATTCAAAATAAAATGGGATAGTATCTGAAGCTGTGTTCTGCCAATTAGCTCTATTTTTACGTATCATCATTGAATACTCAATACCTCCAAATTTACTAAACACTAACGCATCAAGAACTTTTACGGCCATTTTACCTTTTTCTTGTGCCTCAACCTTTAATTCACTATCTAAACTATTTTCTAACTCCATTTAATATAAATAGTTATATTTATAGTTATGGATAAAGATATAGATAAAATAGTTGAAATAGGTAAAGTACTTTTAAATACACCAACATTAAGGTCAATATATAAAGATAAATTTGAGATTAACTCTATTGATTTTGAATTTGTAGAAAAAACATCTAATAGTCAATTTACGGCACAATACGAACACTATATTTTTAAGGTAACATTATACACAGATATTTCACTTAATTTTGATGAAGGGATTAGAAGTGGTGAAATCGAAGGTTATGATGAAATAGAAAATGAAATATGGGAATACGGTATTGACCCATTTTATTTGGCGGATGTTATAATACCTGAGCAAATACTAAATATTATTTTACCTAAGGGTAAGAATGGACCTAAAGTGGCCATTGAATTATCTATAATTGGAGATGAAGGTCAAGTTATTTGGAATGACCATATGTTTGGTAGACCCGCTAGTTCTCAATTTCACTAACTAAAGTTATCGGTTAACCTTTCTTTATCTAAATCAGTTAAAGAACCCCACCACTCATCATCATCAACTCTAGCTATATTCCACATTTCAGTTTTATCGATTAACCCATTAAACATCAAAGGAAAACTATCTCCGGTTAACTTATCGACAACTGAACCATTATTTAGTTCTATCCACGCGTCAGGATTTGCCTTAAAATCATTCGCATCCCTATCTAAACTTCTACCCCATTTATCTTCGAAAGATTGTAAAGTTCTAAATGTGTTTTCGCCAGGTTTCCACTCAGGACCAACAAGTTGTATTGCTATTTGATTTGGTGATATATATTTAGTTAGATTTTCTAAATTAAATTGTAAGTCCATAGGTTGAGCGTACTTACCGTATCTAAATAGTGGTTCAATCTTCACATCAAATATTTCAGGAAGTATCTCTTTAGCCCTAACAATAGCAGTATAATTTTCAGTGTCACCAAAATTAAAGTCCGTAACTTCTTCGCCAGTTTTCTCATCGATAATACTAACCACTTCATATTCACTATCGAACCCATAATAGTTCATAGCTAAATTACGACCCACAGTATTGAGTAATTTTTCAAGACTCCACTTAAGTTTATTATCCTCCATAAAGATTTTTACTTATTTTTCTTTTCGGAACTTTGCATCATTTGTTGTAATGCCTCGATATCTCTCTTAAGTTCGTCATCTCTTTCTTGAGAATCTGCTTTATCTTCTATATCTCTCTCTAAATTACCTATGTCTTTTTTATTCTTTTCAGAATAATCTAAACCTGTTCCATATGCTTTTTGATGTGACCCTGCAGTATCTAAACCTTTTTCTAATCTCATTACTCTTTTATGTAATTCTTTAATGGCGTTTCCAACATCACTCATTGACTCTAAATCCTTTAAAACTATTACATCCGATAGATATTCAGGTAAATCATAATCGACAACATCTGAAGTGTTACCATATAATCCTTGCTCTTTAATTACGTCTTTGATAACTGTCTTTAGTTGTGATTCAGTTATCACATATTTTTTTTCTGTTTTCATTACTTAAATATTGATTTAAATTTATTTCTTTATTATAAATATCATAGTTAATTCAAATATTTTTTGTATCTTTGTAATATGAAAAGAAAACTAATAACCATATTACTCAGTATACTAATGTTGAATGTGTATTCACAAACACCATTAGAGTCAAAAGTATTTCAAAAAATTAATGAGTACAGAGTAGAAAATGGTCTTCATAAATTAAAATGGGATGATGCAACTTACAAATCCACTGTAGTTCACACTGAATATATGGTTAAGAATAATGAGTTATGTCATACCGAAGATAGTGAAACACCTAGTTTTTGGAATCGATTAATGTTATTCCAAGATAACAGTTATATTGTTGGTAATGAAAATGTTTCCACCGTGTCAATAAATGGTATTGAAGACTCTATAGATAAAATTGCGGATAAAATAGTGTACTCATGGAAAACATCTAAAGGTCACAATCGTGCAATGTTAAATAAAGGTTCGACAGTAGGTGCTATAAGTTGTGGTGATGGTATTAAAATAAAAGATAACTATACCTTTAAAATAAAATACTCTACTTTTGTACTTTGGAATAATCTACTTTAGTAATTAAACCTCTTTAATGGTAATACACGGGTTAAATGTACCCATTGATTTTGAAACTCCAGGTTTAACATCTCCTGACCCTTTACCAAATGGTTCTTTAGGTCCATATACGATTCTCTTCGTAGTTTCACCACTTACTTCTTCATCAATATAAGCACATACCATAGGTGCCTCTCCGTGATATGTCCCACCTGGTCGTTGTGAAGACCTAGGTCTTAATAAGGTACCTTCAGTTCCTTTAATAGTCATATACACCTTTCCGTTTTTACTTTTAGATACTATCTTTGCTAACTGTTCTTTACTCACTGAAATCAAACTATAAACTGTATCGCCTTCTTGTTCAGGTGCCCTACGTTCGACATTTTCTTGATTTAAACCAATCATCGCCCCTTTCTCATTTCTTCGCTCACCATTATTCATGTTTGAAATACCCACAGGTATTCCATTACAAGAAACTGTAAATGTTGCGTAATCACATTTATGGTTAGTACTACTTCTTTTCATTGTAATACCCGTATCCATGGCACTCATATCTTGTTTGAAATATCCAACAATAATTTTAAGTCCTGTGGCACATTCAGTTAATCTAACAATATCGTCTCTATCTAATGGTTTTTGCTCTAATTTTATAAAACCGTTAACAATAACATATTGTCCGGGGCCTTTATACTTATTTGAATCTCTTTTCTCATCAGTACAACCACCCGTATCAGTAATACGGTATTCTGTTTTCTTTGGAGCCTTCAAATCTTTACCAACACCAAAACCTAAACTTTTACCGTTTTTATTAATATATGAGACCATATTCCCCCATCTACTATCGGCATAACCTTTATTTTTATTCCAATTACTATCCCCTTCTTTTGGTAGATTCACATATAGTTCTGAAGATAATTTTGACGATTCTATCGGTTTACCACGATAATGAGTAGGTTGTAAAGGTCCGTTAAGGTAATTACTTGCAGACCCAATAACGTTATCAACTCTAACAAGTACTAAATCATATTTGGCATTTAATTGTTTACTCGACAATTCATCCTCAACCTGTTGTTTTAGTTGTAATAGTGCGTCTTGATAAACTTCATCACTTGAACCTGCCGTTGGGAAATAAGCTCTTAAATGAAATTTGACTACCGCTGGTACATCACCACCTGTACCAAATTTTCCGTTTTCGTCTTTATATCTTATCTCGGTCTTTATAAATGGGGGTTTAATTTCATTAGTGCCCGTACATTTATTTGATTCGGCCTGTTCTGAAATTACCTTTTTTACGATATTTTCAATATCTATTTCTGTTAATTTTATTATCTTTCCCATTACTTTTTTATTTCATTTGTATTATGTATAGTGACATTACCATAAACATCCTCCACTTCAAATTTATCTGAAACTTCTTCAATGTTAATAACTTCTATTTCTCTAATATCTTTCTCTTCGTTTATATTAGTCTTGTTTTGACTCATTTTCTGATTTTTTAGCGAACGCTTTAACTGTTGATACACCTAACATAGTCGCCGAAAATATTAACATAGAGTTAAATAAATCCTCATTTATTGTGAACCAATGAAAACCGTCACCAATAAAGGCAATACATACTAAAACACCTGAAATAATTCCTAGTGTCTTTTTAGATGAGTATTTATTGTCTTTTTTATCTTCTGTAAAAATATCTTGTATAAATTTCATAACTTATAGTGTTTTACTATAAATATCCGTTTTTTCATTTAAATTCTTACTTCCAAAATAATTGTATACCTATTAGACTACACGCTAAGAATAAAGAAATGATAGTTTTAGTAGTAATACCTTCACCTAAGAAATACCAAGTTAAAAAAGTAAAAGAAATAATACCTGAACCAAAGGCGATGAACCTACCTGGCCATAACAGTCCGTCAAAGTGTTCAACCATGAATCTTGTAGCGTAAATTAACACATAACTTATACTTGAACCCATAAAAATTGAAATTAAGAGTGGGTTTTTCTTAAACCAAGGCCAAACAAACTGACCGTTGGTCTGAAACCATATTGCCGCTTGTCCAATAAAGAAAAGAATGAAACCTATTAATAATTTATTCATAATTTTTAATTTTATGAGTAAAATAGGTGTTTTTAGGGTAAATTAAAGGTTCTATTTAGTTAATGTTGGTAATTTGCTTACAGCTATGTCTGAATATCGGTCAATTAACCTTTCTATTTCAGAATAATCCCTAAATCCACTTTCAATATTATTACCTAACCCGTATTTTTTACGAATATACTTAAGTGCCTTGTAAATTTTAGGAAATGTACAACTATCATCATAGGCATCAAAAATATATGTTGTCATCTCATCTTTAATAAATTTTATAGGGTCCTGATGGTCATCTACCTGTTCAAGAATTTCAATTATTGTTTGGTCCATCCAATCTTTGGGTACATCCCAATCTGAATTATAATCATATTTAAATTTCATAGTAGGTTTACCCCCATAACCACCGTATTCTATGGTTACTGGATAGTTTTCAAGATTCCAATCTATCAAATCAATCTTTATATCACATTTTTCTCCATTATATTCATGATATTTGTGTTCCGAATCTAAAATTTCTTGAACTTCCTTCATCATATGTTGTTTCATATCACTAATTCCGTAATATTTACCTAAAATATCCAAATATTCTTCCATATTTTGAAATTTCCACCCAAAAAATAAACTATCTTTTATTCTTGGGGTCTCTGTTCGTCCCCAAAATTTCATTAAAACATTAATCTTATCTTTATAATCCATATCTTAGTCTCTATATGTTGATGTTTCATAATTTACACCTTTTACCCACCCATAATCAGATAAAATATCTTCAATCTTTTGTTCAAAAATATATGTATCTAACCTATTCCAACCTTGAGTACACTCAGACCTATAACGTGGATGTATTTGAACTTCTATGTCTTCTAATTTTTTTCTATATCTAAATACGATAGAATGAACACACGATTTACCTCTAGGTAGATTTTTTATTTCAGGTTTAATCTTCTTGTTAACTACATTTTTAACATAACTATCAAAATCTTCAAATAAAACATATGTGGTTTTAACACTTACAGACTTTTGTCTTGCATCATAATTACTACTATTCGCATTAACTAATCTGTTCCATATTCTACTTACAAAATCTCTAGTATTCTTGGCTTTTTTTATATTATCACCAGATTCCAATAACTTTTCAAGATTTATTATTGGTTGTACATATAAATCCCCCCATCTAATTTCCTTAAAATTTAATTTTAACCAATCGGGGTACATTTTAGGGTTACCTTTTTTATGTATTTCTAAAAATTTTTCTAATGTTGGTAATAATTCAGTCGCCCTTTCTTCTTTTTGTTTAGCCTTTATTTTGTATACAACAGAATTAACGTGATTTTTTAAATTTCTAAGATAAATTGCTGATGTTCTTGGTATTTTCTTATCATTATATTGATTTTTACGTCCTTTATAATAGGTGAACAATTCTGTACGGTCATCCTCATCATATTCTCTAATAAGAGTTAACGCAGACGCGATAACTAATTCATCATAAATTTTTACTATTTCATCTAAACTTAAATCTTCAATAGTATTGATATTAAATGATAAGTTATCAATATTAACAATAGGGTTATTCTCAATACCCGTTAAAGGGTGGTCGTATTCAAAATCACGAGTACTCAATTGAGGGTGGTCCTCATATGGTACCGCATAACCACTTAAACTATCTATTAACTTATCGTATATTGACATCATACTTATAAATATTAGTAGTAAGTAAAAAAAAAATACAATAACTTTTTTAAATCGTTTTTATTTACTACTTTTATAAAAAGAAATTATATGTTAAAAAAAATAAGAGTGTTTTTGAATTACCTAAAATGGTTAGAGGAAAAAAGAATCGAAGCCGCAATTAAAACAGGTAGCCCGGGGGCTTTAATGTAAATCTAAAAGTAAAAAAGATGAAAGAAATAATAAGAAAGGTTAAATCAATGTTTGTAAAAACACCAACCAAACCATTTATATGGCACCCTGAAGATTGGGAAACAGCTAAAAAGTACGCGAAGAGTCAACCCCACCCTGAAAATGATAAAGAATCATTGTGGGAATATGCCCAAAAATCACCATTAGATGATAGTTCTTATGTCTTATCAAGAATTAATGAATATTTAGAAAAATTAAAAAACCAAAACAAAGATGAGTAAAATAGAAGATTTAGTTTATAGTGCACATGATTTAAATAAACGTAAAGAATTATTTAAAAATGTTTCCTTGATTAAAAGTGAAAAACCTAATATGTTATTAGAAGATGTTTATGAATTGGCGTATCAAAAAACTATTAAAGAAAATAACACCAAAGAGAGATGACTGAAAAAGACTTAATTAGCTTAGATTTTACTCACAATGATGAAACAGCTGAGAATAGTGGAGCACCAAATGACTTTCACTACTACACATATGACATAGGTAGTTTCAGTTTAATCTCTCCATCAAGTGACGAGGTTGAGGAAGATGGGTGGTATGTTGAGGTATTTGAAACTCCGGAGATTAGATTTACTAATCCTACAGAGTTGAGTATTCTATTGACGTTACTAACGAACAATTATACAGAAAGATGAAAGAAGAAAGAATTTATACAATAATTAATATTCTTACAGTGATTGGATTTTTTACTCTAATGATACTCGGCTCAAAATGACAGAAGAGCAAATTGATAGAATTATAGAAATGGCTTGGGAGGATAGGACCCCTTTTGAGGCAATAGAATTCCAATTCGGTATCAAAGAAAATGAGGTTCGTAAGATAATGAGGAAAGAACTTAAAGAATCTTCATTTAAAATGTGGAGAGAACGAGTTAAAGGTAGAAAAACTAAACACTCCAAAAACAGTGATAGTGTTAGATTTAAAAGTAAGAACCAAAGAGCAAATAATTAAAAATTATGATTAAAAAGAAATACAAAAAAGAGGATAGAGAACTACTCGACTCAATTAAAGAACTAAACAGAACTGCGGTTGTTTTAGAAATTAAATTGGTGGGGACATCAAAAGTTAAAGATAATTTAATTTATGAATGTACTTATCTTGATGGTAAAACAGAAAAGACGGTTTCAATCATCGCACAGGATGTAACTCAAGCGTTGGCTAAATTAGAACAATTTACTAATTCAGGAATCCCTCAATCAGTATTAAAATATATGTTAGGAAGTGAAAGATACACATAATAAAATATTAGTTAAAGTAATAAGGTGGGGGTTAAGACTACACTCCATATTTCATGTAGTTGAGTTTTTCTCCGCACTTTATGAAACCGCATACCTCACTGCAGTTATCGCATTTATCGCAACCATAATTGAAATTTTAGCTAGTATATATCTACCTAAGGAGCACGTACACTTTAAAGGTGTAATTAATGAAGTTCACGAAAATTGTGAAGAAGATGAAAACGAATGGGACGAAGAACATGCATTAGATATGGTACTTAATGATATGATTAAAGATATTGATGAGGATGAATTAGATATACCAAATAAGCGTATTCTAACATATAGAAGGAGAGATGTCGGTGAAAATTCAAAAACTGATTAAATAAAAAAAACCCAACATTTGTTGGGTTTTTTTATTCTACTTTTTCTTTATTATTTTACTGATGAGGTATTCACCTAAATGCCAACCTATACTTCCTCCGAGTGTAAGACCGAAACCTCCGATAAACACTCCAATAAATAATTCTATTAAAAACATAATTATCTGATTTGTACTTTTTGAAATAATCCTTCCATTATTTCTTCAATTGCTCCCATAACATTATATTGGTCATCACCCCAATTATGTTTATGATTTTCAATTATCTTATCCATACTTTTTCTTATGTCCATTTCTAATACTTGCCACTTATCTTTTGGTAGTTCTTCTTCCCACCAATTTTCAGACAAGTTTACTTTTTTAGTGGACACACTTTCATGTAACCCTAAGATTCTATTTTTTTCAGATTCATTTATGTTAAATAAATCTTTCATATTTACTCCTCGTCTTGATTAAGGTCCATATTCTGAAGTTCACCTTTAATATCTCTTTTGTATAAGTTAGAAATATCTCTAAGTTTTTGGATGTAACCACCGAAGTTGTCAGCAACTAACTCATCACGTTCTAGTCCACGTACAAAGTCGTTTATCTTTTTTACAAAATCATCGTTATATGAAAGTACGCGAGCTCTTGCACTTCTTTGGTCATTTGCTTCATTCTTCTCATCACGTTCTTTTCTTCGAGCTTCTCTTTTCTCCTCACGTTCTTTTCTTCGAGCATCTCTTCTATCTTGACGTTCAGATTTTCTTACACCTCTGTTTGCCCCGATACCTTTAAGAGCCGCTTTCAACCTGTTTTGTTCATCTAATTCAGATTCAGATTCACTAATTAAAGTTGGAACTTCACCTAACTTCTTATTTACCATATTAGAGAAATTCTCTACGGTTATCTTTTTACCGCCAGCGTGTTGTTCACGAATAGAGTTCATCTCTTCTTGGCTCATGTCATTTAATAAATGTTTCATAGTCTAATTGTTTTATTTATAAATATCGGTTAAATGGAAAAACCTACCTCTGTATTGAATCTATATTACTTATAATAAGACTGTCAGGAATAATAAGCGGTTTAATCTCAACATGACGCTCTTCACCACCTACAGGTTTTTTTGTATAACAGTAAACCGCTACACCTTCAATATCATAATAAAAATATTGTTTAGTATTTTTATTTAAAAATGCCCGATAGATACCATTGTTTTCATCAACGTATATAACTTGACCTGATTCCGTATCACTTCTTAATCCAATTGAAAAGCTTTTTTTCTTATTTGTTCGGTCTTGCTCATATTGGTCAATGTGTTTATCCATTCTATCTAAGGATTCATTTATTTGTTCGTACTGTTGGACAAGGTCATTTAAATCATTAGCATAATTAATAACAGGACCAACATAATTGATTAGTGTAATAGTTGCACCAATTGCGGTGACCGCAAAAATTACTTTACTAAATTTATCTTTGAATACATTGAACTCCATTTCTATAAATATCTTATAAAAATAAAACCCCCATATTTCTATGAGGGTATTTTTGTTATTTTAGATGTGAACCATCACAATAACCGTTAGGGTCTGTTGTGTTCCCACATCCACATTGGGGTCTGTCTGTCGTTTTCATATTTAAAGGTCCCATACGGACTTACGTTTTCTTTTTTTTATGATAAGACGAATAAAAAATATTAACTTTTTAATCATTATCTACTTAGTTCTTCAACTCGACTCATAATATAAGCCTTTTTACGTTCAAGGAATTCAACCTTTTGAGTATCTTCGGCATTTAAATCGAATTTATTCATTTTAATCTGATTAATCTGATTTTCCAATCTATGATATTCAGATAAGAACTCATCATATCTCGCAGCTTTATTTTCTTGATTCATAATTTAATTTTTTAATAATATAATATTATTAATTAATTAGTACAGAGCTAATACGAAAACAACCGTCATGATTATAACGTATAGTATGTTGGATATGTCTATTTTTTTATTTTTCATTCCGATAAATAGAACCTATTATCTGAAGAGCATAAAAAATCCCTCTGAATTAGAGGGATTTAATAATAATATAATAATTTGTTAATAATTAATTTCCTTTACACTGCAACTTTAGTACATCCTGTGTCAATACATCTTTGTATTTTATCAGTTCTTTTCTTTCGTACACCCACACCAGGCATTTCATTGATGTATTTAGGACATTCTTTACAGTCGATATCATTCACGGGTGTTCTATCTAATGGTTTTTTATCTAACATTTGACCTTTACACATTCCGTCAGGTATACATATACCTAAACAGTTAGCCAATCCACATGCGTCATTCTTATGTTTCTCAAAACATGATATTGATTTCTTACAACCAACTGTAACCTTATCAGTGGGTGCCAAATTTTTTGTTTCGTCCGCACCTACACCAGGTTTGTTCTTAATTGGTTCTTTTTTCTTACAACTACATTTTATAGGTTTTAAACATGAACCTGCACCTTCCATTAATTTAGCTAATGTTTTTGGTCCAACAAGACCATCCATAGTTATACTAACTGATTTTTGGAATGCACGAACAGCTTTAGCCGTTTCAGTGTTAAATTTACCGTCACATTTTGTATGGTCCTTATCACACCCAACTTTCATTCCTCCACCGAAATTCTCTTTATTAAATCCACATTTAGCCAATGCGTTTTGTATAAGTTTTACATCCTCACCGGCATTACCTTTACCTAATACTTTCGTTTTACACTGTATAGGACAAAGTGGGCTTTGAGACGATTGTTCATTAAGAACACGTTTAATGATGTTCTCCAAATCTGATTCCGTTAATTTTATTTTCTTTTTCATAATATTGTTTTTATTTCTTAGTTAGCGTTATATCAGCCAAAATACCTTTAACCTCTATTTTATTTTTATTATTTTTTATAGAATTAGTGATATAGGTTAATTTTTTATAGGGTAATTCATTGGTTTTACCTGTATTATCTGTCATGTAATATTTCCCATCTTTTTTATAAATATATTTAACTCCCACAGGTCCATCATAAAGTGGGGTATCAACCGTAACTGAATATTTATTTGTAATGTCTTTGTACTTAGTAAGAATTGGACCACCATGTGTAGAGTTAGCCGAGGATAGAGTTACACCATGTAATGTTATCGATTCATTGATAGTACCAACATACTCTTTTAATATCTTACTAATTAATTCTTTCATAACTTATTTATAAATATATTTAAATACCGTTTAAGTTCTCAGTTTTATAAACTATTGATTCGTGGTCAATAAACCCTAACCCTTTTGGTGTTGGGAATTTATTAATCGGGGTAGCAACACAAAATAGTGGATTTAAAGTTACCGTGACTGGCTGATATTTTCTTAAAACTATCATCGACTTTCCTCCTCCATTCTTTTTCGTTACCGGTGCAACTAATATTAAATAATCAATATTATTTTCCATAATATATACACCGTTACGAGAATAAACTCGGATACCACCTTTTTTCTTACTATTAAGAATCTCAGGATTGATTTTATCACAACTGGTCTCTTCGACAGAGTTTAAAGAATTTACCGTTTTTATTTGTATCTTATAAACCTTACCATCTTTAGACATAATAGCGTCGACACCAAGTTTAGTATCAATAGGACTACCTTCCGATGCCATGTAATTTAATTCATAACCGAACTTCTCCATTTCACTCACAGCGAATATTTCATTTTCAGTTCCCGTTGAGGTGTTCTTTCTATTATTTAAAACATAATCATCAAACCTACCTTCCAAATATTTTGTATAGTAATATTCAGGGTTGGATAACATTTTATTAGATAACTCTAACATAAATGAACCATTACCATCATTTAGGTCATTAAGACGTTTACAAATACATTCACCCTCACCAATTAAAATATCACTAATCAATACAGATAAATCACTATAATTAGTATTTAATTTATTTATCGGGACCCAATCATTATTATCATCATACACCATTTTAATATTCATAAGACTATCAACTTTCTTATCAGAATAATTAAAGTAGGTTTTTAATACATCAGCATCTTTTTTAAACTGTTCAGATTCGGGGTCGAGTACTTTCCTAACATCTTTCAACATTAAGTCTATAGGCTTTTGAAATGTATTACGAGTTCGAGGGGTGTTTAATTTCTTCTTAAAGTTATCGATACAACTTTGTTTTAAACAATTCTCTTTGAACTGACTATTTGTGATTATTACATCCATAATTTATAAATAGGTTAATTGTTTCATAATTTATTTTGATTAATATATTCACTTGTTTTAACACGAGTCAGGGATGAATCAATGGTAATGTCACTATTAATGGTAATTGAAGTAAAAGGAAAAGGAACATATGACCATAAACTATAAATCTTCTCCTCCATCTTTATAATAGAAGAATGTTCACCACCCATCTCCTTCCAAACGTTGTAGTTAATTAAAATATCCAAAACGACCATATGACATTGTTCATGACCATCATTACACATCTTACTTAAAAAATCCCAACCATCGGCTCTGTCATAGACTCTAACACTATACTCCTCCATAAGACCATTATCCTTATATAAAGAATTTATTAACTTCTCAACAAACATCTTAATGTTATCTTTCTTACTACCCATTATAAATTTTTTGTTCTATCTTCCCATTTCTTTTTACTGAAATTTTCATGACTCTCACTAATGTATCTTATAATATTCACATTGGAGGGATAAGGTAAGTACTTCAGAATACCTTTAAGTTTATCTTCCATATCTTGAACAGCCAGATAACCCTCACCTGTATTACGATAAACCTTATCATCCATTAAAACATGGAGGTTAACATCAGGATGGAGTCGTTTAATTTCTTTGTCATCATAATTAACAATCTCAACCTTATAGTCTAATATAAGACCAGGGTAGGTATCCTTATACAATCCATCAATAAACTTATATACCATCTCAGGGGTTATTTGATTACTATCCATCATATACATAAATATCCAACTTTCTACAAAATTTTCCAGAAAATTTGTTTTGACATTTGGACCCCTAATCATATAAGGGGGTCCCTTTTAGAAACACAGGTAACACTTACTCCCATACATAGAACAAGGGTAATCCTTTCCAATTTTTCCTAAAAAATTTTATAAACATTTTTACAACAAAAACAGTACACATTTTAATTAGGGGATTGAACCCCCTTTTGGACCCCAAAACACCCCCAGGGGGAGGGGGGATACGGGACCCCTATAGGAGGGGGGGACCCTATAAGGGGGGGTTCCATAGGTATTTTGACCCTACCCCCTCCGTATGGACATATCACAGTAGACCTCATCTATGGGGGTGGTGTCAGAACAAGTTAACATACAAGTATATGGGGGGAAAGTTATTAACAGTCATTGTGTCATGTTCATAACTTTATGGTGTGGGGTTTGGCAGTGTGGAATATTATTCGTATCTTTGTACTGATGCCCTACATTTTATATAGGGGTATTATTATCGGGGGACATATTGTCAGTACAATTATTTGGTGGTCTCATTTATTATATGTATCTTTGTGTTGGTGCCCTTCCCTGAGGGAGGGAGGAGAGTATAAGGCAGGTTGGAGTCTACTCTCTCAGCTTGTTCCACCAACCATTACAAAGATAAGGATAAAAAAGTTCTTATACAAGTTGTGTATTAAAAAAGATTGTTGTATCTTTGTGTTGGTGCTTTAGAGTGTGGGGGATTTATTATACATACTTCCCACCCTACTACCACCCTAAAGGTACCACTTTTTTTGTTAAGAAACAATATAAATAAGGGAATGTTATCTGCACAGACTTAAATGTTATCCGCACCCTTGGTATGTTTGTCCACAGTGTCCATCCCTATGTCAATAAACATTCTTCTTATATCGTGGTAGTTGGACTCATCCAATTGGTAGTATCTATTTAGGAATGTCAGTACATGATTCAAGTCAGCATCCACAATTATATATTGATTTGTAGATAGGGGTTTCTTACTCCATCCCCTCTTGGCAGGTTCAAACCATATTATCCCATCCCCAACCGTTGAGGTGAATATTACTTTGATACCATTCATATCCTCAGCTACCCTTGGGGTGAAACTACTCTCTATGAATTCTCTGATTTCTTCCATACCCTTAAATATATAACCCTTCCCTTAGTTGTGAACACCATATGTTAATAACTTTTAATTAAGGGGTACAGTTAATCCCCCATTAAAATTGTTAATAACTTTTTATAAATTACCTCTGACACACTGTCAGGGGATATTTTGTTAATAACTTTATCCCATTTTATTAGGATTTGTCAGAATGTCAGTTAGACGTTAGGGACAGCACAATCCCTTTCCCCACTTTCTACCACCATCCTGTAGTAGTGTAAAACAAGAAAATCCTTTATTTCACCGATGAAATCGACAATAAATCCCTGTTTAGGGGTTAATAGAAGGTATTAATTTACTAGTTATATATTCTAGCAAATAATAGAGGTTAATTCCCTATAGCGGGGGAGACGTAGTCTTAAGGAATTAAATAAGTAAACCTCAACGTATCTGTAGGACTACTTTTTTAAAACCATGACAAAATGACCTCAACGAATAAGGTCTTAAAATGACTTACAAAAGTGGGAGAAAGTGGTAGAAGTATTGTTAATTAACCCTATGGGTTATTGTTTATATACTATAGTATTCTTTCTCTTATAGTATAATGTTTTCATATGTGTGTATATACCCTTTAGGGTACTGTAATGATATTGTTTTATTATACCCTACTAAGTTATGAGTATAAGTCTTTAGATGACCTTCTTCAGGGAAATAGGGGAATGGATTTATTTCAGACACTGAAAGTGAACGATAGTGAACGTCCCTTTAGGGTGAGGGGGATGGAATTAATTTATTACCTTTATTTCCTTTCTCTATAAAATAACTTATATTGTATGTATGTTTAAATTTAATTATAAAGTTGGTAGAGCGATACCTAATGTAGAGTGTCAGATAATACTGAAGGATTTGTATAGACAATCTGAGAAGTTCACTATTACTGATGCCTTTGGTGATGTCTCCCTTTCTGTTTATGAAACCCCTTATGAGGATGTGGAAGACTGTGATGGTAAGAGACTCATGGATTATAGAATTAAAGAGTTAGAGAAGTCCTTAGGTGTTAAGTTTAATAGAGATAGGTTTATCATTAAGTATACAGGTGACCGTCTCGAAATGGAACCTCATTATGATGGGAGTTATACTACCACCCTTATTTATTTAAACAATAACTTTAGAGGTGGCTCTACTAACTTTCCTCTCGCTCGTTTAGAACATGTACCTCAGAAATATAAGCCAGGTCATTACATACATTATAACTCTAACCATATCTTGGCTTATCATGGTGGGATGCCAGTTACAGAAGGAACTAAAACTGTTATAGTACTTAGAAGTATGAAGATAACCCCGTGGACTATGTTAACCATATTACCGTGGCGTTTATTTAGAGATGTATTCTTCGAAAGATTTATACTTGATTGGGTCGTAAAGAAATTCTTTACGTGTGTTAACTGTAAAAGAATTAAGAAATAATGATGTTAGTAGGATTAGTAGGTTGCTCTGTAGTCTATATTGGTTATAGTATAAAAGAAAGATTTGAAGGTAGACATAAATGGTAAGTATGAAAAATAATGTATTGGTACTTGGTGATGGACTCTTGGGTCGTGAATTGATTAATCAGACTAATTGGGATTATGTTTCCCGTAGTAAGGATGGTTTCGATATTAACCACCTCGATGAGTTTATATTATCTAATTATGATATTGTTATTAACTGTATTTCACATACTGATACTTACGATAAAGATAGAGAACTTCATTGGAATGTTAACTGTAAGTTTGTGGATAAGTTAATTGATTACTGTAATGAACACTTTATTAAACTTATTCATATTTCTACTGATTATGTTTATTCTAATTCCATTCCCTTCGCCAGTGAGAATGATGTCCCTGTTCATTGTAATAATTGGTACGGTTATACTAAGTTATTATCTGACGGTCTTATTCAGTTAAGGTCTGAGGATTATCTTCTTATACGTTGTTCCCATAAACCCACTCCTTTTGTATATGATAACGCTTGGATTGATTATGTCGGTAACTTCGATTATGTGGATACTATCGCCACTCTCATTATTGATTGTATTAATAAAGATTTGTCAGGTGTGTATAACGTAGGTACAGACGTTAAGACGATGTTTGACTTAGCTAATGAGACTAATGTTGTTGAATCCTCTTTTACCCCCTCACACGTCCCTAATAATCTTTCTATGGACCTAACTAAACTTAAGTCCTCACTCCCTTAATGTATGACAACATTTGCAGTTCCACATGAAGTGATTGATGTATTGTTTGATAAACTTATTTATCCTAAACATCCTGAGCTTACTGATTGGGATATACACGAAGACACTCTTTTATTATTTGTAGACACTAACCTAATTGATTTTACGATGAGTGATGTCATTGAGTTTGAAACTTATATAATGTTGGAAGAAGAATATGATTGTTTCACTTCTGACTATTTCTATGAGATTCTTTCGTCTGATATCATTGATACCGTTAACCGCTCTTTTGATTTAATTGACAATCATTATAAAATTGAGTTAGTTTTATCTTCTTAAACTATTTATAACAATGTAATCTTTCTGTTAGTGGCTCGCACTTATTCCTCCCAGCCCTCTTCATCTAAACTTCTAATATAATTCCACCTTTCGATTTCATCATTAATCGAATCCTGTTTAGTGTAGATATATAATTCACCATCATCGACATACCAATCTAATATATTTGAATCATTATCTAACGAATCCTCATTAAAAAGTTTATCTTCTTTAGGTACCAAACGTATTGTATCATCGTTGTTAACCGTAGGAATATTATCATCACTTTTTATTATCTCTTCAGTATAAGTAATACTTCTATCTTGCATTAAAATTCTTACTACGACTAAACATGAAAGTATTATCGATATTATTGCTAAATTTTTTGATATATTTCCCATATTACTTACCTAAATTATCTTTTTCTGAAATTATTGGATTATCAGTAAACTCTTCTATAATAGATTTAACTTCAGGAATATCTTTCCACACAATCGAATGTTCTGACTCAGGAGAGTATTCACCCTTAACCATATAAACAACTATGGTGTCAGGTTCTAAAGTTAAGAACCCATGAGCATACTCATCATGTAAGTAAACCGCATTCCCTTCATTTACTATTACGTGTTGTGTTTTATGTGTTTCTAAATCATAAGCTATGTCTATAATTGAACCACGAATAACCTTAACGTATTTCTCTTGTGGTGGGTCTGTTTGATAGTGTAAACCCCTAAAGGTATATCTACCATCATTAATTGAAATGGAACATTGTGTCCATTCCTTTCCCATTATATCTAACTCCATTGGGGTATAACTCCCTCGATTATCTTTAAATGTCTTATGGTCTCTTATTATCATCTTTTATTATTTATTAATTAATATACTTATCTCTCTTGCTAATTCTTTAAACCACTCCACACTATGACCTCTTGTTGTTTCAGCTGCCGTACCTATTCGAATACCACTTGTTTCCACAAAACTTCTAGGGTCGTTAGGTATTCCATTCTTATTAACTGTAATACCGTTTTCTTCTAACATATCAGCGATTACTCTTCCACTATATTTCTTAGTTGATAAATCAATTAAAATTAAATGTGAATCGGTACCATCGGTTAGAATCGGTATATCATTTTCTCTGAAGATATCACACATATGTTTTGCATTTTCTTTTACTTTAATACAATACTCCTTAAAATCTCTTGTGTTTGCCTCTATGAAACATTGGGCCTTTGCTGCGATTATATGCATTAATGGTCCTCCCTGAGTACCAGGAAATATTGCTCCATTTATTTTCTTTGTATAGTCTGAATCGTTCCAAATAATAATACCACCTCTTGGTCCTCTAAGTGTTTTGTGTGTCGTTGAAGTTACTACATCCGCATATTCAATTGGATTGGGGTACTCACCTCCAGCAATAAGACCTGAATAGTGAGCCATATCCACCAAAAGTATCGCTCCTACTTCATCAGCAATCTCTCTAAACTTTTTCCAATCGATTATCCTTGAGTAAGCACTCGCACCTGCAATAACCATTTTAGGTTTAACTTCTAACGCTTTAGTTCGTATATCATCATAGTTTAAATAACCATTATCATCCACACCATATGAATGAGCGTCGTATACTTTACCTGAAATATTAGGTTTACTTCCATGAGATAAGTGACCACCACTCGCTAAATCCATTCCAAGTATTGTATCACCTGGTTTTAGGAATGCTTGAAATACCGCAGTATTAGCGTTTGCACCACAATGTGGTTGAACATTAGCAAAGTTACAATTATATAACTTTTTTAATTCTTCTATTGCAAGTGTCTCCACCTCATCCATATGGTCACATCCATTGTAATATCTTTTACCAGGATATCCTTCAGCATATTTGTTAGTGAATATTGAACCCGCCAATTTCATTACTGAATCAGACGCAAAGTTCTCACTTGCTATTAATTCAATTGTATTAGATTGTCTAAAATTTTCTTTATCGAGTATCTCTTCTATTCTTTTGTCCATTTTTAAGATATCTTAATTTTTTCTACGATTATTAGTAGTGTTATTTCTACTTGGATTATTGTTCGTTCTTGTCGGTGTACTTCGATTAATTACAGGACGACTATTATTAACTCTTGGTCTTGTATTATTATTAACTCTTGGTCTTGTATTATTATTAATGGTCGGTCTATTATTATTAATGGTAGACCTATTATTATTTGGTCTATTATTGTTAATGGTAGGTCGACTGTTATTATTAATATAAATCTTTTCTCTTTTATTATCAACCTTAACACTACGTTTAGTTGATTCTATCATTGAAGATTGTCCTATTCTGTCTCGTATAGTCATAGTACTACCTCTTCGACCGTTGATATACGACACATTATTTCTACCTCGTCTTCCGTACCAACCATTTTGACCGTAATTGTTCCACCCGTAATAATTATTCCATCCATTACCATAGTACCCATTATATCCCCATCCGTGGTTATTCCAACCATAGTAGATTCCATATCCCCATCTATCATATCCAAATGGTGACCATCTATGAGGAGAACCCCAAGAATTCCACCCTGTATAACCCCAAGCCCAATCATTCCACATTTGGTCTCTATTCCAATAATAAGAATTATATCGGTAATCATACTGTCTCCCTAACAATCGGTTATTCCAATCAAATGATACTGGTTGACTCAAGGCATATCTTGCAAAGTCTAATCTAAAACCTATATCTGTTCTTAGTTTATTTCTAAATTGAAATTCATTTAAAGTATCCACCCTTAAATTGTCTCCAACTACATAATAATTTTCGTCATCATATATAGGGTCATGGTTTAATGTTGATACTGTAAATGTCGCACAACTTGTCGTTAGAAGTACGATTAATAATAGTAATGAATTTTTCATATTTTTTATTGTTTAAAAGTTGTAATTATAAATCTTACATTCAGGATTTAAATTACTAAGATTTGGAAACGTTACATCTCCAATTTTATTATTATCAATATGAGATATGTGTAATTCCGTAAACTTATCACAGAATCTCTCATATGTTTTTTTACCTCCGATACACCAATCACAATTATAGTAGTGAAAAACGGAATGGTCCCTTTTATCAACAATCATTAACTCTCTGTTGGGTAAAAAGGGTAGGGCTTGAGCGGTACGATAACCGACTAATAACGTATCACCATAAGTCATACGTTTGAAATGATTTAAATCTTTTTTATTGTGCCATAAAAGTTTATCACCTTTACCGATAAAACCAAGATTGTTTACTGCTATAATTGCTTTCATAACCTACACATCAACATTCACGCCGAAACATCCGTTTTCGGAAATTAAGTTCTCTTTAATTAATTTTATCTTTAGGTTATCCACATCTAATATAAACGCATCATAGTCAGATGTTAAATATTTACTATATACTTCGAGTAACTTAAAACGCATTAAAAAGTCACCATCTATATAGTGACCAATAATTTTACTAGCCTCTTCTCGACAATCAGGCCCCACTACTTCGTTGATGATTTCGGTGAAGTTAATCTCCTGAATATCCGATAATTTTAATATTAATTCACTCATACTACAAATATATAAATTATTATTTAATAATCGAGTTATTAACCGTTTTTTATCTTAATATTACAGATAACTGAATGTCAGTTACAACCTCATATCCATAAATATGGTTATAAAAGAAAACCCCTCACCATTTCTGATGAGAGGTCTTAATTTTCATAATCAATTGAACTTATATTTGTGATTCTGCTGTTACTACTAAATTAGAGAAACTCCATCCACCACCCTTATGTTCAACTGAACCTTCAGTCCAATTACATAATGTACCGTGTGAACATTCTCCACCCGTATCTTTGTACCACTTAGTTGGTTCATCATCACCAGGTGACCAATCACCGTGATATGAAGGTGTAAACCACCATCCTACTTCCATACCATCTTTTAATAAAGACATATCTAAAGTAGAACCATCACCAATAGATGGGTCAGTCATATCAAAAACTTTAACACTACTATCTCCTTGAGAAAGTGTAATCACCATATTAGTATAATCACCATTAAAGACAGTAACCATATGAAATGGTTTAGTAGGGTCAATCTTACCAACTAAACTGTGTACACCTCCAAGTGTTGATGATGTCATTTCATCCCAATTCCAACAATCAGTATTCGCAGCTTCAGTATATGAAACTTCCCACCTTTGTTTACCCTTTTTAATTGTGTCTAAATGTAACGTATGTTGGAACATTTTATTACCGTTAGTCTCTAATAAATCAATTTCATTACAGAAGTCACATTGTTCGTATTCCGCATCACAGTATTTATCACCAATAGGTTGTACGTCTCTAGTAACTAAGTACATCGCCGCGTTTAAGTAATCCGCGGTCCACCCTTTATTTTGTTGTAACCCCGATAAGTCAATGTCAACTTCAATTTTACTGATATTTTTATATCCATTTTTTGAACACACTCTACCTGCCGCAGGATTTCCTTCTGTACCAAAACTTACACCACCAGAACTAACTATAGGGTTAGGTCCACATTTTTGATAATCAACATCAAATTCAGGTATAAAAGTTGTTTGAGTTGTCTCCTCAGGACATATACATGGGTCTTTAAACGGACATGGACAACCCTCTATACCTACAGGACTCACTTTACCTGTAGTAGCATCAACACTCACAAAACCTTTACTAGTCGTGAAAATGTACTGTGCAAAGTTAAATCCTGGTTCTAACGGTCTTCTTAAGACTACTTCAGACCAATCAGCAACTCCTTCAACTCCTGTACCATATCCCGCGTCCAATAATAATTGTTCAGCATCCTCTAAAGTAAGTTTTACAGGTAATTTTATTACCTCATCTTCCATAAATGGAGAATTAATCACTTTAGATTTTGTCTTCCCATTAGAATCACACAACACCTCAATAGTAGTGTTGTTAACACCCGCGAATACCGATTTAACACCCGTTAATTCTTTAGTTGCAGTTGATTCATAAAATAAAGCGGTAGTATCAATACTTTTTGCCGCTTCCTGTGTTTGATTTACCATCTCATTGAAAGTTAAATCGTTTTGTTGAGTACATCCAATTAAGAGTAATCCCAACATCATTGTTAATAGTTTTTTCATTTTTGTTTTTTTGTTTTATCTTTATTTATTATATTGCCGTACTCATCACATAAAGGTGCGGTTATAATTTCATAAATTATAAATATCCATGAAATTAAGAATGAACCTATGATTATTTTGATTAACATATTATTCTATTTTTCCGTATTCTTTTTTTCGTTTATATCAAAATTCTCCTTCTCATAACCCTCTATATCATTGTAAGCATAAGTCTCAAAATTAGGATTTGTTTCAACCCAAGTTTTATATTCATATTGGTTATTTTTATTAACAAATATCTCATTAACTCTTAATTTTCTTTCTTCTAATTCCATCAACTGTTGATGTAAGTATTCCCTTTGTTCTCTATATTCAGGTTTATAAGCTAAATTATGTGATTCCTCAATATCGTTAACTAAGTCGTATAACTCATATTCTTTTTGATATCTACCTAATGAATCGAAATAATATGTGTACTTCCAATCATGTGTACGGATTGCCCTTAATCTATTAGTTGCTTTAACAGAAGATGGTAAATTATTCGAACCCGACTTAGTATCATCAAAAGTAAATAATATAGAATCTTGAACTGATTTACCTTCCTCAATTATTGGTATTAAACTCTCACCTCTTGAGTTACTGTCTTTAGGTACACCAACAATCTCAGATATCGTTGGGAATATATCAATAAGTGTTGCTAATTCATCTGACGATTCTTTTTTGTTAAACACAATAGGGTTTGATATCACCATAGGTATTCTTAACGCCTCTTCATAAGCAACAAAAGCCTTTTGTCTCATACCACCATGTGACATCCCCATCTCTCCGTGGTCCGCCAATCTTATAACCACCGCATCATCAGCGAGTCTACTACCTTTGGTATCATCATAAAGTACATCAATAAATTTACCAATTTCACCATCAATCTTAGTTAGTAGGTATGCGTAAAAATTTAAGTAATTCAATTTCATATCATCATTTCGTAAGACACCTAATAAACCATCAGCAGCAATGTTTGTTTGTAATTGAGCCATAGGTTTACCATTTTTAAGTAATTGTTCCGTAACTGTAGGTGGTAAGTCGGTAATAGTTCTACCAGTATATTCATCGGGAGTATAACCAAATTGTACTGACTTTGGATAACCTAACACATCATGAGGATTTACTAAACTTAATACTAAACAATAAGGTTTTCTTGGTTCACCCTTTTGTCTACTGATTCTTACCTGTTCTAAATACTCTATACCTTCTTTCACATACCTTGCATCAGCATTTGGATAACCCCCACCAAAGTTTTCAGGTTTCGCATCTTCACCCGCATCAGGTCCAACCCAACCTTTAAACCCATAAAGTGATATTTCTTTAGCTAATGGGTCACCACCATCAGCACCTTTACTTAAATGCCATTTACCTCTGTATTGTACATCGTAACCGATACTATCTAACATCTTACCAATGTTATTACTTTTATTATTTAATTGTATTTCACCAGGTGAGTATATACCACCTGTTGTTAAGGTTTCAGTACATTGATGTTGTGATGGGTACGTACCAGTAAATAAAGTAGCTCTACTCGGTGTACACATACAACTATTACAGAAGGCTTTATCAAATGTGAAACCATTATCTTTTAATTTAGTTAGTGTTGGTAGATTTTCTTGTTCCCATCCTTCAGGAAAGTACTGAGTGGCTCTCTCTTGGTCTGTTATTATTATTACAATATCAGGTTTATCAACAAGTAATTCTTTAAATTTGTTTTGTTTTTTCATGATGTATTTTTTTAAAAAGTATTAAATAAGATACTTTAGTGTATAGTTAATTGTTTATTTATACTTATTACTAACTAAAATTAAAAGATATGGCACACCCTATTTTACACTCTAAATCATCCGCTAAAAAGTTTGGTGGGAAACCTGAAGATTATTTACATATACATAATTGGTTTGATGAAACTAAATCATGGATTGGAACATCTTTTCATCGAATATTTAGACACCATTCAGAAGGTATCTTTGAATGTGAGAAAACCTTTGGTGAGTCATTCTTAAATTCAGACGGTAAAGAAGTTTTTGTTCGTTACATAGGTGAACAACACGTTAAAGAAGATTGTAATAACTATATTCCATCAGCAAAAGAATGGGTAGATGCTTTAAATAATAAAGAAAAACCCTTATGGATGATGAAAACTATGAAATTAAAGTTTACTGACTAATATTTATATATAAAAACTATCATGGAACAGAAATACAAAGTACTATTTAATTTAATTAATCCGGCATTCTTAAAATCAGGGTGTAAAAAAGCCGTTATGGAGTTTGATGAAGCCTTCTCAATCTATCAAGATGGGTATTATTGTGGTTATCAAAATAGTGGTAGTCCAAAAAGTTTCTTAATTCCTATTGAACGTGAACTTAGTGAGTATGTTGAAGAGGCTGTCGGTGATAATACTTGGCACGAAGAGACAGGTAGTGAATACTACACTTATGAAGTTGAAATTAACTCTGAATATAGAAGTGTTGAAATATTCGGAACCTACACAGTTTACGGTACCGAACCCATTAATGAAGTAGTAATAGATGAGGAAGAAGAACCAGAAGAATTTAAACCTATCTTTGATTACTTAAACGATGAAGGGTCCGACATATTAGAAGTTAATGTAGACGCTGGTGGAGATAGTGGTTGGATTCACGACACAAACGATGACGTTAATGGTAATACTATACAAACTTCAGACCAAATGGAAGAAGTATGTTATAGACTATTAAACCAACATCCTGGATGGGAAATTAATGAAGGTTCTTACGCTAAGTTTACATTTGACCCACATAGACGTATTTTGATATGGGAATTCGCTTACAATACTGAAGAACAGGCAAGAGAATTAGTGTCTTCTGAAAAGTTTTAAGTTAATTTTTCACCAATTTTATCACCAAACATTAACTCACGTTTCCACTTTAAATCTTTGGATTTATAACTGAGGTAACTCTCCACACCTGAAATTAATGCCCCTTCAAACGTATCGTAATCCAAATCAGAAACACCTAAGTTAGTTTCGTCACAAAGAATATCCTCCTCCTGTCCAAAATCATTTAAGTCTATAACTGAGTAATAATAAGAAAGTTCAGGACCTTCGCTCGCATCTCTAAAAGGTAAGGCGGTAATATAAATGTGTTGGTTACGTAACCACGATAAAACATCATCCATATCAGGATATTTGTTCAAAGCGGTAACATCACCGACTTTTACGGTCTCAAAGGGGTAAACACATGTTTGTAGGTAGTTGAAGATTGTTTCAGTAATTCGCATAAGATTATTTATTTTCTACAAACTTAAAATAAATAATGGAATTAATCAACCTTTTTTGTTCGATTTTCACTAAAAGTAGTGCTATGTCCTAATTTAGGATGGTTAGACAGCGATTTAGAGTTGTAAATGGATTTGAAACTATTTTCATTAACTATGTTGTAATCGATACTATCTGAATCTAAACCATATGGCTGTGTTATACTATCCACATAATCTCTAAGTACATCACCAATTTCATAACCTATTTCATCCAAAACACCCTTAACACTCTCAGGTACATTATCGTTATTACTCCATAAATCACCTAACATATAAGTTTCACCATCATTCATTAAAGTTACAGATGAGTTTTCACCATTAATTGTAACCATAACATCATAATACGCAACATATTCCGATGTGTCTGATAAGATATGATTGGTCTGACCCGTATAAATATCCATAGTCACCTCACTAATAATTCCCTCAATCTCATAACCGGCTTGAGTATAATTAAATGGTTCACCAACCTTTAACTCTTTTTTAATTTTCTCATAAACATTATAAATCCCACCAAAGTATTCAATTTTATAAGCTAATATTTTAGCTTTATCCTCCCTATTAGAACTGTCTAAACCTAAGTAATGGTAAATAGGTGTAGATTCAACACCTTTGTCGTCCCAATACTTAAATAATAAATCTTTTTGCTTTTCGTTTTCCTGTAACGATTCCTCTTCCTTTGAGAAATAATCTTTATTCTTAATAAGAAAATCGTAGAAATATTCTAATGGTAGTTGTTTTTTTGTTCCTTCGTACTTTTGTGATAAGTCTTGATATACCTCATCTAACATACCCATCTTTAGACCTTTAATCAAGTCGCTAAATATATCAGCAAATAGTGCAAACATTTTTATGTCAACACCACTGTATCGTTCGTGAACTATATTTTCTAAGAGTTTAAGTAGTTTCATTACAGATAAATATATCTAAAATGTAGTTTGCCACTCTTTAAATTCTTTTCGGTCTTCTTTACTAATCCATAATTCATGACCTTCCAAAGAACTATGACTAACTTCTACCCAATTCGGTATTAATACTCGTTGATGGTTTTCCCATATATGATAGGTTAATTGTTCAATACTTTTTCTCAAATACTGAGCACTTTCAGGGAAATCTTCCATAACCATCTGTCTATAGACCCCCCATTCATATTTATGACTTTGGTCTTTAACAAATTTATTTCTTTCAGAATATCTTTCAATACTATCCATATCTTTATACATAAAAACAACTAAAACATCTTGTAAGTAATCTGTTATTCTATGTAAATGTCCCGATTGTGAAGGACCAAAAGATGAGTACTTATCGTTCATATGATTTTTATGAAATGTTCTTATACCATCTTCTTCATTATACCCATTTAAATCCCACGCATATTCACCTCTAACTTCAGGTAAATTAAAATCTTTAGATATTATTTTTGTCATTATCTTATTACCCGCACCATGAGGTCCAGTGACAATAACTTTATTGTATTTACTAATAACTGACTTTAAATCTTTATATTCCTTACTCATCTTTTTTTATGTTTTCTAAAATTATACCATTAATATTATCACCATATAAATTAGGGAACTCATGTTTTAAATCCTTTAACGGTATAACTAAACCTTCCCATTCTTCCTGTTCATGTATTTCATTAACCATAAAATTATAAAAGTCTATACTCTGTTTAGACCTAAAAACTTCTCTTATTATTTTTTGTATATGAGTAAACTCTTTATTACGTAAATCAACACCCGTAACGTTTTTAGCTCTACCCCATACAAATTTAACCCTTGAGTTTATATCCACCGTATGTGTTTCAACATTATCTTCAAACACATCTCTTAAATATATTTCTTTATTGCCCTTTATCTCAAAAGTATAGTATCTTTGGATGAAGTTAATTACGTTTTTCTCCATTAACATCCTCTTTTAAGATAGAACAATAATAGTAATCACCAGTGTCTTTAAACTTATTAAATAAAAACTTTCTTACCGAATCAGAATCATATTCTTTAAGTAAGGTAGACGCGTAAAGGTGTTTAGCACTATCCCACACATCATCTCTTTCAATATTATCAATAAGAATTTGTTTACTTAACATCGTTTAATTACTTAATGGAGCTTTAATAGTTGGTTTATAATTATAATTTATTAATTCATAGTTGAATTCACCACCTAATAAATTAACACCTTTAAAGTTAATATGTGGTAAATCGTAACCTTCTCTCTTAATCTGTTCTTTAGCCTGATTTAAATGATTTTGATATAAATGGACATCACCTAAATTACCTATTAATTGGTCTGGTATCATATGTACCTCTTTTGCAATTAACATAAGTAAAGTAGCATATGAAGAAATGTTAAATGGTAACCCTAAGAATGTGTCTACAGACCTTTGGTTCCACATTAATGATATAGCTCTCTTTGGTGTTGGTTCGTGTCTTTTATCATCAAAATCAGGTAGGTTTTTAGGGTCGAAATATCTTTCCATACCTGTCTCATAATTATTTTTGAACCAGTATTCATATCTCTCTTTATCAGTTAATAATCTAGTGTATATTTGAAACCCATAATGACATGGAGGTAAAGTCATTAAATCTAACTCCCCAACATTCCAAGCACTAACCATTAACCTTCTTGAGTCTGGATTCCTTTTAAGTTGTTCAAGTAAATTTTTAATTTGGTCAACACTTTTTTCGTTATAAACTTGTAACGTATCCCCTTCAAATACTTGCTCACCTTCTTGAAACCATCCTCTCCACTGAGCACCATATACAGGACCTAACTCACCCCATGTCTTTGCAAATTCATCATCGGTTTTGATTCGTTCAATAAACTCATCCATAGTATCAGGCCAATTACCTTTATACTCATTAGTTTTACTAATATAGTTTTTGAAAGCATCACCATTCCAAATGTTACATCCGTTGTCCACCAAGTACTTGATGTTGGTATCTCCTTTTAAGAACCACTTCAATTCAGTCATCATTGTTTTGACTGCCATCTTCTTTGTGGTAAGAAGAGGAAACCCTTCTTTCATATTATGTCTTATAGTATAACCAAAAATAGACTTAGTACCCGTACCAGTCCTATCTGATTTATCTACACCATGTTCTAAAATAGTAGATAGTAATTCGTTATATTGTTTATCAATACTATTCATTTTACTTATGAGTGTAAGTATTCAATAATAGTTGATTGTTGTGGTACTCTAATAATTGGAACACTCGGACCCGCAGGTTCTTGTTTTTGTCTAACTTCGTAATAGTTATTCCCATCATCTTTAATTGTTGTCACATTTGGATATTCAACAACATGAGTCTTTTCCATGTCAGGTTTATAAACCAAAGTATGTTTTTTTGTATTAAACGTTAATTTTATCATCTTATATTATTTTTTAGTATTTTTAAGGCATTAAAAAACCTTTCTCCTAAAATAGAAGAAAGGTTAGTATTTGTCAATATATTATTTAAATTAAGTTCCGATAACTAACTCGTCATAATTCAGTTTTTCCATACCTTTTAGCTCTTCCTCAGCCTCATCGTACATGAAAGATTTTACAACTGAAACAACACTCTGTTCTGATTGAGCAATTTTACTTTCCATCCAATCATCAAGTTGTTCACCTTCTTCCATTTGTTCCCACATTTTATATGCTAGTGTGGCTATTGTAAATAATTGTTGTTTTGCCATATAAGAACCATCATGAGAACCCTCTTTAATGTTTGACTTTAATTTACGTAATTGTGATTCAGTTATTATTATGTTTGACATATCCGTTGGTATTTTATTATAAATATAGTTATATTAGTAAAATTGTAGATTATTAATTAAAAAAGGTGAAGATTTCTCTCCACCTTTAGGGACCGACTTTGGCTATCGGACTACTCCACCATCTCATTTAATCTAATAAGAAAATCTATCTTTCCTTCACCTCTAAACCATTTCTTCAATGATTCCTATTACTTCACTAACTATAAGTATAATACAAGCGGTAATCAAGTTAAAAGGAATAAAACCGTAACCAATAATTCTAACACCTGATTTAATAAAACTTATAATTTTGTGCCACTTTTGATTTGGCATATGTTTAATATCATCAATCATCCATACCTAATTTACGTTCAAAATAATTTGCATCTTCAATAACCTCAGGGTTCTGTTTAATAGTTTGCATCGCAATCATATCTTTCATTCTTGTTGTTGACCATCCATGTGCTCTACTCGTGTAGATTACCTTTGGTGGTAAGTCATCACCCGTAAATGATTTACCAATATAATCTTCACCAAGAATTCTAATATCAGGTTCAAAGAATTTAATTAAATCATACAATTCTTCTTCAGTTTGATACACATAAACCTCATCAATATATTGAATTGCCATTAAGGTTCTATATCTTTCATATAATGGAACCACTGGTTTGTACTTGGATTTTCTATGTAACGATGGGTCTCTTTGTAAAAACACAATGAATTTATCACAATGTTTTCTTGCGTCTTCAAATGTGTAAATGTAACCCGGATGCATTAAATCAAAATTACCTGCTGTGAACCCTACAATTTCTTTTTTTTCACTCATAATTTAAAACTTTCTTTATAATGTTTATCTTTTTTTACCACTTCATTTAAAGTTAGTAGTTGTGAAATATGATAAGAACTATTATCTGTCATGTAAATAATAAATTGGTTTTCAATTTCTTCTATCTCATTAATTACCTTTATAGTTTTACTATCTCGTGGTATTACATAATCACCTACCTTAAACATTTTTAAGTTGTTTTAGTTTAATACCTAATAGGTCTAAAGTATTCTTATCCTTAACAGTTTTTTTAGCTTTTTTCTTAATCTCGTTGATTAAACCTTCAATATATTTAATCTCAGGATTAATTTCCTCAACAACCTTAACGGTCTTATCCATTTTAACCCCGTTTATCTTGTTTTTAAGGTACACAGATAATAATTCTATGAGTTTATATGAGAAGTAGAATCCAAGACAAATAAGACCTGTTTCTACTAGTTTTTCTGTCCCTACAAAATGAACACCTACTAACATAAAGATTAAAATAATAACCATTTTAATCATACTCCATAAATTATTAATTATTTTTACCATTTTTATTGTGTTTTAGATTTTTGAATTGCGTACTCGGCTAAACTAATTTTTTGAACGTTACCAATTACCATTGAAGACCTTAATAAATCATATGGTATGTGAAGAAGAAAATCATTACCGTTTGATGTGGTTAAATCCTCTTTAAGTTCCAAACAAGAATGAACCATTTTAAGATATATTTTAAACTGTATATCATCATCAAAACTTTTTTCTTGAAGGATTCCAAACTTTGGGTGTTCTATTTTAATTGTCTTCATCATATACCTTTAGTCTTCATTAAAATTAATACCATATTTTTCATTCATAGTTTTTCTAAAGTCTTCACTAACTTTTTTCAAACCTTCATTGATTCCGTTTACACATAAATCACTATATGATTCTACTATATTCATGACAGAAACTTGTTCCATAGGTAAACATTTACTGTCCTCAGTAAAAATTACAGTGTCTTCACCAAATGATTCAATAGATTCAATAATGTGTGTTGAACCGATTTTATTATCTTTTATTTTATCTCCTTTTTTCATATTACAAATATAATTAAATTTTTTGATTTAAACTAATATTATGTTTAAAAGTCTTCGTTAGTTAATGTTTTCATTTCCGTATTATTTGGTGGAGTTACAGATTCGGGTGTTGAACTAAAAACTAATGTTTTTAATAAGAACACAACTAAGATAATTCCAACTATCCAACCGCCAACCCTACCTGACGCGGCAAAGATATTTCCAATACCTTTTAGTAATTGTGAACCAAATGTTAAAACGAAACCGATAATGACTAATGTGATAATTCCTTCCATAATTTTATTTTTTTATTTATACAAATATAGTGAATAATATTCACTTACACAAATTATTGAGCATAAAAAAAACCTCAGTCGGTTAGAACTGAGGTTAAGGAAGATATATAATAGAGTATAGAACGCTGAGATTACACGTTTATGGTGACTTGTCTTTAGTGAGATTACCCTATATCGGTTGCTCATGTATCCACTCTCGTTGCCGAAAGTATCAAGTCAGTGTCGGTTATTTGAGTGAACCACTCTTTTCGTTAACAACTACTCAACTACTACTTTACTCTGTCAAACCTTGCGAGTTCACTAAGGGACGGCCATCCCACCAGGTATTTGATAATTGACATCAGGAGACTTGCGGTCTACCGATGACTTCGTTAGTCTATTGACTCGAAGTGTTAGACACCTTTCGTTGTCAACGCCCGAAGAACTTTTGCTCTCTTTTAGTTTTAGTAAAAGTAACGATGGAAATGAGAAAGATGTGCTTCGGGAGAAGTTTCGTTTCTTTTGAAAACAAAATGCTTCACACCTCTCTGTAAGTCTGTCAACTTACGGTACTTCAGGAATACGTTAACTTATCGTATCGGAATTCCTTTGTACTGGTACTCAGCCCTACAACACCTGACAGGGTGTGTCGAACCGTCACCTGTAGCTTTTCCTATTGATATCACTATCTCAACTCTGATATTCCACGGACTCAGAGTGGTCTCGTCCCTTTAGCAGTTGCCCTTAGGGTCTTGACCGTAGCCACTTTGTTTAGTTGTCAGAGTAAACTCTGCGAATATTCACGATGTACTATTCTCGTTTCAATCCCTTTAGTCCCATTGCTGGGGTTATCTAACGACGCTAAACCGCCGTCAAATGTCATACTTAACCGTTTAAGAAAAAGGGGTTAATCTTTTGTATTCCTTTCACAAACTGTGATGGTTAAGGTGACACTTACTAATATTTTCAAAGAACGTCTTCAGTACTCTTACTGAATTGTTTTACAAAACTACAACAAATTTTTTAATCTGTCAAACTTTTTTTTAAAAACTTTCTGATTTTCTGTTGGGTAAGATATAAATACTCCAATAAATCTCAAAAGTTATACAAATATACAAAAAAATTACTCTCAGACAAGCCCTTTAAGGGTTTTTTTGTGTTTTGTATTAAAATTATTGGATATTTACCCTATAATTACTCCATTAGAATCAAAATACTTATCTAAAGCACTTAATCTATCGTCCGCGTCTACTAACATTACTAACGCCTCTTCAGCGTTTTTATAGAAGTCCCCTGTTGAGTGGTCTCCGATTCCTACTGCTTTACTACCAAGTAGTTCAAGTGATAATAATGCCTTTGCTTTATCTGCCTGTGCAGATGTTTTTAACATATTTACTAATTTGTTCATTTTAAAATTATTTTTATAAGTTTATTAAATTGTTTTGTCATTGGTTCGGGTAATTCATCTTTACCAAAATACCCACATTCCGTGTGTTCGTCCCCATCATAAGCGTTTTCTAAATCAGGAAACATCTCTTCTTCAACATCCATAAGGTAGGTATAAAACATACCTTTAACTTTACTTCCGTCTCTGTTATACCTTTTTATTACCGCGGCAAACTCTATGTCTCCTAACACAGGTAAATCAGTCTCTTCTATAAACTCTCTAATCGCAGCGTCTTTAGTTGGCTCATCTTCTTCCACACTACCTGCGGGACATGACCAAAAACCTGGTAGAGTTGTTTGTGAGTTTCTTTTACAAAGTAACACCTTATTATCACATCTTACGATTATTCCTGCGTATTTTTTCATTATTAGTTTTATTGGATATTTATTAGTATGAAAGTAATCATAGAAAATAATATTTTAAAAGTCAAAGTTTCTTCCACTAAAAAATCCATAACTGATGGAATGATGGGAAAAAGATTTGATGAGTCCTTTGATGGTATGTTATTTTTTATGCCTGAACGTACCGAACAAAGTTTTTGGATGTATAATTGTATTATACCATTAGACATTATTTTCATAGATGGAACAACAATAACTAAAATTCATTCTAACTGTCAACCATGTAATGATAAGAAAAATTGTGAATCATATCAAGGATTTGGTGATACAGTTTTAGAGGTCTTTGGTGGTTTTTGTGAAGAACAAGGCATAAAAAAAGGAGACATCGTCTCCTTATCTTTATTTTAAAGTTGTCTTAATTGTTTTAAGCTATATCAAATTTTTGTAATTCTTCAATTGAGTGTTCTCTAGCTCTTCTCTTAGGACTTCCTGAATTAACATCAGCAAAATATAATGTAGACTCTTTAGGGTTACTAAACTCAGGTACACCTTTACTAATTAAGAATTTTACAGCAACTTCGGCAGCTGTTTTATCATCTAACATCTTATCAGGGTCACTAACGATATCAATACCAACTTTATTTCCATATTTTTGATAATTAGCTTTACCCGTTAATTGGTTATAACCTCTACCAACGTATTTTGAACCATCATTTTTATTATTATTACCAATTCTACCATTATATACTAAATTAAAAAACTTATCATAGTCTCTCTTTAAATCATTTAATTCTGAATCAGACATCTTTCTAGTTTTTGAAAATATTTTATTAATTCTACGATTAGATGTATTATGATAACCTCTTTCTTTTTTATTAATAAAATGAGTTTCTTTACCTATTACCGCTAACATACCAATTTGTGCGACTGGGTCTGTAATACCGTTCTCAATCATAGTATCAATTAATCTTTGTATTCCTTTAGATGCTTTACCTGAGTACGTATGAGTTATCTTACCATCTAATGTAGTAAACTCCTTACTTGAATATGTATATTTTTCTATATCCTTATCTTCTATATTTTCATTTTTTAATTTATTATACATTAAATCTTTAGTTCCTGTAGAAAAAATCCCGTTTTCCTCTAATTTGTTGTCTCTCTTAAATTTATTTAACGCTCTTTCTGTTTCGGGTCCGAATAACCCATCGACACCATACACCGGTAATTCATAACCTAATAAAGATAATCCAATCTGAAATGACTCAACATCTTGTTTAAATCTCATATTTTTACGGTCACTTCTTTCGATGTCACCTTCAATATTGTTAATATTAACTAATAATTGATTACTATCAGCATCGACTAATTCAGCCTTGTCTGCTTGTTCATTTAATCCTTTTGATTCATTTATTTTTTCTTTAAGTTTTCTTACGAACTCTTTTTGAATCATCTTAACAAACTTAACATATGGTGAATCACCTCTATCTTTACTATACTTGTACTTACCTTCAGGTTTTCTCTTACCTCTTCCGAAGTAATTTAACGCAGATATGTTTGTAATACATTTGTGTCCACCTGAGTTAGCTTGAATCATTTCCCATGCCGGTACACCTAACTTATCTAATATAGCCCACTCATCTTCAGTTAACTTAGTAGATGGTTTGTCCATAATATCTTTTAATTTTTCCATATAGTCATCACCCCCATCCATTGAACGAACCTTATCACCATAAAAGGCTTCTAAATCCGCATTAGTGAAACCAACTGACTCATCTCCAAATTGTTTATTACCTTCTGATATCCATTTGATAGTAGATAAAGGAATTATCTTTTCTCTTAATTGACTCTCCCATTTACTTAATACTTCTTGAGCTATATCACCTAAGTTAACACCTTTCAATTCTCTCTCACCTTTAAATGGGTTACATGACGCTTGTACTAACCCCATTGGCCAAGCGATTACTATAAAGTCAGCTTCAGGATTATTTTTAAATGGAGTATAACGGTCATAAGAACCTGGTTTAAACATTGAACCTCCTCCGTATTGTACTATAATTCCGTCATCAACATAAACTTTATCACTATCTTTTTGTTTCTGTACATAATCTTTTTGATTTAAAGCCATCTCTTCAGGTAACGCATACCCCTTTTCAGCAGCTAATCTATTAATGTTTTGAAATATGTTTAATAGTGATGGTTGAGATGTCATTACTAAATCTTCCATAAAACCTGGTTTATTCTTATAAGCTAACATAAGTTTGTTAGTTGCTAAACCTAAGGCCATTTTATTTTTCTGTAATGACTTATCTTTTTGTAATTTAAATACAAAATTCATTATATCTTGTGGTTCTAACCCATACTTAGCAAAATCTGCAGAATCGACTGTAGATATTAATCTAATATCATCGGCAGTAAAGATATCACTTGGTGACATTATTTGAGATAAAGTCTCAACATTTGAACGTGACGACCTGAATGATGTTGATGTGTCGCCTTCCACACCTGTTTGACTATCATGATGGTCTGTATGTACAACAAACATCGGCTTTCCATGTGCGAAATCAACTAAAACCGGCATCGTATCACCTTTAGCATCTTGTTTCTTTACCGCAAATTCCTTATCACCGTATTGTATTATTTCAGAATCAACAACTTTAATTCCATTATTCTCTAAATAATTTTTCATAGCTAAGGCAGTCGTAACACCGTCTAAATCTTGATGAAAATATATTTTAGCTTTCTCATATCTCTTAGATAAATCGTTGATATTTCTTAATCCTGATTCTTTAATTAATTTTTTCATGATATAAACATATTTTTTTCTTTTGTTCTTCTATTCTTAAGACCATCATTCGAGGACTTATATGATAAAATACTTTCTGCCGCTTTTTTATTTTGACCAGATTTAACATATTGTATAAATCTTGACATTCTAACTGAATCACATCCAGTATTAAAAACTAATGATATTAACGAATCAAATTGTCCTTGAGTTAACATATACGTTTTTAATCCTTTATCTTTCCATTCCCCTAAAAATCTTCTAACGCAGTCGGCAGCCTCCGAAGCATCTTTATAAAGTAACTCTAACGCAGTTTTTTTATCTATCACTAAACCACGTTTTACATCACTACCAGTGTGTCCATAACCGATAGTTAAAACTCCACTTGTGTCTTTATAAGCCTTTAATACTGGCGCCTTTATGTTACCAATTGGTTTTTTGGGGTCACCTTCTTCAAATTTAATATGGTCCCAAAAGTTTTGACTGGCCTTCATTATCGTACCATCTTTTTTGTCAGAGTCACTTTCAATTAAATACATTTTACGTATTTGAGACTCTTCCGATTCATTTATAAATAACTTTGACATAAAAACTTTTATTAATAAATATCTATAATAACAAAAAACCCCTCACTTTGTAGGGGTTTCACTCATTAATGATATTGAACATGCGATGATATTATCAAACCACACTTTTTTAGGGTTACTTAGACTTCCTTTTTTAAATGTTTTTACATGACCATCAGTTGTTACTATAGTGATTGAGTCGTGGTTCTTAATACTAATTTCTCGTATGTTCATCTAAAACTAACTTCAACTGTTTTTGTTCAGTTTGATACTCTTTTAGTCTTTCTCTGGCAACTTCACAGTAATTTTTACTGATATCCATACCAATCCAAGGTCTACCTAACATTTCCGCAGCTAAACAAGTAGTCCCACTTCCGTTGAATGGGTCCATAACTACATCTTCTTTATATGAAAGAATTTTAATCGCCCTATATGGTATATCCAATGAAAATGTCGCCTTTGTTTTTTGTCTTGTATCCGCAAAATAATTCCACTGACCAAAGACTAAAGACATAAAATCTTTTTTATCTTTATCCTCATAGACTAACTTCTTTCTAAACTCACCTTCAATTTTTTCATTAGGAACCATTTGAAACTCACCTTTCCATTGAGGGGTTCCTTTAATATCTTTCTTATGTTTTTTCTTATAAGCAAGAATCACACACTCCTTAGGATTATAGATATATGGTGAAGACGGGCTCATCCAACTACCCCAAGCAGTTGTTTTTGAACGATGTGGGGAATCTTCTTCTAAATCTACAATACCAAAGAAACCAAACCCAATCTCTTTCATTATCATCCAAAATTCAGCAGAAAAATATATTCTACCACCTTTTTTTTGTCTGTTAATTTCGTAAGGAATGTTTAGTGCTATACGACCATCGTCTTTAAGTACTCGATAAGTCTCTCTTAACCATTCTCTTGTAAATTTCCAGTACTCGGCTATTTCTTTATCATCATCCCAACTATCATAATCAATACCAACACCATAAGGTGGACTAGTAACAACTAAGTCTACAGTTTTTTCGGACATCTCCGACATAAGTTTACGGCCATCACCGCAATAAATTTTATTCTTCTCCATTTTGTTCAATTGTTTTAATTCTTCTATCTAAATAAAATAACGCTTTTTTTAAATCTTGTACAGGTGGGTTGTCATCTTTTTTTCCACTTCTAACTATATACTTTAATACGTTAAATAGATATGCATCTTCATCTAACCCTGTAGCTTCTGCTATTTTTATAACCTCATATGGGTTATCTTCACCACCATAATGGTCAGGGTGTGATACTAATTCTTTACTCATTACCTTTAGCTTTTAAAACATAATAGTCATCAGCGTGTTTACTAACCTCTATTAAGTCTCTATTAATTAATTGTTTTAAAATTATTCTAGTTTTTTCTGTAGACTCACATAAAATATAATCCGATATGTAATTGATATGAATAGGTACCCTAAGTTTACCTGTTAACATATTCATACGTTCTGTTGGTATTTCAAATTTTTCACTCATAGTATTATCATTTAATTATTAATTTTCCATTTATTGTAAGGTATCATACTATAAGGATGTCTTTCAAAAAAACTTTCATGAATAAAAGTATACTCATTTTCTTGTTTTTTATCAAGATACGCACCCCAAAATGATAACGTTGAATTTGATAATATGTGTTTATCACACATACTCATCATATGAACCGCAATATACGGGTCTTCATCAATATAAACAAACTTTTCCTTAGGAAACCCTAATTTGTTTACGAAATTTTTGGCAGATTCTAAATTATCTGAAAACACAAGTACTTTATGTCCCTCACTCTCATTATTTAAAATTTTAATAACCCATTCTTCAGGTATTAATTTTATATCAAAAAAATTATCTTGTCTACCTCCACCCATTCTTAGATGTAAGGATATACTATTTTTAAATAAACTACCATAATTGTATTCAATATAATTTGTTATATTTTCATCAGGTTCGAATATTTCTAAAATATAATCCCTCTCGTGATGCCAATACAATTTATTAAAAAAGTAACCCTGAAATAGGTAAGGTGGTTTTACTTTTTGTTTTAAATCGTAGTACACTCCACCTTCACCAGTATCTATATCCCACCCTAAACTTTGGTCAAACCACCATTCAAAGGCATTAGGTCTACTATCGAACCACGGTAATTTAGGGTAAACATCACCAAATGATATATGTGGGTCTTTTAATATGTGTCCACCCCATGGGTCAAAATGTATATTTCTACCATTTCGATTAAGATGTTTATTAAATTTAGAACTCTCTGATTGATGTGTAGTCCAATAACCAACAATTGGGTCATAACCCATTTCTTTAGCGTAGACCATTAAGGTTGCTGTCTGAAACATCATATTACCCAAACCACCCGCTAAAAGAACTGATACAGTTTTATCTGTAATATTAACGTCTATAGGGTTTTGAAGTTTCATTAGTTTTGAGGTTTTTTTATTAAGACCCATTTATGTTCAGAATTTAGTTCAACACTTAGAACAAATTCTTGATTCCACATTTCAGGTTCTATTAATGATAAGAAATATTTTCCATCATCTCCATAATAAAGATAATAAATATGACCTATTATCGGCTCAAAAGAAAATTTAGACTCATACACTATTTGATTTAATTTAACTTCATCAACTAAATTATTATATTCATCTACTAATTCTTGGTATTTTTTATTGAATTTTTTCTGTATCTTTTGTACATTCCTTTGTTTGTAGGATGAAATATCTTCTATTTTAATAACGGGCGCCGATACGCTACTCCCATAAGGTAATATATTTGCGTTATATTTTTGAGTTTCTTCGTCCCATACAATATGGTCAGGTTTTTTAAGTTTAATGTTACTCATCTTAGGACTTTAATTCTTGAATTTTAATTGTTTGAAAAATATAGTTCATAACCTTTCTCTTAGCTATAGATAAAATAGAACCTTCTAACGGAAATTTTTCTTCATACCTAACCCTAAAAATAGGATATGAATCTTCTATCTGTTTTAAAAACTTTTCTGATTTTTTTTCATTGAAAATAATAGCTTTACTTCTAATTAAATTAATTAGACTTTTTTTATCGGTTACGTCTATCACGTCACCTTTATAAATTAAATCTACTTTACATTTATTTTCATTAGTTGTTTTAGTGTAGGTATTAATTCTATATTGATAAACATGTAATAACTCATCATACACAATATAAAAAAACCCTATACCTGGTTTAGTATTTGTTTTTTTAAGGTCATTAAAGACAATTCGTATTGAAACATTATCATATAGTAATGTCCATATAGACTTACCTATTAAAAATAAATCCGTTAATCTACTCTGAGAAAACTTTATAATCTTTGATATTTCTTCTTTAGTTTCTTTACTATGTCTTAAATTATTATACACCAAGTCGTCTAATAATATTTCATCATCAATATCGTCTGGTTCCCTATTAAGTGTAATATATCTAGAACGGTCCTTAATTGAACCAACGTTAGCTAAATGTAACGACAATTCTTGGAAGGATGGGTATAACTTAAATTCATCAAAGTCCTTATCAACTTTGGTAATATAGTCCATTAGAACATATTGTTTATGCTCTAAATCTATAGGTTCTTGTAAAATCCAATTGGTATCTAATCTCATATTCTCTTTAGTCTTCCTTTTTCCCAAACACTGTGGTTGGGCCCAAGCCTGTACCTAAAATAAGGCGAAGTATTGGCTCTGTAAAGACTAACGAGTCCAGCATCTTTCATTGAACTGAACATTGTTGAGAGATATCCTGAAAATACTACGTCTTCAGGGTCTTTTTCTAAGACATTAATTAAGAAATCTCTCTTACTGGCTGGTTCCCCTTCATTTGTTTTTTGAGTTATATAATTTAAAAATTTAATGTAAGCATTATCAGGATTTCTACTTTCAAAACGGTAATTTGAATGTGAGTTTACAGGGTTCCAAAACTTAAAACCTTCTTGATTACCCACACTTAACTCTTCATGTAATTCTTCAATAAAGAAATTAAATATATCTCTAATAACTTTATAATTAGTATGTATAGTATTTTGACTTAATAAATGTGCTAAATCATATGGGTCCGATTTAGACTCAAGATATTCTACCATTTCATATAGAGGTCTCCTATCATAAACATAATTTGGAGTACTGTTTCTTAATTCCCTAAATTCTATTTCCTCATCGTTATCACTTACTTTAATCATAATACGTTTTTCACCATACCAACCGACTACAAGTGGTCTCGTACCTTTATCATCACCAATTATATTAACTAACTTATCGTATAAAACATATTTTCTAATTTTACTAAAATTAAACTTATTTTCTCTAATAAGTTTAATTAACATAATCTCTAAACTTTTAGATTCATCAACTTTATGATTTTCTTCAATATCTTTTTCAATCGAATTGAAAGCTGAATTTGTTTTTAAAAAACCTAACAGATTAGAATTAAAATTATCTTTAGCATCAAAAAGTGAGTACCTATCCTCAGCTACATTATAATGAATGGCGATTTTATAATAATCATTATCTTTATTTAAATTTTTAAATATAAAATAATACAAAGGACCTCTATCATTATAGGCTCTAAATGCGTTACCACCAGATGTGGCTGACGTACACCATTTGGTACCCTGACCATAATAACATGATGATTTTTGAGTAAGTGGTTTAACTATTAAAACTTCAGAGTCCTCATATATCTTTGAGGTGCCCGATTCTACTTTAGTTTTTTCTTCACTTTTTGTGTCACCGTAAACTTCTAACGCATCGATAAGGTCATGAAGGTTTTTATATTGATTAATATCTTTGTATTGTAAGTTTTTCCTTACTCTATCAAATTTTTCAATCCAATTAATTACACTATCTAAAGAAATAATTGTATTACCAAAGTCATCAAAATTTCTTTTAAGTACCCAATTTACATATTTATAATTTGTTTTCTTATTGAATTCATGGTCTAAGAACTCCTCTATTGTTTTGCGTAACTCAGGGTTCTCATCAAAACGATTGAGTATATCTTCTCTTCTACCTTCTATTAAATTTAATAACTTCATTATTCTGTTCTAAAAACGTGAAACCAAGTATCACCTATCATTACTTCATTATCTAACCCATCGTAACTACTAAGAGAATTACCCACACCATCGCTATCAATTGCTGACTCAAATAACGCATCTTTATCGACATAGTCACTTATATCTAAACCATAATCGGTCATACTAGCCATCATATCATACATGACATCATTAACTCTACTATTTACCATATCTTCAATTTGTTCCTCTGTCGGTTCACCTTCAGGGTCAGATTCAATATATGTTATTTCATCATCTATTTCATTCCATCTATCTTCAGCTAATTCTACCTCATCTTCATTATATACGTCATCTACATTTCTAGTTATCTCATCTAACTCTTCTGCCTCTTCTTTTAATTTGGCTACTTGAGATTCTTGTTCGTCTGATAGTGGTAATTCGTCTGTATCAAAATATGATTCATAATTATTATTTACATCATCTTCAAACATATCATAAAAATAATCTCTAACTTCCTGCTCATCAATATGACTTTCAATAAACGAGCTACTCCATCCGTCAGCCCCTTGGTCATCCCATAGTCCTTCCATATATTCTTTAGCCGCTTGCCATACTTCATCCCACGTACCAACAGCAAAGGTTATTCCAGTATCATCATCACCTACCCATTCAAATGTTGGTAAATCATAATGATTATACTGTGACGGGATTAAATCATATATAGACTCACCTTCTTCTTCTAAAACAGATACGCCGTACTCATCAACCATAACTTCAAATACCGCATTAGCCTCCAGCGCTTGTTGGTCAGGTTCGTTTTCTAAATTCCATGAATCCTCTTCTTTTCTTTCATCCGCATCAGCCCTTAACTGAGCAATTCTACGTCTTTCAGCCACTCTTCTTAATCTTTCTCTTTCAAGTCTAGCCGCCTCTTTATCTTTAAAGATATTAATCTCTCTTTGGTAGTTAGTATTAATGTATTTATCAATCGCGTTTTGAATTTCATCATATTCTGGAGTACCTAATATCCACCCATCTTTAAAAGATTTATCAGGTGCATCATAGAATGTTTTATCTCCATCATATTTTTGTAATAAAGCCACTTTATAATATTTGTCATTACTTTTTGCTTTTTTATCTAAGATATAGAAAAGTTTACCATCTACATTGTAGTTATCGAAATGTGAAGAACCATTCATAGAGGCAGTACACCACTTAGTACCAGCACCATAATAACAACTCGCCTTATGTGTTTGAGGAGTTACAACCGTAAATCGGTCATCTTCATAAACAACATCAGCACCATCAACAGATTTAACTGTACGTCTAACTTTATTCTCATGATTATTAATAGCAGTTATTATCTCATCTAAAGTTTTAAATTGATTAATATCTTTTTGTTGTAGAGCTTGTTGGTACTTAATAAATTTCTCAACTACTTTTTCAGCTTTACTTAAATTCTCATCAAAATTTTCTGTAGGTATAACTTTACCTAAAAATGTAAGGAATTTTTGATTAGGGGCTAATTGTCTAGATAGGGTAAAAACTTTTTTAAGTTGTTCGTCAGAAAACTTGTCTCTAAACATTCTTAAAAAATCATCCTTCCTACTTTCTAATAAAACTTGACTAAGATTCATAATATTGTACTTTTATCATAAATATAAATAAAAACCGATTATTACACTAATTCATGGTTACTTATATTTATTATTATAAACTTTACTAAAAAAATATCAACTATGGGATGCGGATGTAAAAACAAAAACAAAAACCAAACAAAACAAAGTTCACAAACTGTTAAAAGTACAAACACTCAAACTGTTAAAGAAGCCATCAAAAAGACGGTTGAAAAGTATTACGATAAGAAGTAATTAAACAAAATAAGGGATTGGGGTAAATAGGTGAGGTAAAACTCACCTTTTTTTATATTTATATGTAAATAACGTGTTATGAAAGAAAAAATTATCAATATACTATCGGGAGGTTCAGGTGAGGTTGAAGACTTTATCAACCGTTATCTCAATGGAGATAAGGATAGTTTTTTTGATTTGTTAGAAAGGTTTGGGTTACTTCAAAACTCCGACACATACGAAAGTGTTATTGAAATGTTTCCAATGACTTATCTAAGAAAGAGTTATATTGATGACCGTAAAAAAACTATCGATAACATTGTTTCCACTTATAGTGATATAACTAAGAAAGGTGATAAATATTTTTTAACTCTTGGTGAAAGGTCAGACTTAAGTATTTTTTTTAAATCAGATGACGGTAATCGTGAAATGTCATCATCGGAAATGGTTAAAAATATTTTAGGTGAAGATGATTGGTTCGAACCATTTAGCGATGTTACTCAAAATTTGTATACCGATGTTATTGAAGAGTTAAATGAAAAAAATAAATTCTTACTTGCCAAATCAATATCTGAAGAATTATCAGGAACTCAAATTTCACCCGAAACTGAGTTATTAGAAAATATGGCTAAAGACCAAGGTCACCCCGATTATGTTGATGTTAAAGACCCTATGTTAGTAATGGATATTTTAGAAGAAGATGAAACATCTACTAAAGTTTTATTAGATGAAGCTTCTGAAGTTTCAAGTAATTTATATTCACTTCACCATAACTCATATAATACAGCATATACCGATGAAAAGTATAATGAAATAATGAGTGAAGTTAGAAGTTTATTGGAGATAGATAATAGTGGTGATTGGGAATCTAAGACCATAAAGAATAGTAAAGGTGAGGAGAAAACTATATATAACTACATCATTGAAGTTACCAAATTCATACCTTTTTTATTTAGTTCAATTTTTAATGATGACTATCAATTAGATGATTATAGAAATGCATTTGACTATTATGGTGACTTTGAAGACCTCACTAAAGAAATGATTACTGAGGAAGTAATTGAAGGTGCATCAATGAGTAGAAGTTATTATGATTATGCCGACCATACTTTAGTTAAAAAGTATTTAAATGATATGATTATTGATTACGTTTAAACTTTCCCTCTAACTCAGTTAGTTCACCATCTTTATCCTTTAAGATTAATTCTTGTTCCTTAATTGCTTCAAATAATACTGAGATTAATTGTTCATAACTAACTTTATAACCTCTTTCTTCTGAACCACCAATTAATTCAGGTAAAACTTCTTTTACCTCTTGAGCAATAACTCCAATATCTTTTCTACCACCATCAAGTAAAACGGTACCATCGAGATTTTCTTCTTTCCATATAAATTCAACACCACGTAGATTTAAAACTTTCTGTAAAGGTGTATCAATTTTTTTAATATTTTCCTTTAATCTTTTATCGGAAAAAGAACCCGCCGGACCTTGGGCTCCTGCCGGTCCTTGAGTTCCTTGAATACCTTGTGAGCCTTGACTTGAAGTTCGTCCTTTTAAACCTTTTTCTCCGGTTCTACCTTTAATCCCTTTAAGTCCTTTTGGTCCTTTTTGTCCTGCTGGCCCTGTTGGTCCGCCAGAACCTGTAGGTCCTTTTGGACCTTGCGGACCTTGTGGTCCATCTTTACCAAGTACACCTTTTGGACCTTTAGGTCCTTTATAACCTTTATGTCCTTTTAGGCCTTTTGGTCCTTTAGCTCCTTTAGGACCTTTAGGTCCTTTAAGACCTTTTTCAGTACTTGCCGGTCCTTGTGGTCCTGTATCACCTACGTCTCCTGACCCTTGAGATAATCTTGGTCCTTTTAAACCTTGGGGTCCTTGCGGTCCTCTAGGACCTTTGTAACCTTTTGGACCTTTAAATCCTTTTTCCCCTGTATTCCCCTTATGACCTTTAGGTCCTTTGGGTCCTTGTCCACCTTTGAACCCTTTAGGTCCTTTTGGTCCTTGACTACCTACATTTCCTCTTGGTCCCTTTTCTGAACTTGCCGGACCTTCTTTACCTGTCGGACCTGTCGCCCCTCCAGAGGCTTTGGGTCCTTGTGGACCTGTAGGCCCTTGCGGTCCTCGTGGTCCTTGGGGTCCTCGTGGTCCTGGCTCATTACCATCAGCACCTACAGCCCCTTTAGGTCCTTGTGGACCTTGTCCAGGTTGATAACCTGTAGGTCCTTGTGGACCTTGTCCACCTCTCGGACCTTTAATACCTTTATTACCTTTATCCGTACTTGCCGGACCTTGTGGTCCTGTAGGTCCATTAAGACCTTGACTAGCTTTAGGTCCTTGTGGTCCTTGTGAACCCTGAGGCCCTCTTGGACCCTTATTACCTTCTGGTCCCCTAACAGAACTTGCCGGTCCTTGTGGACCTTGTTGACCCGTTGCCGCTCTCGGCCCTTTGTAACCCTTAATACCTTTATCTGATGTTTGTGATTTAAGACCACCTTTTAAACCTTTATTACCTTTATCAGTACTTGATGGACCTGTCGGTCCTTGTGGACCTGTATCACCACCAGAACCTTGTGTTGCCTTAGGCCCTTGTGGTCCTAAATCACCTTTAATACCTTTATTACCTTGTGGACCTCTATCTGTACTTGCCGGACCTTGTGGTCCTGTAGGTCCATTAGTACCTTGACTAGCTTTAGAACCTTGTGGTCCTTGCGAGCCTTGGCTTTGTCGTGGACCTATAGCTCCTTTTGGTCCTGCAGTATTACCTGCCGGTCCTTTGGGTCCTGTTGGTCCTTGAATACCTGTACCTGACGCACTACCTTGGGGACCTCGGTTACCATCATTACCTTGTGGTCCTTTTGGTCCTATTGGACCTCTATCAGTACTTGCAGGTCCTTTTGGTCCTGTAGGACCTGTTGCCCCATTAGATGCTTTAGGTCCTTGTGACCCTTGTGTACCTCTCCCTGTCTGTAAACCTTTTGGTCCTTTATAACCTTTTAAACCTTTATCTGTTGAAGATGGTCCCTTATCACCTTGTGTGGTATTTTTAGTACCTTTTGGTCCTGTAGGACCGGTGGGGCCATTTGGTCCTTTAGTACCTTTATAACCTTTTTGCCCTTTAATACCTTTATCAGTACTTGATGGACCTGTCGGTCCTTGTCCACCGGTAGTTCCCTTTGGTCCTGTCGGACCTTGAGGTCCTTGTCCACCTTGATTACCTCTAGGACCTTTTGGTCCTTGTGTTCCTTTATCAGTATTAGTTGGACCTGTTGGTCCTTGTGGACCTTTAAGTCCTTTATCGGCATTATTAGGTCCTGTTGGTCCGTTGGGTCCTGTTGGTCCCGTTATACTATTTCCAATAGTTCCTCTCGGTCCATCTGTACCTTTCGGTCCTTTGATACCTTTGATACCTTTATTACCTTTATTTGTGGACGTACCACTCGGACCTTTTTCAGCTGTTGGACCTGTTGGTCCTTGTGTTCCTCTCGCCCCTTTAGGTGAAGTACCAATTGTACCTCTCGGTCCTTGAAAACCTTTAGGTCCCTTATCACCTGTAGGTCCTTGTAGTCCTTTATCTGTATTTGTTGGTCCAATATCTCCACCAACGGCAACATCACCTATAAGTCCCTTTTCATTATTACCTTGAGGTCCCTGAGGCCCTTGTGGTCCTCTTAACCCTTTAGTACCTTCTGGTCCTTTTAAACCTTTGTCAGAACTTGCAGGTCCAATTGGTCCTTGTGGACCTGTAGGTCCTTGTGACCCTGAACTAGTTGATGATTGTGGTCCGATTAATCCTTTAATACCTTTGATACCAATTAATCCCTTTAACCCTTTCGTACCTTTATCAGTACTTGCCGGTCCTTGAGGTCCGTTATCTCCACCAGAACCTGTAGGTCCTTTTAGTGAATCACCCTGCAACCCTCTATCTCCATCAAATCCTTTTGGTCCTGTCGGTCCTTGTGGACCTATTGGTCCTTTAACGGCTGCTGGTCCACCTGGACCTGTTGGACCTTGTGGTCCGATAAATCCTTTTTCACCTTGTGTACCTATTACACCTCTACCTTGTTTAGGTCCTTTAATACCCTTGATACCTTTAATACCCTTGATACCTTTATCACCTTTGTCTGTAGATTGTGGACCTCTTGGTCCTAAATCACCATCAGGTCCTTGTACACCTACAATACCATCAGGACCTTGCGGACCTTGTGGTCCTGTAAGACCTTTTATACCTTTGTTACCAATAGGTCCTTTATCAGCGGTAGGTCCTGTTGGTCCTTGTGGTCCATTATCCCCATCTGTCGACCTAACACCTTTATCACCTTGTGGACCTTGATTTCCAAGAATACCTTTTTGTCCCTTTACACCTTTTATACCTTTTGGTCCTTTTTGACCTTTATCTGATGATGTCGGCCCTTTTAAACCTGTTGGCCCTTGAGGTGAATCACCACCTATACTACCTTTTGGTCCTTGTTCAGGTTTTAGACCCTTATTTCCTTTAACACCTTTAAGACCTGTCGGACCTTTAGTTCCTTTATCTGAAGATGTTAACCCTTTTAGACCTGTTGGTCCTTTAAGACCTTTTGTTGAGTCTGACGGCTTTAACCCTTTTAACCCTTTAGGTCCAACAATACCTTTCTCACCTTGTGGTCCTCGGTTACCTTTATCCCCTTTGACTGAAAGCTCACCTTTGATTCCTTTTTCTCCGTCAGAACCAATACCACCTTTGATACCGAAGTCACCTTTATCACCTGTAGGTCCAACGATTCCCTGAATACCTTTATTACCTTTTAAACCTTTATCACCGTCAACACCTTGTAGTCCTTTGAGACCTTTTTGACCTTTAAGACCTTCTGTCTGCCCAACCCAATGACCTCCAGAGTCAACTACCATCATACTACCAACATAAAGTTCACTATTAATAACATTAACCTCACCTGGTAATGATAATGGAGTAGCACTATCAGATATTTTAAAAATATTTGTAGAAGACTTAAATACTAAATCACCTGTAGTATCTATTTCAATAGTATAATCAACACCTGTACCACTAAAAATTATATGTGGATTGGTGTTTAATGTACTTCCCGTAGGATATATTATAATATTAGCCATTAATCTATTTGTGTTCTTAACCAGTTTATTTGTTCCTCTATGTCTTCAATAAATACTTGTTGACTTTTAATCGCTTCAATAATTAATGCATTTAATTTATAATACTTAATAGCTAAATAACCATCATCCCTTCTATAAACTACTTCAGGATATAATAAGTTTATTTCTTGTGCTATCATACCAATTGAATGTAATTTTTGTCTTTCCTTTAAGAAGTCATATCCTGTATAATTTTCATTCCAATCATATTCCGTAACATTAATTTTTAGTAACTTATTCAAAGAGTCACTTAATGTTTTAGTACCATGTTTAAGTCTACTATCAGAAGCCCTACAATCGGCACAAGCATATATTTCACAAGCATTTACTACTGATTTAGGTGGTGGTGTAATTACCCATGAAAATAAAACTCCACCTAAGTTGACCGCGTCCCATATAGTTATAAAATCTGTAGATAGATTTCTCATACATGGTAATCCCTCAAATTCTCTACAATCTTTACAATCTGGGTCAGTATAGAGGATATCACCCTGAGCTAATGGTTGTATATCACCTTTATATACAGTCAAATTTACCTTATCTCCACATGGGCTACTTCTACCATTACAATACGCACAATCTTCACCTGCTCTTACCGCAATGTCATGAGCGAAACAAAACGCACCACCTGTGGGTCCTTTTATACCTTTATTACCTTTTAAACCTTTTGGTCCTGTTGGTCCAGATAACGCTGCTGGTCCATCTGACCCTTGTGGGCCTCTTGGTCCTTGTGGACCTTGAAGACCTTGTGGACCACTACCACCTTGTCGACCTTTATACCCTTTAGGTCCTTTATAACCTTTATAACCTTTTGGTCCTGTTGGTCCTTGTGGTCCGGGATTTCCAGCGATACCTGTTTGACCCTTATCTGTAGAAGCATTACCTCTCGGACCTTGTGGTCCTCTTGGTCCTGTTTTAGATGATTGTGACCCTTTCGACCCTTGAGGTCCTCTTGGGCCCTTGTAACCTTTAATTCCTTTATGTCCTTTTAAACCTTTTGGTCCTAATGGTCCTATTGGTCCTGTCGGTCCTTGAGATGTGCTTTGGGTACCTATTAGTCCTCTACCACCTTGTGGACCTCTACCACCTTGTGGACCTTTTGGTCCTTTTGGTCCTTTAGTTGTATTAGTTGTTCCTTGTGGACCACGAGTACCTTTATCACTATTTGCTGGCCCTGTAGGTCCTAACTGACCCTTTAAACCTTTCTCACCTGTAATACCTTTTAGTCCTTTGAAAGCGGCTGGACCTCCAATACCTACAGCACCTTTTGGTCCTTTTGAAGTACTTTGAGGACCTGTCGGTCCTTGTGGACCTTTTGGTCCTTTTAGTCCTGTTGGACCTGTATCACCATTTTGAGCGGTCGGTCCATTTGGCCCTCTTTCTCCTTTATAACCTTTAACTGAACTACCAGTTCCTTGTGGTCCTAAAGGTCCTTTATACCCTTTATGTCCTTTTAACCCTTTTAACCCTTTGAATGCTGCGGGTCCACCTGCACCTGTTGGACCTGTTGGACCACTTTGTGTTCCTTGATTTCCTGTCGGTCCTTTAGGTCCTATTAAACCTTTTGTACCTTTTAATCCTTTGAATGCTGTCGGTCCTGTCTGTCCTTGAGGACCTCGTGGTCCTTTATCACCAGCAACACCTGTTGTCGCTCCTTGTGGTCCTAAAGGTCCCTTATATCCTTTAGGTCCTTTAGTCCCTTTTTTACCTTTAATACCTTTAAATGCTGCCGGACCTGTTGGACCTTGTGGTCCTCCATCGGCAGTTGATGGTCCTTGTGGTCCCTTAGGTCCTTTATACCCTTTATGTCCTTTTAACCCTTTTAACCCTTTGAATGCTGTCGGTCCATTATCCCCTGTTGGACCTTGAGGTCCACCATCTCCTGTCGCTGAACCTATTGGACCTTTTGGTCCATAAGCCCCTTTAATACCTTTTTGACCTTTAAGTCCTTTATAGGCTGTTGGTCCATTATCTCCTCCAGGTCCTGTAGGTCCTTGAGATGTACTTTGTGTTCCTTTCGGCCCTTTAGGTCCTTTAGGTCCTTTATAACCTTTTATTCCTTTTAGTCCTTTAAATGCTGCCGGACCTGTTGGACCTTGTGGTCCTTGTTCTCCACCAGTACCTGTTGTTGTTCCTCTTCCACCCTGTGGTCCTCTTGGTCCCTTAATACCTATTAATCCTTTACTACCTTTTACTCCATCAGTTGCTCTTAATCCTTTGAGACCTTTTTGACCCTTAAGACCTTTAACTGTTGAAGTAGTACCTCTACTACCATCTGGACCTTTATAACCTTTTTGACCTTTTATACCTTTATCACCATCAGTGGCTCTAAAACCTTTTTGACCTTTAATTCCTTTGTCACCTGCAGATACACTTATTAAACCTTTATCACCAGTAACACCTTTTAACCCTTTTAAACCTTTAGGTCCTTTATTACCTTGTGGTCCTTTATAACCTTTTTGACCTTTGATACCTTTATAACCCTTTTGCCCTTTGATACTTTCAGGACCTTGTGGGCCCGCATCACCTTGACTGGCTTTAAGTCCTTTATTTCCTTGAGGCCCTATTAAACCTTTTAACCCTTTAAAACCTTTATTACCTTTTAATCCTTTAAGTCCTTTATTACCTTGGTCCGCCACTGGTCCCGTTGGTCCTTGTGGTCCTCCATCACCTTGACTCGCGATTAAACCTTTAGGTCCTTTAGGTCCCTTAACACCTTTCTTACCTTTTAATCCTTTATAACCTTTATTACCTTTATCTCCCTGTGGTCCTCTTTGACCCTTTTCCCCTGTAGGTCCTAACTCATTACCTTGGCTTGTTGGCCCTTGAGGTCCTTTTGTCCCATCAATACCCTTTTTACCTTTTAACCCTTTTAATCCTTTAAGTCCTTTAAGACCTTTATCCGCTCCCTCACCATCTTGTGAAACTGGACCTTGAGCTCCTTGGTCAGCAATTGCTCCTTGTGGTCCTTGTGGACCAAGTAATCCTTTTCGACCTTTTAAACCTTTGAGACCTTTATCACCTTTATTACCGGTCAGACCTTTATCGGATTGAGGACCTGTTGGTCCCGTATCTCCTTGGCTAGCTATTAGACCTTTGACACCTTTAATACCTTTAAGACCTTTATTACCTCTTCTACCTTTAATACCTTTTTCACCTTTATCGGTAGAAGTTTCACCTCTACCACCTGTAGGTCCTTGGTCACCATCAGGACCTATTTGACCTTTGGGTGAAACACCTATGGAACCATCAGGTCCTTTAATACCTTTTGGTCCAACAACTCCAACTTCACCTTTTGGACCTTTTAAATCACCAACAGGTCCATCAACACCGATAGGTCCCTTTTCACCTACCACACCTTTTGTTCCACTATCGGTATCAGGTCCTTTAGCCCCTTTTAAACCTTTTAATCCTTTTAATCCTTTTAATCCTTTAGTTCCTTTATCGTCACCAGCGATTCCTTTATTACCTTCGTCACCAGTTTCACCTTGTTGTCTTAGAAAAGACGTTAAAGCGTTTGTAACAACGGATTCCGTAAAATTACTAACAGTAGGGTCAACATCAAATCCAAAATGTTTTAGTCCTGAACCATTTTTAAAACTACTTTCTAAATTTGTATAACAAGTTTCAGACGTTAAACCTGAATATACATTTGTTCTTGTTAATGCACTTAAATTTAAGTTTTCAGGACCAACTGAAGTTATGTTATCACCATATCTGTTTAAAAACTCATTACTAGTGATGGTACTACCCTCAATTGCTGCTACTGCATGTTGAACAAACGCATAAGTTGAAGTACCTCTAAGTGGGTTTACAACTGGATAAACTAAACCTTGAGCATTACCCCCTCTATTGGATATAATATCTTCATATACTTGAACATAAGAACAGTAATCGTGTAAATACCTATTCGTATATTCATCACCCGCATTATTATTCCAATAATTACCATTTAATTCAAATGGTTTATTATACAAATCACTCTTAGTTGGATTACTATTAGTCCCACCTACCTGTCCATGATATAAACCAACAAGACCATCTGACTCATCAGCAACAATAATTACCAAATAGTTAGTATTATCACCACCAAATGAACCTTGTCCCGATGTTTCCGTATTATTTAAATCACTATGGTCAAAAGGTACACCCTGAGATATTGTTTCAGCGGCACCTGTATCTAAATTAACACCTCTGTTAATTCTTCTATATATCGTTTCACCATCATTAAATTGTGAGTTTCTTGGTACACAATTACCACCTGAGTTAGACTTACAATAATCAGATTGATAAGTTGCATTAGGTACAGCACTATTAAATTCATTAATTTGTGTGTTATCAGATAAGGTACCTCCGGATAGTGAACCAAGATATGGGTAAGATGCCCACCATAACCAGTTTTCACCATTATGAGAATTTTTACCAATTACCCCCTCGTATAGTTTATTAATATCACCATCACCATTTACCGTTTGGAACCAATCTCTAACACTCTGCGAAGCTTCTTTAGCTTTATCACTTGGCATTGATGTCGCGTCATAGAAAACATAAACATCTACATTTGCAGTAATCCCAATTGGTCCTTGAGGTCCTTTTACACCTACCTCACCTTTTGGACCAATTGGTCCTTTATTAGTACCTGTGGGTCCTTGGTTACCTTTACTCGCCGATAATCCTGTAGGACCTTTCAGTGAGTCACCAATTAATCCCTTTATACCTTTATTACCTTTGAAACCTTTAAACCCTTGTGGTCCTACTGGACCTTTTAAAGATGTCGGACCTATTGGTCCTGTATTACCCTGAGGACCTATTTGACCTTTGACACCTGTTGGCCCTATAGGTCCTTGGTTAGCCTTTTCTCCTTTGATACCTTTTAACCCCTTAGTACCTTGGTCACCCTGTGGACCTTGTTCAGTAGAAGTTATACCTTTTAAACCTTTTTTACCTTTTAAACCTTTTTCTCCATCAACCGCTCTACTACCCTTAAGACCTGTAGGTCCATTTGGACCTTGTGTACCAGTCGGTCCAATCATATTCATAGGGTAACCCTTCCACTTACCTAAGTCATCAATTAGTTCGTTACTATTCTCTTTCTTTACTGAAACAGACGGCATAAACTTTATATTATCTAACTCTAAGTTTGAAGTAATTTTAAAATCATTACCTAAGTGGGTGTTGAAATTTAATTCACCACTATTATAGTCAATATTAATCATAGTACTATTAGTACCTGAAAAACTGATTGTCCCACCCGTTGGATTTATTTTAATGTCTCTACCCATTTAAAATTTTTGATTTTAATATGTTAATTCTATCTGTTATATTTTCAATACGTGTGTTTTGTTCTTGTATAGAACCTATACCAATCGCAACTAATTTACCGTACTCAAGTTTTAGATAACCACTCTCACTATTAAATACAACTTCAGGTATAACTTTTTCAATATCTTGAGCGATAAATCCAAAATCTTCACCATAATTATTTTCAAATTTAGTTGACCCACCTTTCCATGTAAACTTTACACCGTCAATTAATTTTAACTTACTTAGATTACCTTTTAAAGATTTAATATTATTTTTTAATCTTTTATCTGATGCTGGACCTTGTAGTCCCTGTGGTCCTTGTAAACCTCTTGGTCCTTTTGGACCTTTAGGTCCTTGTCCACCAGTTGGCCCTGTCGCACCACCACTACCAGCCGGTCCTTGTGGTCCTGTCGGTCCCTGTGGTCCACTTGTTCCTTGTCCTCCTCTTGGTCCCGTACTACCAATTGGCCCTCTTAGTCCTTTTACCCCCTTTACTGTTGATGTTGGTCCTTTTGGTCCTATCGGACCTTTATCCGTACTTGCCGGACCTTGTGGTCCTGTTGGACCTGTTGGTCCAAGGTCATTACCAATTGGCCCTGTTGGTCCTTTTACTGTTGAAGTATTACCTTGCGGACCTATTGGTCCTTGACTACCTTGTTTTTCAATAGGGCCTTTTAGTCCTTTAAGACCCTTTAACCCTTTTTCAGTACCTGCTGGTCCTTGTGGTCCCGTTGGTCCATTTGAACCTCCACCACCTGTTGGCCCTGTTGGACCACCTGACCCATTTGACCCACCTGGACCTGTTGGTCCATTTGAACCTCTTGGTCCTTTATAACCTTTTATACCTTTATCTGTAGATTGTAGACCTCTTGGTCCTTGTGAGCCTTGTGGTCCTCTATTTCCTTTAGGTCCTTTACTACCTTGTAGACCTTTAAGACCTTTATCTGTACCTATAAAACCTTTTTGACCTTTATCTGTAGATTGAGAACCTTGTGGTCCCTTAATACCTTTACGTCCCTTTGGCCCTTTTCGCCCTTTTAATCCTTTAACACCCTGTAGACCCCTTTCTGAACTTGACGGTCCTATTGGTCCTTTTACTGTTGAATCATTTCCTCTTGACCCTTGAGGTCCTTGATTACCTCTATTACCCTTCGGCCCTTTTGGCCCTTTAAGTCCCTTTAAACCTTTTTCAGTACTTGGCTGTCCTTTTAATCCTTTTACTGTTGAATCATTTCCTCTTGGTCCTTGCGGTCCTCGTATACCTTTATCACCTTTTATTCCTGAATCACCAACTGCACCTTTTTGACCTTTAGTATTATTAGTTGGACCTTTTGGTCCTTGTGTAGTTGAAGCTGAACCTCTTGGTCCTTGCGGTCCTTGCGACCCCTGATTTCCTCGATTACCTTTAACTCCTTTTAAACCTTTTGGACCTTTAGTTGTATTATCTATCCCTTTAAACCCTTTAACCGTTGAATTGGCTCCTCTAACACCTTGTGGTCCTTGGTTACCTCTATTACCCTTTGGCCCTTTTAAACCTTTTAGTCCTTTTAGCCCTTTTTCAGAATTATTTGGTCCTTTCGCCCCTTTTACTATTGATGTCGCACCTTGTGCCCCTCTATTACCAACAGAACCTCTTGGCCCTTTAGGTCCTTTATAACCTTTCTGTCCTTTAATACCTTTAGTAGTACTGGTTATACCTTTATACCCCTTTACGGTTGATGTTGCTCCTTGTGGTCCTCTTGGACCTTGACTACCTCTATTACCTTTAACTCCTTTTAAACCCTTTAACCCTTTATGACCTTTAGTGTCATTGGTTGGACCTTGTGGACCCGTTGGTCCTGCAGCGGCTTGGTCCCCCTGTGGTCCCTGTGGACCTTTTTGACCTTTATCAGTAGATTGTTTTCCTTGTTGTCCTCTATTACCAACCGGACCTCTATCGGTACTTGCCGGTCCTGTTGGTCCTTGTGCGGCTTGACTCCCTCTACTTCCTTGTGGACCTTTTTGACCCTTATCAGTAGATTGTGAACCTCTATCGCCTTGAGGACCCTTAAGTCCTTTTTCCTCAGACTGTGGACCTCTATTACCTTTGTCGGATGATACACCAATATTACCTCTGTTACCTGTTGGCCCTTGCGGTCCTTTACCTCCTCTTACACCATCACTTCCTTGTGGTCCACGTCCACCAGTTAAACCCTTTAAACCTTTTTGTCCTTTTATACCTTTATCAGTTGAAGTTGGACCTTGTGGTCCTTGGTCACCCTGTGGTCCCTGTTCCCCTACAGTTCCTGTACTTGATTGTGGACCTTGTAACCCAATAGGTCCTTTAGGTCCTTCAATACCCTTTAAACCTTTAGGTCCCTTAAGACCCTTATCGGTTGAAGTAGCACCTCGATTACCTTTATCACCTATAGACGCCTGATTACCTGTTGGACCTTGTGGACCTTGTGAATTTTTAGGTCCTTTTAAACCTTTATTACCCTTAAGACCTTTAAGTCCTTTGAATGGTGTTGGTCCAACTACACCCTTTATACCTTTGTCACCTGTCGAGGCTATACTACCTTGATTACCAATCGCACCTTGAGGTCCTTGTGGTCCTCTATTACCTTTTAGACCTTTAATACCTTTTAGACCTTTCTGACCTTTATCATCACCTTTAGGTCCTGTTGGTCCAGTAGGTCCTTGTGATGCTTGTGTACCGATACCTCCTTGAGTACCTCTATTAGGTTTTAAACCTTTTAAACCCTTTACACCTTTTAACCCTTTTTGACCCTTAATACCCTTATCTGTTGAAGTGATTCCTTGTAATCCTTGTGGTCCTTGTGGTCCTTGTGTAGTTGTACTGGCTTGTGGTCCTTTAATACCTTTCGGACCTTTTGTTCCTTGAAGACCTTTAAGTCCCTTGTCCCCTTTATAACCTATTGGTCCTTGAGCCCCCGTTGGACCTTGTTGACCATTATCACCACTTACAGCAATAAGTCCTTTATGTCCCTTCACACCCTTAAGACCTTTCACACCCTTAAGACCTTTAACACCTATCAGCCCTTTTATACCTTTTTCTCCTGTTGGACCTTTAGGTCCTATGGGTCCTTGTGAACCAACACTTGCTATTGGTCCTTGTAATCCCTGAGTACCTTGAATACCTTTCGGACCTTTTGTTCCTTGAAGACCTTTAAGTCCTTTAAGTCCTTTATCCGCAGATGAACCCGATTGTGAAACTGGTCCTTGTGGTCCTAAAGAACCTTTTTTACCTTTTTCACCTTCAATACCTTTGACACCTTTAGGTCCTTGTGGTCCTTTTAAACCCTTATTACCTTTATCACCAACAATACCTTTATCTGAATTTGAACCTTGTAAACCTACAGGTCCTTGACTGGCTTTATCTCCAATAGCACCTTTAATACCCTCTTCACCCTGAACTCCACGATTACCTTTTTCACCTTTCGGACCCACTTCAGTGGATGTTGGACCTTGTGGTCCTTTTAAACCTTTATCACCATCATTTTGGAACGCCCAACTAGTACCTATAGTACCAAATCTACCTTTGAGACCTTTTAACCCTTTTCTACCTTTATCACCTTGTGGTCCATCAACACTTGTACCTCTATTAGCTGTTGGCCCTACAGGTCCCTGTACACCTTTTAAACCTTTATCACCGTCAACACCATGATTACCTTTTAGTCCTTGAGTACTACCTTTCCAACCACCAGTGTCCGTAATAGAACCAACACTATTAAATGCTACGTCATTACCTAAGATAATAGAACCTTTAACATTTAACCTATCTTCATCAATAACAACTAAAGCATCACCATGTGTTGCACCTGAAAAAGTTAGACGACCGTCATTGTGAACATTTAATGAAATAGTATCACCATTAGTGTTCTCAAAAATAATATAAGGAAGTGTCGTACCTGTTGGTTGTGGTACTATTATAATGTTTTTAGCCATTGGTGCAATTCAAAGGGTTTATCTTATTTTATAAATACTCACAAAAAAGTTTATTATTCATTTTAAATACCGATTTGTATTTATCATTCAAGTTTTTTTTTATATAATACATTTAATAAATATTTAAAAGTCATTTAATATGCCGAACTACATAGTACAAACTTATTCAAGAGGTGAAGACTTAACTAATCTATTAGTTAATAAGGTAATTCTTGAGATAGAAAAAGAAACTAAAAATCATAAAACAAACATACAAGTAATAAACAACAGTAACTTTATAGTGGTGAGAGGAAATACCACACATAAAACACCAATTAACTTATCTAAATTATTTATATCATATTATAAAACACTCTTTAGTAGTGATATAAATTTAAATGTTGTTGACCTTATCGAATATGACACACCTGTTGAGGAAGAATCGATTTATTTTAAAAAAACATATACTAAAGATGAGTTATCCGATTCAATAAAAAAACAAACCTATTTAGATACGTTAAATAATAAGCACTACAGGTTTACCGCTTGTACTGATTTAAACATTGTATTTACTGCAAATGATTTTAATGAAGATATCATAAGTGATGTGTTAAATAATTTTGAGGATTATAAAATTTTAAAAAATAATTCTTCTGTTGAAACTTTTAAATCATCACAACATTACGGTAAAAACTTAAAAACATCTAAACTTTTTGAGTCGTACTTTAACTACATTGTTTATAATATATTTGAGAGAGGATTATGTCGTGACTTAACCGTTGAATTTTTTACAGACGCTAAGTTTGACACAATTAATTGGGAGAATATATCACTTAAAGTTACCTCAGACAGTTTAATGACAAGTAATGAGTGGTTAGAATCTTTAATTTTAGATTTATTTACATTTAAACCTGATGAAATAATTAAGAGGTGGGATTTGAATGAGTATGATTTCTCAGAAGAAATCATAAGTCATTTTAATATATGGAAAGTAAAAGATAAAGTAGGTGAAATGATATTATTTTAAATATCGTTTCACCTTAACCAAAGCTTCGTCTAAATCTTCAAAGTCATCATCAGGTACCAGTAATTTTATGTTAGATGTTTTGTCACCTTTTTCAACAGTCAATAACATAAACGCAGGAATAAACTCACTATCCGTAGCCTGAACAAATAAGTCGTATTCATTTTTAAAGACATCTATATCTCTTGGTGTAAACTCAATTTTAGAGTCCTTTAACATTTTTTTCATATCATCACAGTGACGACAACCTTTCATGGTGTAAACTATAACTTTTTTCATTTTAATATCATTCTATTATTAATAACTATTGCGTCAACATCACTATTATTAAATAAATCAATAGCGTCCTCTATTGTTTCAACTATTGGTTGACCGTTTATATTTAAAGAAGTGTTAAGTACCATAGGAATATTGGTATGTTTTTCAACTTCTCTTATCAACTCATAATAAGTTGGATTATCTTTTTGATTAACTGTTTGAACTCTAGCAGTACCGTCAACATGAGTAATGGATGGTACTAAGTCAGGTTTTTTAACAGGACATGTATATAACATAAAAGGTGATGGAACATCAATATCAAAATACTCCTGACAGTTTTCTTCAGTAACCGATGGTGCAAATGGTCTAAACCATTCTCTAAATTTAATTCTAGCGTTTAAGATATCTTTCATATTAGGGTCAACAGGATTAGCTATAAATGAACGATTACCTAACGCTCTTGGTCCAAATTCTGAACCTCCTTGAAACCACGCAATAATTTTAGATTCACTAATCATTTTAGAGATTACCTTCACATCATATTTCTCACCAATAGTTTCATTAGTATATTTTTTACCCGTATAAACAATTTCTGAATTACTATACTCTTTATTATCATTACCTAAAATATGATGATAAGAATAAAGTGTAGAACCAACAGATAACCCATCATCACCTGAAGCGGGATATATGTAAATGTTTTTAAATTTACTTTCTTTAAGTATTTTATAATTAACATTACAGTTTAAAAATGAACCACCCGCCAAACATAAATTACCACCATTATAACCTTTTGTTAATTCGTATAATTCATCAACAAACATCAGAACTATTTTTTCAAAAATATATTGTACTGAAGATGCTAAGTCCATACCCTTTACCGTATCAACTTCTGAATTAGTTAGTATTGTTCTATTACCACTAAACTTAGGTTTTTCTTTATATAATACATTATCTTTTTCTATCCAACCCCTATAGGTATGTGGGGGTAATCCCGATAATTTAGAACCCATTATATAATAAAACTCTAAATCACCTGAACTTAATTTACCGTTATTATTAATTATAAAATCCTTCCATTGATTAATAGCTATTTCATTGGGTTTACCAAATGATGATAATCCCATCAACGTTCCAGCTTTAGTTAATCCAGGACCTATCGATAACCAATCAGTCATTTTGTCATAAAAAACACCAACTAAAGTATTAGGTGCCCCTAAAATTTCTAATCTATCATTACTACCGTAATGGTAAGACCCACTTTTTTCAGGATATTCACCCGAAGCGTCTAATGTCATTATGACAGATTTTTTAAATGGTGATGTGTAAAAAGATGATGCAGCATGTGCAGTTTGATGATTTACTAAGTAACCTTTTTTTACATAGTGACCCTCTAAAACCACATTAATATTTATGAAAGGGAATGACTCCCTATCTGTAGTTGGTGTCACTAACCAATTATCATTAAATATATCATACCCATGTTTGGTTAGAGGTGGGAGTTCACCTTTAAATGGACTATCTTCATCTTTATCTAAATAAATTTCTATAAATCCGTTTGAGTTCCATTTATCGTACCCCCCAACACTTATATAGTCAACTTCATCAAATGAAATATTAGAATCACTTAAAACATAATCTATCGCTACCCAATCAATGTAAGAAGTTTTTTTAAGTCTATAAATTCTTTCACATGATATAGATGAAATAACTTTACCATCTTTTAAAAGTGAAACTGAAGCATCATGACCTAAATTTAACCCTAATATAATCATCTACAATATATTGTTTGCCATTTCAATTATTTGATTCTCTTGAACTAAACCTATTTTTGTTTCAACATTTTTACCTTCGTTGAAAGCCAACAATGCAGGTATTGAACGAACACCTAATTTTGCAGACATTTGATTATCAGACTCAATGTTAAATTTATATAGATTAACTTGATGACCTTCACTTGTCATTTTCTTATCTACACTTTCAATTATTCTTGATAACATTCTACATGGTCCACACCAATCAGCATACATATCTACTATAAATTTTTCACCACTATTAATTTTTTCCTGTAATTCTTCCGAGTTTAATATTCTCATCTTATATTGTTTTTAAATTTTTATAACTTCTTAAAAAGAAAATCATACCGTCTGATGATTCTTCTTTACAAATCGTATAGAACTTATAAGTATTTTCGTCCTTCCTTTTAATGAAATATAAGTAATTAAAAGTTTCCGAAAACCTTATAAGTCCTTCCTTTAATATTACTTGACCACCATTAAATAATTTGTGTGACCAAATAATCTCATTTTTTTCTAACATTCGGTTTAAAGCCTCATGAGTGTAAAACTCAGTTTCAATAACTGTTGATAAAGTATGAGCACCTTTACCAATTAGATTATTAACGTGAGTTAATACTTCTTTAGGTAAAAGATACTCTTCTTTATTATTTTGGTTATTATTTTCCATTACTCAACATCCCTATCTAACGGTTCAGTCAAAACCATTTCTTTAACTTCATCACTTACTTTTACATCACTATACATATTGTGTAGAGTTTTATACAACTCTTCCGCGTGGTTAATAGATTCATCAATAATATTAATTATTCGGTAAGGGTCAGCATTTGATGCTGGTCTTCTATCTTCAACATATCCTTTCCATTCTTTTTCAGTCGATATTGGGACTCTAATTGACGCTCCTCGGTCAGAAACACCCCAACTAAATTTATGAATTGATTGTGTTTCGTGGTCACCGGTTAATCTCATATCATTAGACGAACCATAACACTTAATATGTTCCATATGTCTCGATTCAAACGTCTTAAATATAGCATCAAAATATTGCTTTCCACCTTCTTCTCTCATTTTTGTATTTGAGAAATTACAATGTAATCCAGAACCATTCCAATCACCAGTAACAGGTTTAGGGTGATATTCAATATTAAATCCATAGTCCTCAGACATTTGATTTAATATGTATCTTGATATCCACAAGTCATCACCTGACTTTAATTTACCTTTACCTAGTACTTGATATTCCCATTGACCTAACATTACCTCAGCATTTGTACCTGTAACCTCAATTCCCGCCATGATACAATTTTCCATATGTTGCTCAACAAAAAGTCTACCATTAACTTGACCATTACCCACACCACAATAGTATTTACCTTGTGGTTCAGGAAAACCATCTTTAGGGAAACCAATCGGTTTTCCATCTTTCATAATAGTATATTCTTGTTCAAATCCAAACCATAAATTAGTTTCGTTTTCATCACCTATTAGTGCTCTCGTGTTTGAGTCGTGTGGTGAGCCGTCAGGATTGAGTACCTCACAAAAAACAAGATAAGAATCCAACACACCTTTATTAAGTGGGTTAGGATATAACCTAACAGGATTTAAAGTACAGTCTGAAAAATTACCTTCAGCTTGTTTAGTGGAAGAACCATCAAATCCCCATTGAGGGCAATCATTTAATGAAACTCCATGTAATTTCTTACCTTTTACTTCATGTAATTTAGCGTCTACTACTTTTACCTTACTTCTTAGGTTTGGTTCAGGACTATACCCGTCCAACCATATATATTCTAACTTTATCTTCATATTATTCTGTTTCTGTTAATTCTTCAATTGGTTCACCATCAGTTATTACTAACTCGTGACATAACCCCAATAGAGATTGTTGATTTTCATATAGACTCTCATAGAATTCTTGAGATACATCATCGTACTTTTCATCATCCCAATCCATATCCTCAAGCGGATTTTCAATATCATTGTCTTCTTCTTCCCAAATACATGGTGTACCATCTCTATCTTTTTTAATCACAATTGCACCAATCGGACTGTAAGTTTCATCTTCGTATGTCACTTCAATTTCTACATTCTCATCTAATGTAACACACAGGTTATATAGATGGATGAAAAATTGTTTTGGTGGATACCAAGCAGATTCAATAGAAAACTCCCCATCGTTTTGAACATCATACAATGTGGTCCATTTAGAACCTAAATTTTCATTAGACCATGTGTTTAAGACACTACGGTCTTCAGTTAATTCAACATCATTATAAAATGCTGTTGCGAATGCGGTAATAGGACTGTCACTATCATTATTATTAACATTATCTACCATTGAATCAATTAGTTTAATTGACTCATCGTTACCTTTAATGGTAACAAAACTTTTTAAATTATTTGCCATATCTTTATTCTTCTATTAATTCAGGCCACTCGGTGTCCTCTAATACTTTATCTCTTACCAAATCAAAATCATCCACTACTTCATCATGAACTTCATCTTGGAGGTCATCATCTCCACTTTTCCATCTCTTAACTTGGTCCTCTGTTAATTCTTCTGTGTCTTCCCAACGAACTGTTGTGATAATCACTTTTCTTCTTAGTTTTGCCATTTTCTTTTTTATTTATTATTATTCGTTTATTCTTGTTTAGACATTTTAGCTCACCTTTTCTTTTCGGCGACTTTTCCAATCTCTATCCATTTTATTTACCCTATGTTTATTAGTTGACTTAGTATTAGGAAACCGACTAAAGTTACCCATTCCGTCCATGTCCATTTCATCCCCCTTAGGTTCTACCATTTGACCATGTCTATCGTAATAATTAGGGTAGTTTTCTTCTCTTTGTTTTCTAGCCCCGTAGAATATATTCCAAATTGTAAAGTAGATATAAGCCCCAAAAATAACTCCACCAACTATAAAGAATGCTAAATTCATGTTGTACGTCTTTGTCTGATTACTATCGCAAATAGGAGGATAGTTCCTGGCCAATGCGCTGAGTATTGGGCCTCTTCTGTGTAACCAGCCAATCCTAAACCTACCGAATATAGTAGACACATAAATGCAAAGATTACTGGGTACCAGCTCTGAAAAAATTTACTTATCTTTTTCATTTTTATCATTTTTTTAATATTCGTTTTCTCCGTATGCCAATGCTTGAAATCCACCGGTCTTTGTCCACTCTTCATTTGGTACACCTACTTGAATAGATTCATCACATCCCTTAGTACGAGAATCGAAGAACTCATTTTCAACATAAGCTTCTTCCATACATAAATCATATACGGCATCCTCACCATAAACTTCTTTATTAGTTTCATTCTCATAGAATTCGTATTCATTCCACACTTCGTTTTGTAGATAGTTTACCAATTCTTGTTCTGAATCACCTTCATATGGTGGTACACACTTTCTTAATGCATCTACGTTAACCTCAATAGGTTTACTTGCTGATGAGATTGTCCAAGTCTCAATTTTACGGACATAAATTTTTTCTGACATATTTTTATTTATTAGATTTAATTTAACTCACTAAATTATAATCATAAAAAAAGAGGTAGTCAACCTACCTCTTAATTTTTTTTACCTTAAAATGGTAAATCGATATTAACTGTGTCATTAATTTCATCTTCATTATCCCACCTAAGAATAACTCCATCGTATTTAGACTTTCTGGTTATAACCCTACCACTTCTATAAACTTTAGAAAGTTCAGGTGTTTTTAATATATCACTTCGATATAGTGAATTTATCTTATCATCTAAAATCTCTAACGTTGTGTCCCACATAGTAGTTAATTTACTATTTTTACCGCCAAGTGATTGTACCCTTTTTAATGTGTTACCGATAAATCGATATTCTATCGTAGCCCGTACTTTACTATCTTCACTACCAACCCTCAATGAAATAATAATATTATTTGGGTTTTCAACATAAGTTCTAACGCAATTATTTTGAGTTTGCGATTCTTCATTGTAATCGTTGGTAGTCATTAATACTTTAGGGTAATATTCAACACCAACTAAATCGGTAACGCTACCTTCAATTAAACTTACAACTCCGTCCCCATAATATCTAGTGACAACACCTTTTCTATACGATTGTAGTAGTTCAGACACATCATAGTGTTCATTATTAAATTGTTCAATATCTTTAAATTTAACTTTAAACTTATGTCCGTGTTTATCTTCTAATTCTTTAACCATGTTAAAGTGTTCGATAAGTGAATGTAGGTTTAATCCGTTATTTAAAACATTAACAATATTTTGTTTATGAAAATTACTCGTCTCTAAATTGACTTTTTCAACTTTAAAGTTTGAGGAAAAATGAAGATTACTTTTAACAAATACGCTACTATTAACTTTGTTAAAGTAATCCACACCAAGTAAAGTATACACTTTATTTAAGACTTCAAAATCTAAATCATGACCGACATTTAAAATCTTACGAATTTTTCTACCATTTAATTCATTAACATTCATATATAAAGAAACTAAATTGGTTTGTTTTCTTAATAATTTTTTAGGTATCGATAACTGAACATATTCTCTATAGTTATTAGGGTATTTAAATTTATTGGTCTCCAAATATAGTTGGAAAAATTTAACCTCATAATCTTTACCTCTTATATCTTTATTGACGCCACATCTTTCTTTAATTCTACTTAAAAAAATATCCATAATATCGTTAGAGTGCTCACACCTATCGCTATATTTCTTTGTAACCTGCCATGAAAGTTTTGAGTTTTCTTTAGGGACTCTTTTAGAAAAGTTATTGTTACGTAATTCGTTATCTCTTAAATGTCTCCTTATTTCTAAATTTAAAGAACTGAAAACATGACCGGTGAAGTCGTTAACTCTAACTTTTTTACTTAATATTTTTTTATTTTTTTTACTTATAGTACCCGAATAAAAATTATTATATTTAAAATTATATGTTATGTAGGTAAGGTATTTTCGAACCCTGAAGTAAGATGACCCAACTCGTCTAATTCTTTCCGTTTGATATACCTTACATGAAATTTTATTAGGATACTCTTCAACAACTATTGTTACTTTTTCTGAACTAACCTTAGATGACGTATTACCATAATTGGATTTGAATTCTTCCTCAGAAACTTTATCAGTTTCGAATTCTTTCCAATACCCGTATTTATTTTCATTTAATCTTTTAACGTATTCTATGACAGTATTATCACCTATCTCATTACACGTATGGTATTTAGTAACCAAATACGTGTCGATAACTTTTTTATAATGTAATGTCTTTTTATCCACAACACAAATGTAGTTAAAATAAAGGAATAAAAAAAGAGGAATTAAATTATTCCTCCGTAGTAATTAGTATTCGATATTTGTATTTGATAACCTTGTTTATTTAGGTTATCACACATTAATATATCCCAATCATCGTAACTATAATTTTTACTATCCATGTAAAGCGAACTAACACTAAATGGTATTAAATCATTTTTTATTATATGAATACCATATATTGTATCAACATCCCAAATACCCTTCTTAATATATTTTTGATAATCTTTTTTATTTTTAGATTCAAAATTAACCCATTCACTACCCTCCTTATTAATCATTGGTCCGATAATTCCCTTACATTCATTAATTAGTAGTTGAATAGATTTAATATTTCTAAATATATGGTTAGACTCCATCATAATGACATAGTCAGCCTCGTCATAGGATTCAATAAGAAAATTCTTTCTTGATATAATTTTATTACTATTGGTACGTGTTATTTTAAAACTTTTAAATATATCAGAATACTTTTCTTTGAACATATTAACTTTATAATCATGTTTACTATCCCCATAAATTATGTGAAATGAAGTCTTATCTTTTGGGTAATTCAAAAACCTGATGTGGTCAAAAGTTTGATTAATATCTGACACTTTCTCATCTAAAAATAAACCAATTAATATATCAGATTCATTCGTATATTTTTTGATTTTATCATTATTAGGAGTGAAAGATTTTATAACCCTTTTATCAAATATTTTTTCATAGTAATCATTTAAAGTATTCTTTACTACACTACCACCATTCGCATGAATTATAAGTGGTGACTCATTAGTTACAGTATTTTTAAGATTACCTCCCTCAACAATAATATCTTCTAAAGATTCATTCATCGTTTGAAATAAGAATTGGTTATAATCTAATATAGTGTCTTTATTACCTTTTAGGTCCTCAAAAAACCTTTCAGTATAATATAACTGGTCATCGTATTCATTATTAACCGAAACTTTATTAACTAATTTTGATATGTGGTCACCGTAACCAATAAAACCACCTGAATTTAAATACCTATAGTTGGTAGGAGATTTTGGGTATCTCTCTTTTAAACTTTCATCTGGCCAACATGTTTTTTCAGCTGAGAATACTATAGGTGATTCCATCTTTCTAAACCTACTAACTATCTCTTCTGATGAACCATTAATAATAACATCATATGAGTCAGTAAAAAGTATAATATGATTACCTAAATCAGGATAATCCGATAACTCCTCTTTAAGTAAATTTATTTTTTGTGAACCACCTGGTTTAAGTAGGACCCCATTTTTGGCTTCACCACCTGTCCATTCTTGACCTAACCCTAAAATTTTATATGGTATATCATGATGATGACAAGACTCCCTAAAACGGACTAATTCTTCGTTTTCTTCTGTAGCAACAGTAATGACCATAAATTTGTCAATACCATCACTATAATTATTATCTCTAAAATACACTGATTAATTAATTAGTTGTTTATTTCATTTAGAAAATAAATCATTAAACAAATAAATAAAGGGATAAATAGGGGTTATTAGTTTAAACAAAACATTCCAAATTTAGTTTTTTGAAATATTTGACTATCAGAATATGAATTATCAACTTCTTTAATTTTATTTAGTTTGATAACGATGTCCATTATTTGTTTGTGTGTGAGTTGTAATTCATCACCACTATCGTGGTTATCATGAATAGTATTATACACCTCATTAAAAAAATCACGTTCAGATGCATTACCAATTAACTTTATAAGTTCAGTTGGATTTTCTAAAAAGAAGGTTTTAAACTGTGAAAAATATATTTCAATATCTACGTTTGACATAATAATGATTTAAATAAAAATTACACGAAATTTTAAGAGTTTTCAAGTCTTATTTGAAAACTTTAATATTTTTGTCTTCAATCATTTTTTGAACCTCTTCAGGTATTTCAATATTAGGATTAGACCCTGCCAATGTAATAACCGCTAAATTTTTCATCTTATAATCATTACCATTTTTTTCAGCCATCTCTTTTGGTAATGACTTTAAGTTTTTATTATTAGGTAAAGATAAGAACATCAAGTCCTCTAAATTTGAGATTTCTGATGGTAATTCATCTAATATTCCATCAAGGTGTAAAGCATACATGTTTTTAAACCTACCAATACTACTTGGTATCTTTATATTTAAATCTTTTGCGGATTCCTGCCCGTATCTACTGCTACCACTTGTTTTAATAAAGTCTAATCTACCTAAGTTGTTTGGTAAATCGTCAAAGAACTTATCAAAACCATATAAAGCAATAAATTTAGATGCAGCATCTCTAGGGTACTCTACCGAAATTTCTGTACCATCAGCATTAGATAGTCCTTTCATAAACTCAGGTTTAAAGAATTGTTTCAAACCTTCTTCCTCACCTAATAAAAAATCAACTAAATTGATTTGTCTATCATTAACATCCATAAATTGGTTACTAGGGAAGTGAAATTGGTACCTGTGTTTAGGTAACCCTGATATATCACCCACTTCCGTATCGGTCTTATCAACTAAAACATAAAGTGGTCCTTGTTTAATGTATGTATTAAAGTATGATAATCCAGGTGCTGATGTACACCATCTTGTCTCTTTATTTTGACCACCATAAAAACATGCCGCTTCTTTACCTAAATCCCCTTGGTCTTCAATCATGTAAACGTCATATTTACTACCTGAGTATACCAATTCAGCACCCGGATGAACTTTCATTTCTTTTCGTTCAGCCTTAGTGGTACTCGCTTTCTCTAAACTAAAATCTTTAACAGTATTAAATAAACTATCAATAGTTAATTTATTAATATCTCTTAATTCATCATCAATTTGAGATTTGAACCTATCAAACTTAATAAGGTCATCAGTTGTTTTGTATAAATCTTCAAAAAATAAATCTGTTTTTTCTTTAAATTCTTTTTTAAATTGTGGAGTTCCATATGACGCCTCAATGTTCGGTTCAATTTGTAAAAATTGTTTAATAATCCAATTTACATATTTACCCGCCTTTTTGATATTATCACCATCTCTACGAGTGGTTGGGTCAGTCATCACCATTTTATTAAGTTGTTCAAGTGACATCTTTGCTGGCTTAACTTTCTCACCTTTCTTTTTAGGTTGAGTATAAGTCTTCTTCAGAATCTCGTAACGACCCTGTTCTACTATGATACTCTTTATGATTTGATTGAACTTCATATCTCTATTTGTTTTCTTATAAATATATCAGAAATTAAAAATGTTCTATTTTATATGGGTTATATATCTAAACTAAGTTGACTACTCTCATGTTCATTATTCACGGATACTTCAAATTTGGTAAGGTTAGGGATTTCATAATTCATTATTAATAGTTCAGTACCTTTATTTTGTTTTTTACCTTTAGATGCCGCAGCTGCTTTAGCGAAGTCTTTTTCAACCCATACATATTGATTCTTAGGAAACCATGTATGTAATAATTCAAAATCATAGTAAGATAAAGAAAATTTACTTTTTACATTTTTAAGTGAGTTAGCCAACCTTTCATGGTCATCTCTATCAAAATCATGATTAGAATAATAATTTTCAGTCTTCCAATAAGGTGGGTCTAAGTAAATATATGTCGTTGGGGAGTCATATTTCTTAATAACATCATCAAAGTCCATATTTTCAATATGACTTACCGCTAAGAATTTTTTAACCCATTTTTCATTCTTTAATTTATCCCTAAAAGTAAGGTACTTTGATTTGTATTTACCTTTTAAGTCAATATAACTTGAAGTTTCAGGTTTACTTCCACTAAAAACTTGAGTAAGGATGTACGCGTATTTAGCGGCTAATTCATAGTTTGGTTTAGTACTCACGGTATACGTATCTACAAATATCTCCTTTTGTATCTCATTAAATAACTCTCTATACTGAGGTGGTGTTGGAAAAACACCTCTTTGTTGACAGGGTATGTTGTCAACAGCCTTAAGTAATTCTGTTGGGTTTTGGATACATAAAAACAAATTGTAGTTGAGTGGATTAAAGTCATTGTAAACGACTTTCTTTAAATTTGGATACGAATCTAAGTCCATGTTATAAAAACACCAAAACATCCCTCCGAATGTCTCAACATAGACTTCCATATCTTTTGGATAGTACTCTACTATCCATTTACCTATTCTACTTTTACCTCCTATATATGATAACATAATTTTCTTTTTTACAAATATAGGAAAAAATAAGTAAAAGGCAAATGTAAATCAAAAAAAAACCCCACATAAGTGAGGTTTTAAATTTATTTTTTAAAGAACTTAACTAGTTTAGTTTCTATCCGTTCTAATCGGTTTTTAAGTTTGATTACTTTAGTTTTAAATAAATTCCAATTTACTGTAGCAAACACACCAAAAGCGAAACCTGCGTAAATTTTAAAACCAAACGCCCACAGTACTAATCCTGCGAGTAATCCAACAACACCTTCAATACCGTTTAACATTATCCATGTTTTAATAATGTTGTAAACTTTTTTAATAAAATCTAAAATCTTTTTCATAATATTTTTTTATTATAAATATAACATTATTACGTATTCTTATCTATTTTGCAATTTACAATCACACATTTTTATCTTAAACTACCTATATAAAATTATTATTATGTCAAAAGAATACAATGTTAAGTCAATAGAATTAAATGAAAAAGAAGACTGTAAAACATGTGCCAGAGGGTTAAATGTTGGTCAAAAGTTTGTAGTATTATTTTCTTTTTATATGTTAGCGACGAGTATATATGGAACTGTTAAGTTAATACAACTTTTAATTAATTCATTTTAGTAAGTCCTTTAATTTTACCTTATCCTCATCACTAATAGACTTGTTAGTCACACCCACTTTTATATAGAAATCCCCAATTCCACTTTGAGTAACAAATCCTTTAGATTTTACTCTTAGTGGTTTTTCTGTACTTAAATTTTTAGGTAAATTTATATCTAAATCCCCATCAGGATGAGACACTCTAAACGTTTTATTTATTAACATATCTATAGGGGTTATATTTAAATTAAAAACTAAATCTTTACCCACCTTCTCGTACTTACTTTTAATCATATTAATTTGAACTAATAAGTCACCTTGAATGTTATTTAGATAATCTCCTTTACCTGCCGCCCTTAAGAAATCACCACTATCAACTCCTTTAGGTATTGATACCTTTAAATTTTTAAATTTATCGATAGACCCCGAACCATTACAATTTAAACAAGGGTCAACAACCATTTGTCCACTTCCTCTACAAGTATGACACGGAGTATCCACTGTCTGTGTGAAAAAACCTGTACCCATTTTTTGTCTTATAAATCCTCTACCCGCACAAGTTGTGCATGTATTTTTTTTACCTCCAGTACCGACACATAATTCACATGAAATCTTAGATTTATAAGTTATCTCCTTTTCAATACCGACAAATGATTCTTCAGGTGTTAAAGTTACTCTTATTACTTTATCTTTAATTTTAGGTTTAGTTGGTCTTCTTTGTTGGTTAAACATATCAAAAGGATTACCACCGAATTGACCACCGAAAGGATTAGGGTTATCGTACTGACTTCGTTTTTTTTCGTCACTTAACGTATCGTAAGCCTCAGCTATGTCTTTAAATTTTTCTTCTCCCTGAGGGTTTACATCTGGATGATATTGTTTACTTAATTTTCTATACGCTTTTTTAATCTCGTCTTGAGATGCGTTTTTATTAATATTTAAAATTCGATAATAGTCCTTCATGCAAAATTATATAATTGTATTGTTTAAGAATAAGAAAAAGAAAAAGATAATCAAAGGTTATCAGTCAGAGAAACGCGCAATTACTAAATTTAAATCATTAATTAAAGAAAACAATATCGACTTTGGAGTAACTTATGAAAATGCCGAGTACGTCACATATGAATTAGGATTATTAACCAATCAAGATTCATATCAAGTACCGTTATTTAAAGAAGATGAATTTGGTAGGAACACTGAATTATTTATGGATTCAGATACCGATTATATGATAAAACGTATGGTTCCTTATTCTATTGAAGAAAAAATTTACGATTGGTCAACTAATAATCGTATTACATTTAATGATGTACTTAAAAAATACTGTATAAAAAAAGAAATGAAGAGTATCTCTACTCTTCATAATAAATTAATTATACAAATTAATGATAAGTTTTTTGTATTTAGTTTAAAAAATATAGACGATTCACATCGTTTACTTAGTACCTTAGAGAATCATTTTAGAAATAATGGGAGAAATGATGCCATATTTGTAAGAGATACATCAACCACTCAGAGAAAGTGGATGTACAATCTTTTAGTAAAAAATGGTTTTGATAAGAAAAAACTGTATCGTCAGACCACTACTTTTTCAAAACGAACGTAAAGTTAATACCTGAAATTTCAATATTAAATTTATCATTACTATGATAAACCGCGGCAAAGTTTTTTATTATTTCATTATATTCAAATGACTCCAACTCAATAATAATTTTTACATCACCTTTAGAAAGTATAGAAGATTCAATATCATTAGATATCTTAGCTAAAAGACTTAACTCATCCCTAAAATTACTTTTATCCTCTCCCATAACGTATATTTCTTTTCAATGAAGATAGTGTTTGACACCATTTCTTTATCGAACCCTTGAATGTCTTTAATAAGTGTATTTTTAGATGATTCAATTTGCCTTATCGACTTCTTTTTCTCTAACTTCAGTAGAGTCAACTCTTTCTCTATCTCCTGATTTGTTATCTTCTCCATCTATAATTTCTTTTGAATTTATAATACTTGTTATCTCATCCACATCAAATTTAAGGTTCTGTAAGTCCTCTAAATTTTCTTTTTCAAAAATACCCTTTAACTCCTGAACTTTGTTTCTAAATAATTTGTCTTTAGCTTCTCTCTCTAAGTTAGATTTAATTATGTTATCAATCAAATCTTCAAGTTGATTAACTGAAGTCTCATTTATTGGACAAACAAATGAAAGGGATATCTTGTCTCCATCTATACCATTTTTAACAACTTCAATACCCTTACCCATATTACGTGGTAATACCCATTTATTTGAAAATAATAAATCGTAACTAACATGAGTATCCAGTATTCTAACCATCTTTAGATTTTTTTGTATTTTATTTAAAAAATTATAGTACGTATTCATATTGCGGTAATTATTAATGTTATTAAATAGGATAAACATAGACCGTAGTAAATTAAGGACCCTACACCAATCTCGAACTTTTTAGGTGGAGTTGATAATAGGGCCTTTATGAAATTTACTGACAATCGTATGATTGATAATGATGTAAATACTGCAATAAAAATCGCTATGTATGTCATTATTGTTTCTATCACTTTATTACTTATTTTTTTCTTCCAAAATTTCTTTTCTCAAATCCTGTAGTAAAGCTTTTAGTTGTTGAGCTCCTTTTCTTGCTCTTACACCTGCGGATTTATTACCTTCGTAAAACTTGTTAGTATCTACTGAAAGTGTTTCCGTCAACTCTTTAATTGTTTCTAATGTTTTTGTCATTTTTAATAATCTTATTATAGTTTATGTTTTTAAAAAACTTAATTTTATATTGCTCATTGTAAATAGAAATGGGAAAAATTATAATTGTACTGAACGTTCCAACGACTTATAAAGGTCAGTAAACATCTCAAGGTCAGGTTTGGTAATCGTTCTTCTCCTATTAAATAACTCTCGTAAGAAGCTCTCTATTGAGTCTCTAACGACCCCATCTAACTGTTCATAATACACTTCCATATAAAATGATTCAAAAAAGTCGTAATCATTACTACTGAAGTTAAATGTTATATTTTCCTTTTTGAAATCTAATATAACTTTATCAAAACACCATCTAAAGTGTTCTAACTTATCATCATTCATTATACCAATTTTTGTCGCATTACTATCACCATGACTAAACCCTAAGTAAGTTTCACTAATTAAGTAATAAAGTGAAAAACTAAAGTCCTCAAATAAGTCACAGTATTCAGGTATAATATTATTAGCACGATTCCATGTGTCGATATCTTCCTTATCCATAGGTGTAGATAGCCATTTAAAAAATTGGTCCATTCTATATCTTTTCATAGTAAAAATATAGAACGGACCAAAAAAATATAAAGTTTTGTTTGTTATTGAGTTTTGTAATTGTGTGAAAATAGTTTTTTCATCTTATGAATATCTTCATTTACTCTCTCTTTTTTCTTATCTGTTTTAACAGACTCTGAAACCTCGATACCCGCCATACTATCAGTTGTTTTTTTCTTACCTGAATAATCAGTCACGGGTTGAGGTGCTTTGTTATATGATTGTTTCTTAAGTTTAGCTAAAATGTTTTTATCCATTCTATCTTTTACCTTTTCTCCTGTATCTGTCTTAACAGCATTTGCCCATTCGGGATTATTACCAGTTTCTGAGGAACCAAGAATATTCATATCTAACCACTCTTCATCAGGTTTAATTTGGTCATAATCTAAATTTTCCATACCACCTGAACGTGCAATTTGGTCGATGTACTCCTCAACACCATCAGATGCAGTATACATCATCTTATCATCTTTTCTATCTCCGTTACCTGTTGGAAATTTTTCAGGGTCAGCCACATATTCTCCTTCATCAGCATTTTTAAGATAGTCTTTCATTTTTTTAGTAACTGATTTAATGTAATCTTCATTATCTTTCTTAGATGTCTTCATAGCCTTTTTTTGACCTGTAATCCCTGAAATTTTTTGTTCCTTAACTATTCGTTGGATTAACTCAATCATCTCATCTTCGGTCAATTTTAAACTTTGTTTTTTAGACTCGTTTTTTTCACCCTCTACAGGATAAGTCTTACCATCAACTTCGAATTCGTCTTTACCGTCTTCGATTGCTTTAGCTCTCGCTCCACTAAATTCGTTACCTTCTTCTACTTCGTCCTCACCCATCTCTTTACGTTGTTTATCTATATCAGAATAGACACCAACAACTTTAGAGTCACGTCCATCAAACTTATCTCTTAACTCAGGCATCTTACCCATACCTTCTTTTGGTTCATCTTTTTTAGTCGCCTTTCTTTCCTCTTTACGGTTTTTGGCTACTTCATAGTACTCTTCCATCTCATCAATTTCAGTTGAAACAGACTCAGTTATATCTTTTACTTTTTTGTTGACTTCCTCACTTAGAACTCTCTCTACGAGGTTTTCAATCATATTTTCAATATCTTTCATATCAGTATTTTTATTATAAATATATGGTAAGTATCAATTATTTATTTAACTTTTCCATTATAACTCCTTTAATAAAGGAACTATCCAAGTTATATTTTTTTGATACTTGTTTTATGGCTTCTTTAACTATATTGTTTTCAAAGAACTCTAAAGCATTGATGTCACCCTGATTACAGTAAGGGAACTTCTTACACTTATCTTTTATTTTTACGTATTTACCTCCAGGTCCACCTAACTTTGGAAAGTTCTTATCTTTAACTGACCTAAGTTTTGAATAAACATTCTTAGGCGTATCTATTTGTAATGGGTCCTTTTTTGGTCCTCCAAATGGTGCATCATAGGCTCCAACAGAAGATGAGGTTGTAGCCTCTTTGGATTCAATCTTCTCTAAGTTATTATAGTAGTTTAAATCCTCGTAAATGTGGTCCATCGCGATTTCAAAAGCTACCATCATTTCAGTAGTATGTTCTAATTCAACATTAACACCCTTCTCTAAAGCGTCTATAATACTATCGACATCAACTTTGTGATGAGATGCCATATCTTCAATACTCATACCATCAGATAAACCACCTTCTAATTTTTCTTCCTTAATTTTTCTTTTTTGAGGCTCACTAAATAAAGGTCCGACATAACCACCGGCTGAACCTGCACTAGTTGCTTCATTCGGTTCTTCTTTAGATGTCTCCATCTCATCATCTAAGTCTTTAGCTATTTTAGTTAATATTTTAGTTAAAGTATCACTAGTTAATCCTTCAGTCTTACCTATTTGAGGTGACCATCCTTCATTACCATCTTCTTGCACCTCTTTTTTAAGTTTACTAGACGCATTCATAAAATCAGTAACTGAATCACTATCACCATGAACGGTGTAATTTTTACCCATAGACGCAGTCATTGATTTACCTATCTCCTTTTTAAGTTGTTGTGAAACATTTTCCATTATTTAACATTTTTTAGTCTTGGTTCCCAAAAACTTCTTTGAGTCCACATTATTTTATAAAATTCTTTCATAACCTTAGCAACTATTTCACTAACATCTTTGGTTATTTTACCTCTACGTATCTCATCTTGTATTTTCTCGATAATTTTTTTCTCAAACTGATTAATAGTCGTTGACCCAAGGAAGTCTTTTATTTCTTTCCTTATCATTATCTCGATGTCGTTTTTGTCTGCCTGTGTTAGTGCCATATTAATAAATATTAAAAAATCTTATAACCTACACTTATTCCTATGCCCCATGTAGGTTGAAACGAACCATCTATACTGTATAAACCGTATGATGGACCAATTAACATACCAAAACCCCTTCTACTTTTACGTTTTGGAGGTGACTGTATTATATTAGGTTTTATATCCATAAATTCTACACCATTAACGAATGGTATCTGTAAAATACTTGGAGGTATTGGGTTCCCATTATTATCTGTTGGTTGTACAACAACTCTTGTTAACCCATTTTCCATCTCCAGTTGAGATAGTGTAAGTGAAAAATTTAAATTGTGTTTTAGTTGAGATGATTTTCCGATTCCAAATCTATCCACTAACTCTAACTTCAATGAGTCTTTAAATGGTCTTAACTTAAACCAACTCTGGGTCTCAAGTGTATATATTTGGTTGGAATCTTTTATACCTAAACCGATATTACCAACACTATCACGTTCAATGTTTGTCATAACGTCATTAGTGACTATCTCTGAACTCACATCAGTAACGTATATATTTTTAACCTCTACGTTTTCATCGAGTTTATCGGCTAACTCTTGAATGTTTATTTTAGCGTCATTTAATTTTCTATCTAATAACTGTAATTCACCTTCTCTAACCCTTAAAAGTGATTTAACATAAACGTTATCCTCTTCAACAAACTCTACTGAATCTTTTAAATTTTCGATATTATTAAAGAAACGGTTTTTTTCATTTTCATATTCAACTTCTTTAATTTCTATTTCATTTTTTAATCCTTTAATGTTATCACATTGTTTAAACAATAAAACAATTAATAATGCAAAAATAACCCCTAAAAAAAACTTAGGGTTCTTCTTGATAAAATCAAAAATACTATTAAAAACGTTTATGATACCAGTTAATGCAATCATACCGCATCTATATTTTTTGTTTTCTTTCTTTGTGAAAGTACTTTAGCCCACTTAGCTTTAAATTTGTCATAGAAAGAGGTAAGTTTATTAATTAACTCCACTAAACCATCATCTAATTTAATCATATCTCCATTGATATATACTCCGTTGTCTTCGCCTATTGAAAAGTAAAATTCAACATCGTAGTCTATTACTTTACCTGACCAATCCACATTATTTGGATATAAATTTAATGTGCCGAAATCAGATAAATCAGATACTTCATTTACAAATTCGTCCATAGTTTCTTGAAAAGATATTTTCTCATCTGTTGAGAGTTCTAGTTCTTGTTTGGTATTACCGTGTAAAGTAATTAATCCACCAGACACTCTATATGATTTACTTTTATCTTCATCAGGGGTAGTTTGTACCTCAATTTCTTGTTCAGAATCTACCTCGATATTTGTCGCACCATCATCTTCTATTTCTTGTTCACTAATAAGGCCGTTTTTTGTTAAAACTTTTCTTGACTCTGTAAGGTCATTTTTACCTAACATATTTCTAGATACATTCAGTAAATTCTTTAATTCATCGTATTGATTACTCATTTTCTATTTTTTTTATAAACTCTTCAAAGTTAAAAGATGGATTTAAATCGGTTCGTTCTCTATAGTAATTACTGTAAGACGCTATACCATGAAATTTCTCAATCTTATCCACTTTAACATTATGACCAATAAAGGTCGTAGGTATATTGAAGTCAGCACATAACTGATTAACTAATACAGATAAAGTTTCAATTTGTTTATCAGTGTAAGGTTGCCAAAAAAAGTAACCTCTCCACTTCCTCTCATATATCCTATCTTTATAAATATTACCAATCCAGTTAATGTAACCACCAACTAATGGGTTTTTACGTAACCACCCTAAATTTTCTAATGATATAACTATTGTAGATTTATTATGGGACTTTACATCCATATAATTACTATAGGTTTCAGGTGGTATAATTTCATGTACCTCACCCTCTCTTGAAATCACATAATGAGGTAATTTATTATATTTACCACTCATTCGATATCTAAGACTATTTAAATAATCTTTAGCGTTACGACCCGTATGTGTTAATAGTATTTGTTTCTTTTTTTTATAATTACCAATAGGTTTAAGTCCTATCAGTTTTTGAATTTTCACCGCCATCTCTCCTTCTATATGTTAGAATACGTTTATTTGGTTGTGGAGTGACTTTATTATTCTCTTTTTTTTCTATATTCTCTGATTGTTCTTCTACGTCACTTTCCAAATCAATCACTTGTGATAATTTATCAATTTTTTTCAATAAATCATCAGTTATCACCATACTTTTTTCATTTTCAGTCTCTTTGGTGTCTATTTTACCTAATTCTTTTTCTAATCTACTTAGTAATTCGTCAGAAACCTCTAAAGGTTTGGGTTCATCATTAAGTAACTCTTTTTCAATTTTACCCGCCTCTTTTGATATTTCTATGGGATTACCTACTAAATTATCTTTTTCTGTATCCTCATTTTCATTTTTACGTTTTAATTGATTAAACATGAAATTAGATGCAATTACTAATGAAATTGCTAATGGGTCAAATACAAAGATAATAATTAACAAAAGTACGTTAATTATAATATTCATAGGTTTACCTGTTAATTCACTTAAATATTTTAAAGGACCTAATTCACTTGCTATTTCAGCACTACTCTCAGTATCTAAAATTTTAATATCGATACCGTTAATTGAATCGGTAGCGGTCTCCAACCTAATAGATATTTTATCTCTTTGTGCCACCGCAGTATTTAACTCATTTTGTAATGCCTTTCTTGTACTTGAAGAAGTTGTGGTAATTATTTGACCCGTTTCTTTATCTTTATACTGGATAATATTGTTAGATAGACCATCTCTAAGACTTGAAATACTTTTATCTAAGACCCCCTTTTCAGTCATTAAGTAATCTCTACTATCTATAAATCTATTTTTTCTAAGTTCTAAAACTTCAACTCTCTTATCAACAATACCCGACTTAGTCGCCGTCTCTTGATATGCCGCAGATAAGAATCCATAGATACCTGCAGAAGTAATAAGTACTAATATTATTGTAGCCAAAGTTAAGTAGAACCTTAACAATTTATTAATCTTACCCCAATATTGATATAATAGTGATGCAATAACTAATTTAGAAACTTCTAATGATGACGCCATTACTATAACCTCAAAGGTCGCTCCCGCAAATAACTTACTAAGTCCTGATACTGAATAAAACGCAGCAGAAACACTCACAGACAAAGCCGAGAGTGCTACTACAGTAGGGAAAATACGTTTTTTAATTTCTTTTAAAATACCCATAA